GGATTATGTACTGGATCGAAATCAGGAGTTCTCTTTATATTTATTACTGTAGTCTCCATCTTCTTTACATTCCCACGGACTTATGCTTCTCACAGTTAAACGAAGCGTTGCCAGCTTCCCGGCAACCGCACTTTGGACAGCCCCCGGGATATTTTATCATATTCGGAAGACCATAACAGCAATCCTCTTCTTCTTTATATTCCCACGGAGGAACTATTCGAGGATCATTACCAGTTACCTTAGAATAATCTACTGCTAACAGAACAAGCATCAACCGCTCATCTCCAACTTCCACAGCTATAGAGGGAGGAGATGAAATCACCTCAACCGAAATCCCATTCCTTATAAGCAAACGCTGAAGCTTCATCATAGAACGAATCAGCTTCTGCTTTTCCCACTCTTTATGCTCTGCTTCATGCTCATCCATTATAACACCCCTGAACATCCATGTTTTTCATAAAGTTTATTCCACCCGGTCCACAAGACCATACTCCATAGCCTCTTCTGATGTAAAGTACACCGGAGTGTTGCTCAGTAATATATCTGCCCATGTAACCGGATCTCTGTACTTAGATTCGATGTCTTTAGCCGTACAGCGGGTAGACAGCAAAGAAGCAAACAGTTCTTGAAAGAAATCCATTTGTTTCTTTTCGGCCTCCATATCACGAATATCACCATGAATACCCAAAGATACGCCGTGGCACATTAAAATGTCCCCGACCCCCATGACACGCTCATCACAATACTGAAGAATAAAAAATGCCATAGACTGTGCTTGACCGTACACATGACCGATAACTCTCACCCCCCGAGACTGCGCGAGTCTCACAGCACGCACGACACCCATGCCGTTGTACAGACTACCACCTTCACTTGAAATGTTAAATCGAATCTCTTTAGCGCCAAACTCCACCAGACAAAGAATGTCCTGAATAACATCCTCAGCCTCTTCGCTAGTAATTTCATTATATAAGCCTACAATACCTTTTTGCCTCAGCTGCCTGCGAGATGTAACTACCATCGCAGCCTTAACCATCTCAGCAGCCGTCAGCTCGTCATGAGAATCAGTCTCAGATTGAATACCGCCATCAAATTTCTTCATATCAATCTCCTCACTCCATCTACTTTCTTGGAAAAATAAGTATTCCCACCCCCCGACCGAAAATACCTGCCGCCACACCCAGCCTAAACGATGCCGGACTCCACACATCAAACTTCGGCCACAAATCGTCGATTTTCAGGAACATAAAAGTACCGAAACTTGTCACCCTATCTTTCCAGAAAAAACTTAAATGCCTCATTACTTTATCCTTTCTACTACCCCTTGACAACAGGTAATTCCCCTATCTCAATGTTGCGTTTAGCCAGTTCTTCTATCCAGAGTTTTTGCATTCCCTCAGAGCAATGAGCCATAGCATCTTTCCATGTTGGGAATCGATTATGGTCAGCATAAAAATGATACTGGTAATAGAAGCTCTGTTGATTATGCGGATAGGTAGGGTCGTGCTTGGTAGCACACTCCTCGCAAGTCCCAGGCTGCGCAGGCAAAAGATGAAACCCTGGTTTTGATAGGTCTAGGTCATTCGTTATTTCATTTGCCATTTTAATCCCCCTTATTCTAGCCTCATCCCTGCTTTCAAGGAATAGTTACCTTACTTTATCCTTTCTGCTATCGTGGCTCCCTTCGGAGCCGTTAATTTATATGTTATGTCCGCAAACTCCATAAATTCCGGCTGATGCGTCACCATAATCACCTGAATACCCAAACGCTTAGACAACATCTTCAGCAGCATACCCATCCTCGTAGTGTATTCATCGGACAGATGTGCTAGTGCCTCATCCAGAAATAGCACCTGATCAACCCTGCTACGCATGAATGACAGCATCACTATCTGAAGCAATACACCCACCACAGCAGAGATACCGCCTCCACGAGAGTTCAATACATCGGCCTCTACCCCATGTCCGTCCAATAATATGAACTGAGCCGTTATCTGATCTGCCTTAGGAACCATCTTAATATAAAATACGAAAGGCTCCTGAAACACGGCCTTCAATCCCAGGCTCACTAAACGCTCTATTCTCTCCCGCAGAACGTCCTGCCTTTCCTCAGACATACTACGAAACAAAGCAGACACCTTGCGCAGTGTGATGTCAAGACTTTCAAGACCCATAAACTGAGTTTGCAATTCCTTACCGCGCTCAGCGATCTGCTTCGCTCGACCTAAATCCTGCTGGTACTTCGTGTACTCACGCTCCAGCTCGATATCCAAATCTTTAATCTTTAACTTATCCATCTAATGCTCCGACGGAGTAAAATGCTCATCACATGCTTGGCTAGGAAGCGCAAAAGGAGAAATTTTTATAGCATCCTCAGCAAACTGCTTATGCTCTTCTGCCGTTGCCACATAACCTTCTCTCAACAGCTCCTCCCCGCTCCTAATCCTCTCAGCGACAACATACCTTAAGGCACATGCAAATCTCTTAGATTGCAAGGACAGCGCCTCAAATTCTTCAGCATACACCGCAAGTTCACTTGCCGCACAGCTCTCAACATCCTGATCATCGAAGTCCAAAGGCCCCAGACCTGGAATATTTATTCTCATAACGCTACCTCTTTATTTCATAAATTTTTCAGGGAATAATCTCTTAACGGATTCGAACACGCCGCTGACTGTTTCCTTAGGAACCACCTCTCCCAGAGTAATAGTACCTACGAGTGTCTGCCAATCAATCTCCTCGCCCTTCTTCGGATCTCTTCCAAGAAGTGCCTTCGCCCAGATGTACAGCTTGCACTTCGGTATCAAAGGCTCATACTGCGTACACATTCCCTTAACAATGCGTCCGGCGTTCTCGCCCTCACAAATCTTGAACGCAAATATGAGAACGTTACCATAATCCTTTTTATCAGGGATCACCCCGGTCAATTCAACTTTAAATAGACCTTGCACAGTCGGTTGCTTAGTTCCTACAGTGCTTTTAGGATTGCTACTTTCCTTTTTGTCCATCTTTGCCTCCATCTTTCCCTTCAGTAATTCTTAACTGATTTAAAATAGCTATGAATCCAGGCTCCGTGAACAGAAGAGGCGTCTTGCGATTCTTCGTATCAGGACCCAGACTTATTTCCACTGTCGGTCCTGCTATCTGTTGCAGCGTCAACAGCATAAAATTCCAGTTCACACCAATCACCCGCTCGCCGTCATTCCACGTAAGATCCAGGTCCTGCGTAGCTTTATTGCCATACCTGTCCTTAGCAGCAAGAATCATTTTATTGTCACCTAATGTCATCACTACCAGATTGGTGTCCACATCAGCGGTCAGCCTTACCCGTTTAATACCGTCAATCAGCTGCTGCCGATCTACCGTGAACTTCTGATTAATCGCCGCGAGAGTCGGCGCTGTAAATACCTTCTCTATATCTGGAAACTCAGCCGTAGCTTTAGTAGCGATGAAAACATCCACGCCAAACTTGAACACGATATGATTATCCGTCTGAGCTATGTAGACCTTCTCATCCTCTGTTATCTTCAAAAACCTTACCAGATCCTCAGTAGCCTGTATAGGTATCTGTATCTTACCGGCGAATGGCACCACCATCTGATGCATCCTTATACCATCAGCTGCCTGCATCTTCCCATTAGCTATGCTAATCATAGACAATCCTGGCCTGTACGTGCCCATCGGAGCCGCTACCCGGGTGCGCTGAACCGCCTCTAGGAATACCTTCCTATCAATATTGGCATATTCCAACTTCTCAGCATCAGGAATATCCGGATAATCACTAGGATCCATGAGTTTCAGGTTCCACTTAGACCGAGCACAAGTAACCTCGACGTCTGTCGGAATAGCTCCCTTATCCCCAGCACGCCCGCCGGTAACCGTAAATGTCATCACATCGTCCTCTGCCGACCGGACTATTTCCAGTAAACGCTCTCCAGGAAACACTATCTTGGAATAAGCATCTCCCTTCATCTCTACCAGCGTAGTCTTAGCCACGATGCTTAACGCCAAATCAGTTGCGATGACCAGTACCGTATCCGGAGGAGTCAACTTGAAATAATAATTCTTTAAGATTGGCTTGCCATCCGTAGACGCCAGTGCCAACGCTGCCTTTTCTAATAAGCTCTGCGCTACATATTTTTTGATCTTGAATTCCATCATTGCCTCCTTAACCTAACTGCTTCACCTGCTCCAGTATACCCCTGACCTCAATCAGCTCTGCATCGAGCTGACTTTCAGTAGATGATACCAAAGCAGCAAGCTCCTCGACTGTTTTTACTCCAAATTCCTTTTCGACTTTCTGCATCTTCTCGGTCAACGCAGACTGACCGGCCGACTTTTCCGCCCCTGCTTTAACGAAAGCAGACTTGTATTTCTCCACTTCCTTTTTTAATGCTACAAACTCCTGAACTTTATCGCCCATGCCAAACCTCCGTACTATATCTTATACCTTCGCAATATAATTCCACCCAGCACCTTTACCCGTCGTGGACAGAAACACCTGGTACAAATCGTCGAACCACTTCTGATACTCCCATTTCACGTTGTCCATCAAAAATCTCTCACCATACTTACGTATAAGGTAAGGATCTAATTTCCCCACATCTCTGGCTGCTCTGACGAAATCATCTAGAACATCGCACCTAAACCCATTCCTACCATTCACGACGGTCTCCGGAAACACTCCGAAATTAGTTGTAATAACTGGAGTACCACAAATCATGGCCTCTATGTGAGTCCCAGCAAAAGGCTCAAGATAAAAAGTGGGCACAAAAACCGCCTTTGCTTTCTTCATAATATCAGTACGTTCCTTAGGCTCCACATACCCTATAAACTCACAGTGCTTAGGTAACTTATGCACATCTATTTCTGGATCCACCTGTCCGGCTAAAATTAACTTAGACCCCACAGCCGCTGTGGCCTTCACAGCCGTCCACACACCTTTCCGAATTATCATCCGCCCTATGTAGAAATAATAATCTTCCTTCTTATCGCAGAATTCAAAATCTTTCGGATCGAAATAATTCGGTATCACCCGATCATAATAATTGCCGTTTGGCCCTGTGCCCTCTCTGGGATGTTCACTACCATAGGTATAGTTCATTATATAAGACGACTCGAAAGCCCTGAAATGTTTCTTATCAGGTTTAGCTGGATACGATCCCCTGTAGCCTATCCCAGGCTCACATGACAAATATATCCCCACGGCGTCGTCGATTGGCTTATGATAAAACCCCTGCGCTAACAGAAGGAAATCTCCCGGCCTCTTACGTCTTGCTATCTCCTCTATGCAGGCACCATAAAATTTCATGGTGGTCTCGGTACGCTTTGCGTTGAAATCATGCTTAAACTGCCTCTGCTTCCAGTCATACCCCAGTTCGAATCTATTATCTCCTTCTCCCCACTCCCGACGAACATCAGCCAGCGTATGCGTCTGAATAAACTCAGTACAGGAAACATCGCTGCCCTCACACCCGTAAATGAATACCTCATGCCCCAGAGACATCAGCATTTTGGTAAGTTTTACAATCTTCTGCGTAAAGGCGCATCCCATATACCGCTCTGTCACCGGAAGATGTACCAGTCCCGGATAGTGAAATCTATACTTTTCCATAACCATCTCCTTTAAAGATTCCAAAATAAGCCTTGCCTGAACAGGCCCCTGCTACTACTTCGACTTTACCCTCTCCCTTAAGCCACTCATTCAGATTAACCTCCGTCAACATCCACGGATGCCCCGGACACGGTAGCAAATCTACCCACTCAAACAGCCTTACCAGCCTACCAGCCGCCTTTGCCTTCCTTATAACTTCTTTTGGATCCCTCACATGCTGAAGCACATTATAAATCCAAACCTCATCCCATTCGGATTCGTTCATAACCTCAGCTGCAACACATTCATACTCTACCCCAGCAGCCTTATACCTTTCACAAACCCATAAAGGAAACTTAATTGGATCTATCGCCTTGGCCTTCTTGTAATTAGCGCACTTCAGAAGTATGGAAACAGGACCGGAACCTACATCAAGAACACTCTTACCATGCACGTCGTACCTGTACGGGGTCTTTTCGTTAGGAACCTTATCCAGCCCCATCTTGCCAGCATATACCAGCTGCTTCAGCTCCTCATTAAGACTGTTAATACACATCTCCTCCCACCACTTACTTTCCCACGCCTGAGCATCTTTCCACGCCCTGAAGGATCCATCCTTTGAACGTACCGACTCCCCAGCCTCGTTAAATGGATCATACTCATCTTTGGTCAGCACGCCTCTTACAGCCTTAGCTATACTAGATTGGGACGAGTCCACAAACTGCGGAGTTACCCTAGCAAAATAATTCTCCTTATGACCAAACCTGCCAGATGCCGCATACAAATGTACCACCCTCAGCTTCAACGAATTTGCTACATCCTCAGTCTCAAACAAATCGTTATAAGACTCCTTCTGAGTTCCACTACCACCTATAGGAACAGGAAGAGCCTCAACCTTATCTGGATATCCTTCCACTAAACTGGTAGCAACTCCCGGTCCAGTCGCTCCCCACGGCATGTCCGAATTTTTTAACTCATTACTTGCATTTAAATATGCTGCATTGGCTACGTAAGAATTCTGAACCGCGCCCACAAAGGCAGAATTCCACGGATTAGTATTTGGAAGATACTGCCCGCATATTAAAGCTTCCTTGTCACCCAAGTATCCGGTTATGTCCGCAAACGACAAAGTATCGCAATCAAAACAGAAACCTCCGTACCCCAGAAGGAGATTCCATGTATAATAATCTTTAGTATGACTCCTGATGTAATGTGCATCTTTACCAACAAAGGCCGGTACGTCCAACCTCTTCAATTCACCCTTCTCCACATTCAACAAATCATAGTACCTACTATCCTTAAACGTCACGCGTTCCATTTGCCATACCTTCACCTTATCGACCTTCTGTGTTTTTTGAGCCGTCCTCACAGCTAAATAATACTGATATGGAAACTCATCCCCTGTCACGATAAAGTGCAAAATCTTAGGTTCACTGTCATGCACAAGAACATAATTGCACTTATTAACCCAACCAGTCTCAACTGTTTTATAGCCCGCTGATAGAAGACGTGTCTTAGTAGGACCTGTGAAATCCTCCAAGAAAATTATAGGTACTCTTCCAACGAAGCTGCCAAGCCCTTCTACAACTTCAGCCTCAGCGCCCTCGACATCTATCTTGAGCATATCAGGCTTTATACCGTTGCTAGATAAATACGCATCCAGCCTCATTGTCTTAATTGTCTCTGAAGAGCCGTCTGGATCTATCTTACCCTCATGCTCATGATGCCATGACACCATCCTATCGGGAAACATACTAGCCAAGCCCCGGTATTTACTGCCATAACCATACAGTACAGAAGCTCCATCTTTATCAGACGCTGCTGCGTTAATAGCCACTACATTGGTCAACTTATTCAGTTCTATGTTTTTCATCATGACAGGAAAGTTAATAGCGGATGGTTCAAAAGCATATACCTTACCAGTAGAACCGACTAACTTGGACGCTAGAACCGTAAAATACCCCACATGCGCGCCCACATCCACAAACACCTGACCCGTCTTCAAATTCTTCTTCAAATACTCTGTAGTTCCCGGCTCATATACCTGATGACTCCGGATCTCAGGAGTTATCCAATGACCAGCTCTGAAAAAATACATCTTAGACCCACCGGTCACATCGAGCAGCTCCAACTCAGACATCCTTCTCGCATCTGCTCTCGCATCTGCCGCATCCAAATCAATTACGCCAGTATGCAATCCACATACCTTACGTGCTAAACGAGCATACAGAGAATTTGATTTTGCTACCCATTCAGGAGTAATAGCCCTAAACTTATCCTTCCATGCAAAAGAGAACATATGAAGAATATAGCAATCACGCGGAAGCTCAAAAGGAGACTCTTCATAAATACTGGCTGCTTCATAGCCAGTCAGTCCCCCAAGAAATCCGAAATTGACTCCCCTTACCGTACCCGGCCACTCATGAGCAACCGTAGTAACTAGCACAGGGCCTGCTGCCGCAAAACGTATCTCCCACGGCTGCTTAAAAATATGCTCTGTAGTAGTCAGCAACTCTTTAATTGGAGGAGTTCCTTTCTTCCCCAAGAACATGCTGCTGCCGTGATCAAATTCTATCGTGCCCGGAGGAGCATCCATTGGAGTAACTAAATCATAATCTCCCAGAAGACCGGTCGCATCTTTCAACGAAAGAGTGTCGAGGTCACAAACAAAACCACCTTCCTCATAAAGAATCTTATAGGCGAAATAATCCTTAAGATTAGAGGCCTTTGACCAGGCCGTATCCTTCTCAGTACCCGGCTTTGCAACCGTCCTATCCATCGACAAGAACCTGGGAACCTCAAGCATCTTGACCCGAACTAACTGCTTTACCAGATCAAAATGCAAACCGTCTGGTTTCTCAGAACACCAAAGATCAATTCCCTGCACCTTCTGAGTATTAGCTGCACTTAAAACAGCAAGAGCATATGCGTAATTAAAACCGCCTCCCAGATAAATAAAGTGCATTCTCATAACTACCTCCTCAGCTCTCTAAGAGAAAAATAGGTCTGAATCCATACCTGTCAACTGTAGGATGCCACGTATCCACTAATTTCATTCCCGTCTCTTCGGCTACTCTGGCTGCAAACTCGGCCTCCGTAAAATTAAACAGCTTCGCCCTGTTAAATGTTCTCCAGCACTCTGCAGAAGTCAAAGGAGACTCGACAAACAACCTGCCGACCTTTCCTCTTACAAGTTTCAAAGAATCAAACGTCTGCTCTACACCTTTATGAGCCATATCCACATGAAGAACAGACAGCATTAAAACCACATCATAATAGCTATGTAAAAAATATTGCCATTCAGAAACACCGCATTTTACCTTAAGATTCTTAATGGTTGCTAAATACCTTGTTATCGCAACCCTGTTCATATCCATATCGATAGCCGTAACATTATAACCCTTACCCGCTAATGCAAGAGAGAAATAACCCTCGCTACACCCCACATCCAAAACATCACACTGAGGACTTAAACGACTGAGAATATAATCTAAACGGTGCTGACTGTCCTTCCGCCAGACGCGAAAGTTCTTTACCCTTTCATCATCTACCGGATCATACACGATTGCATCAATGCCGAACACATGATTTATATTCCGAAGTGTCTGTGCTAATGGAAAATCCTTTGGCATTGGCGGCTTCCCAAAACGCACCAGTTTAACCTCAAGAATAGGATCGATCCCAAGATACCTCATAATAGCTATCCTGTGATTACCGTCATAAACGTGCACAAAACCAGCCGAGTCAAACCACACCGATACCGGACGACCTTGCTGGCTATAACCCTCACATTTAATTTTCTCATACAAATCAAAAATATCCTTCTGATATTTCCTGACCTCCTCGATACTTTTACAATTATGCCACCACAGCCCTCGTTTAATAAATCCCATAGCTATGGCTACATACGGAGAGTTGCTGACATCCTGACCAGCATCATACATGCGCAACGTCGGATATATCCGACTAATTTGTACAGCCTCCGACAACAAACTCCTTCTAATGTGATACGTCACTTCCATTATTGCTCCCTCCTGACTTCCATGTGCCCAGAACATCGTTATCGACGCACCATTCGAAAGCTCCACACGTCTTGCAAATCACAACCTCAGCTCCATTAAAAACAGCTTTGACCGTGTTCTTACTGTCGCACTCACCGCACTTCATTTTGAAGGGCCTCCTCATCATGACGCAGCATTCTCTTCAAATCATAATCCTGAAAAGTCTTGGTTCCAATTCCCTCTTCCTGCATGTGAACTGCCTTTAGACCGGCGTTAATTATCATTTTAACGCACATCATACACGGCTTATCATAAGTAGTACCTGTAGCATGTCGTACGCTGTAAATGTACATCTCACCGCCCACTACGCTCACGCCCGTCCGTGCTGCATTGATTATAGCGTTCTGCTCAGCGTGCACGCTCCGGCACAACTCGTACCGCTGCCCCGAGGGTATTCCCAACTTCTCCCTTAGACACGTGCCTCTTTCGGTACAATGCTCAGACCCTCTGGAAGACCCTACATATCCGGAGCTAACTTCCACACCATCCTTGATTATAACAGCTCCAATACTCCTGCGCAGACAGGTGCTCATCTCAGAGGAAACCTTCGCCCGATTCAAAAAATGTTCAAACTTACTTGGCCTCATTATACCCTCCCTCAAAAAGAAAAGTTGAAGTGTTAGACCCGTATCCTGTAGGATGCCAAATGTGCGCCAACTTCATTCCCGTCTCACTGGAAACCCTTGCTGCAAAGTCCTCCTCTGAAAAATGAAATATGTGCATAAGTGGCCCTTTCCAAACATCAGACGAATTCAAAGGCACCTCAATAAATAACTTACCCACCCGACCCTCAAAAAGCCTCAGCGACCGAAACGTCTGCTCAACACTTTTACGATACATGTCAAGATGAAGTACTGAGAACATCAAAACCACATCATAATACCCCATCCCAAAACATTGCCACTCAGAAATGTGGCACTTAATCGGAAGATTATTTATCAAAGCCAAATACCTGGATACCGCCACACTATCGTAATTGATATCGATAGCCGTAACATCAAAGCCCCGCTCTGCCAGGGCACGACTAAAATATCCTTCGTGACATCCTATGTCTAACACCCTTCTTCCCTCACCCAACCATCTAAGCACATACTCCAAACGATGCTCACTATCATGTCTGTGCAAAGTAAAAGATTTCACTCTTTCATCATCAACAGGCAAGATAATCAAGTATAGAAAGTCTATGATTACCCTCTAAAATATGCACGGCCCCTGAATTATCAAACCAGACAATTATTTCCCCGCTATGTACCCCATCACGTTTAATACTCTCGTACATACCGATAAGCTTATTTTGATACCCCAGCACATCCTCAACAGTTTTACACGTAGTGTGCCACGGATGACCTGCTTTTATACGTTCCAAAGCAGCCAGCACATAAGGAGAACGACTAACATCCTCCCCCGCATCATGCATACGCAACGTCGGATGAAGCAGCACACTATAACGTAATAAACTTCGTCTGATATCATAATACACAGGCACCATTTTAACTCCTAAAACTTCACAGCTCTCATTCCAAAATGCTGCTTTGAAGTATCAATCGCTCTAACAGCCCACGCCGGACACTCAGCTCCACGGAACTTACACCCATAGCACATCCGACTCTTGCCCGCAGGCGTAAACTTTCCAGCCTCTATAAGTTGGATCGCGTCCAGGCACCTTCTCAACACACCCCTCACATCGTAATACTCGAACGGAACTTCTATTATCGGATGCTGCATAAGTGGAGCTATAAAAGCTATCCTGCTCACCTTAGCCTTATCCAACGCCGTGAACAGCGCCACGTAAAATAACAACTGGTCCTTATTCAGCCATTCCTTATTGGTCGTAACCTTCATCTCAAATACTGTTCTCTTCTCGTGGTCAAAGAAATCAGCCGTGCCCGCCAGTTCATGCTCTGTATGACCCGGAAATGGTGCTAGCCCGTATCTCTGAGTTTGCAGATTCTTATTTCCCGTCAATTCATATCTCAGAAACACCTGCTCTATCCTCGGCACGTACTTTAATACCCTATGCCTGAGCAACTCCCTGTCTGTACTAACCCCTTCCTTTGAAAGAGTAGCTTTAGAAAGAACGAGCCACGTTACTCGGTTCTTCTCCAAATACCACTCAAAACACTTCTCAGCATGTTTCTGCATCCATCCCCGCTCGCAACCATGTTTGAACCAGGACACTACTAACTTATCACAAACCGCCCCAACCACAAAATTACGATTATTTGGCTGACCCTCTACCCGATCAATCCAATCAAGCTTATACTGCCAGGAACATCCCTCAATCTGAGACAGTATGTGCGGACCGATTCTCATCCCATCTCTCCTCTAACGTCGGTCCACCCACGCTTCCACGGCAAGTCATAAGTATCTAATCTGTCCGAACCTCTCCACCACTTCAAATCCTCTAATTTAATCCAATAATAAAACCCATCCGGTATCTGCATATTAAACAACAAACCATCCATTTGAAATTATACCTCCTGCAGCATCTTATGAGCCATCTCTGCCACGTCCGGATCCAAATCTTTCATAGCATCTATCTCTGCAAGCAACCCTTCCAGCGTAACGTAATCGAATGTTGTATCAGTCAGGCTCTCCAGAAATGTATCTATCTCCTCTTCCTTCTGCTGCTCAGCCTGATACTCATCCATTAAATAAACTTCTTCGATAGGCTTAACGTTCTTTAGCTTTATATAATCCACGCTTATCTTCCGTGTACTCTGATCGATCTCGATATAAGCCACTTGTGGCTGCCTTCGCAAATCATCCCCTGCTATTGAACAGCGAGCGATTCCACCCGGATTAACAAAAACAGTTTTACCTTCCCCGTTCCAATCAGGACTGTAAAACACATCGTCCGCCACATGCTTATGTCCCCACAGTACCATATCAGCCTTGCCCACCACCTCATGCCAACTTATCGTATCAAAAGGATACGGCTTATCATCAAGTACGATGGGCTGATGCGCTATGATAACAGACATATACCTGCCTCTTAGCTCTTTAGAAATACTTGCCCAAACCCCATCAGGTAACTTAGATACCCCGGGCACGATCAACCATATAATATCCTTCCACTTAGTAACACTGTACGGATGAAGCTTGACCACGCTCGGCATAGAGTCCAAAGCCCCGAACGGTTGCCTGACCAGCGTTTCAAGATTATCGTCTTTAATATCATGATTGCCTGGAACCGCTATCAACCTGCTAGGAAGCAAATCCGCTACCCACGACAGTACCCTGTTGGTCAGATCATGAGATACCCGGTACGCCGACTTCTGATGAAATATATCTCCAGCATGTAGCACAACATCCACCTTATACCTGTGTGCTATCTCGGAAACCTCATTCATCTTAGCTATAACGTCTTCAGCATAAGTTCCGGTACGCCTTGACGGAGGCCTATCTGCTAAATGAGAATCTTGAACCTGCAACAGCTTTAACAATTCTCGACCCTCTTCCTGGCCAAAAAAACCTTAAATCTCTCCAGTTGCCTCTCCCGTGCCGCTTTACTCTGCCAAAGCCAACTCACGCTAAGGCCTAACACTCTGAATAAAATAAACATCCCATCTCGATTAATGTTCGTTCGCCAATCTAAAAACCATCTCCGTCCTAATTGAGAACGAGAATTGTACCCAAGATAAAAACATCCCGGCAGTCGTTCGGTATCAAAAGAAAACCCCTCGTCATCATTCCACACATACACAAACACGCCTAAAACGCTAAAACCGATCAATTCACCATCCACTTCCACACGTTTTTTCATAATAATACCACCCTTCTTAATTTCTTGCGAATCTTTCTTAACTTCCATTCTTATCACCCATTGGCCTCTCGCACAGCGGACAAACTCCCAACTTCTCCTCAAACTCATGAAGCTCTTTATGCTTCGCCTCCATAAGTTCCTCCGCTGCCGCCACCATCTGGCCCAGCTCTAATACCCTCTTAATTTGCCTACGTAGGTCGTTCAAGGCCTCAACCATACGATTCAGCATAGCTGCTTTGTCAGAAGCAGCCTCGAGGTCTACTTTAGCTATCGGTGCTATCTTCACTTCAACCTTATTCAGAGCTGCGACCCTATCAGTCAACTGACGTAGATCAGTCAAATATTCTTGACATCGAAGAAGATTTGTCATGCTCTTATAATAGGATTCTCGCTTTACTTTAGCCTGCTCCAGCAACTCACCACGCCTCTTCAGACTAACAAATTCCTGTACCTGTTTCAACCTATCAGCCAGCTCAGCTCCCACTGTCTCCTTATCCCGGCTCGTTCTCTTAGCTAGTGTATTAGCGCTCTGCGTTGCCATGTAAAGAATGTTTACCCCGGAAAGCTCTCCCAATATCTTTGCTACCCGGGGAGAAGTCTCATCAGCCAGAAAAGGTAACGAGAACTGGTTGTGGAAATTAGGAGTAAACTTTATACCAGAACCCAGCGAAATCTCTCCCATTCGCATGGCCTTAACAACATCTTCTGGAACTGCTCCACCTGTCTTACCGTATGACCTTACATCATTCCCCACAATAATATCATACTCAGCTATCTTAGCTGTCTTCTGCCATCTCACGGACACATTATCCTTCTCGATCAAAACAATAGCACTCCTCTTACCCTTAGTAATAAAAGAAGTGCCTGTTTCGTTTTCCAATAAAGCGCGCACGGCTCTGATAACAGCCGTCTTACCCACATTAGATTCGCCCACTATCACAGTAAATGGAGCCAGATCAAGCTTCACATCTTGAAGGGATTGATACCCCTCTATTTTTAAAGATTTTAACAATGCAACTCCTAAGTGATACGTTCAGATTCAGAAAGGTAAAAGGCACCTGCGTCGATCACCCTAATTTTATATCCCTCGAACTCCTGTACATTCTTCCATCTGTATAATGAGTACCATCTTCTTTGAAACAAATACCATAAACCCCTGAACCCTACCTTATAAGTTTTAATTCCCACTCCCTTCCCACCGGCATCTTTGACATACTTGTTAAAATCCCACCTACCATCATCTGTATTTGTAATATTAAGTCCTTTAATCTCCCTACCATAATAACAATCAAAAGCTCTCCCACACCTATAACAAAATGTAGCTTCACCACCACCCAACCCACTATGATGATGGTGATATTTTTTGTGAAAAATAGAGCAAAACAAAAACGGTAACCACCTTCGTTCCCAAAAATTTCTAGGAGTTATATCCATAATTACCTCCACAATTCTCCCTCAGCCAGAGCCATCTTTACCTCCATTAAAGGCCTCTGCGAACTCCGCCACTTTTTTATCCTGACACTCTGTAGAACATAAAAAAGTACCGAAGTCCACATCTACAAAAACAGTGGATTCGCAACAGTTCCAACAAGGCCCCGATACCTTGAGTTCAATTATACCCCTGTCCGGAACTTTCTCCGTGAACTTCAAACTACCTCTTTATTTATGTGCGCCGTTTGGCATCACCCTGTGACAACTCGGGCACACATCAGGATGTGCAGCTACCCTACCGGCCGCTGTCATCAGCCTAACCTGCAATTGTGCATTATCCACCACTTCCGGATCATGTGAAATCACATATGTCATAGCGTCTATCACATCGTAGACTGTAGTAGCTCCAGTGTTCAACACCCTGTCCGTGATCAAATCTCTAATATCAGCGGGAACTTTATACGTAGAGAATATAGAGTTCATAACTTCTCCCACGTGCTCGGTCAGCCCTACTTCCTTAGTTCTCATGAGCCTTTCATGCTCATTCTTCAAAGCATCGTAAGCTGCCCCGGCTGCCATCTCGATCCACTCGTAAATACCCTCTTCTCCACCCTGCCCGGCCCTGCGTTGCCATTTAACGAGAGTAACCGGTGCTACCATACCATTAGTACAAACCAGCTTCAACAGATAAGACCCCAGCACCAGCGGACACTTTCCGCTCGGAGAATATTGTATTGTCACTCCACCATTCATAGTATCATCTCCGACACCAAAAGGCTTGCCCATCTGTACTATTGCCATATGACAGTAATCGATATCGAAAGATGCCTTATCATACCCTATGGCCTCCGCCCCGGGTTTAACTCCCATGGCTCTTTCCACCGTGCTCAGCACCATAGAAGGCGGTATGAACTCCACGTTGGGTTTAACAAAAGCTTCCACCACGGTCTCGTTAGATACCAGCATCTTAAGATCCTTAAGCGAACGACTCGCCCAATAGTTAATATGCGGTATGATTAGCTGCACCGGACACTTAGCTGCATACGGACCTGGAATACCGCACATCTGCGCTATGTCAATAAAGGCCCTCTGCGTAACCTTATACTCCGTGTTACCTGACCGCATCAAAACCTCGGACTTTTCTTCCTCAATCTGCCTTGCCGTGAGCTGCGTCGCTGGCGGCGCCCAATTCAGGATCTTCTCCCTCAGCACCTCCACCGGCATCATCTCCGTCAACAACGACTCTCGATTCGTACTCAACCTTTCCTCCTTCTGCTAATCCCTTAGCCATTTCTATTGCTTTATTCCTTTTCGTTGCCCCTTCCCCAAGATATGAAAGCAGCTTGGAAAATCCGGCGGCGGAATAAGGTTCACCACCAGTTATCTCAGAGGGTACAATAAATCTTGTACCATGTTGCCCTATAACATTCCTGGCTATCAGCACATCCACAGCCATCCGCATCTCTGAAATTCCCTCTCCAAAATGGATGTAAAAGTACCCGATTCTAAACGGAGATGCCATTTTATTTTTCGTGATCACAGCCTTAACCTTTAATGTAGTAAATCCATCTATAAAGGCTCCTGAAATCGGGTCCTGAATTTTACCTTTTATAGCGTCTGCCTTAGCCATCTCAATACGCATCGAACTGTAGAACTTAAGAGCCTTCCCGCCAGGAGTAGTTTTTCTCTTAATACCCAGCTTTGCAGTGAACCCTGTCTCTATCACATCATGAACATGATTGATAAATACCACACAAACCTGCGACTTATGAATAGCAGCTGTTAATCTCCTAAGTTCCTGAGACATAGCCCTGGCTAAAACTGCAACATGAACATCGCCAGGTTCTCCAGCTAATTCCTTCTCAGTAGCCATCGCTGCCAGGGAATCAAACACTACCATGCTGACTAAGTTATTTGTAATATACAGCTCAGCTATCTTCATACCAGACTCAAAAGAATCCGGCTGACTAAGAATAAACTTCTCCTTTGACAAATCGACGCCTAACAACCTGCAATACTTTGGATCAATAGCATGCTCATAATCCAAACAAAGCACCGGTTTACCATACTTCTTCTGTGCCTCGGCCATCGCAGACAACGTCGCAGTAGTCTTTCCAGATGAAGGCTCCCCATATATCTCCACCAACCTACCAATAGGAAGACCGCCTATCCCCGTTGCTATGTCCAACATAAAAGCTCCGGTAGAAATCGCGTCCACGTTTTCAGCATGCTCATCATCGAGATTAACTACTCCGCCCTTCTCGATGCTCTTATTGACGAATGCCTTCGCCTCAGCAAGCGTCAATTTTTTCTCTTCTTTAACCATAATTACCTCTTGTTCTGCATGTCAGCTCTCCCGGCCAAAACATGCTTTGGAGACATCAGACCATCTATATCTCCGTGCCCGTAATACAACCCGTTCAGTACCTGATTACCCCGGACCTCTTTTTCAGTTTCAATATCCTCTGCTTCATGCAGCAGATAAATACCGCCTATCATAGCCAGCACAAAAGCATCCGTAGCATCGGTCCTCTCTTTAGCATGCGCGAGTCTGGATTTAAACCCGAAATAATGTTCCGTCAACACAGCTACTTGCTGCTTAGTCTTTGGATATGAACATTCTGGATCTGCGCATAAAAACTTCTTCAGCCACACTGGAGAACACCACAGCTGACGAATTCCCTCAAAAAACAACAACATTCTGAGCATACCACTCAGTTCCCCGGTAGTGTATGAATTAAACGACATCCTTTGCCTGGTATAATCCTCTATAACCACCAGATCTACCTTCACAGATTTAACCATGTCTACCATAGACTTTGCAGCGCTTATACGTTCTGCCGTAGAATTCCCAGCCTCTACCTGGGACTCGAACAAAAGAGTATACCTCTTATCCCTTTGCCATAAAGGGAAAGCTAACATATCAACTCCGACCACTCCCGAATATTTCACGGCCAGATCAATTCCGACTACTGTCCGAGACAAATACCCTGACGTACCTACTTCCTCACCCAGATCGCCACACAACCCATGTGGCTGACTACAATAACAAGTAGGATCCGAACACTCTCTCACCATACCTAACCCCCTCTATGACAATAATCAGATCATCCTCGTTCCGGCTCATTTTTAACTTCTCTATTTAACCACTCCTCATTCGGTATAGCGTATACCGCCTCTACGTGAAACGCGCTCCAACAATCTGCAAAATGCAACATCAGAGTAAGCGGAGTTTCCTTCCCAGACATGTCCTTATTAGCACTTATATATTGACCGTCATGGCCTGCTATGGCTTGCGCCTCCCACGTCTTAAGCTTCACAAAATGGGACACCGTGACAACAGAACGTATCGCGTGGTCCAAATACACCGGCCTATTATTGTTCTCATTAATGGTGTACCCTTGGTTCCACTTAGGAACATAATAAGGCCTTCCCTCTGTTCCAAGCTTACCAATATCATGAAATAACCCCACCAGGATACACGACTCTCCCGACACTTGCTTCATATCTTTAAGCAACACCTTACGCAATCTCAGCAAGATCTCAGTTACCATGACACTGTGACACAACAAACCACCGTTAAAAGAGCCATGATAATTGCGACTTGCCGGAGCCGTCTTATACCCTAATTTCTCCACGTAATCAAAAAGCTCCGGCACTCCCTTGCGTCCACATATAGCGTCCTTAAGTTGCTTATACTTAGGCTCTATCTCTTGCAAACTCACGCATTTCCCACTTTCTATTTATCGAGGTTAGTCAACAGCTCCTCAAAATCCGTTGATGGAACATCCGGGTCAGCAGTTTTAACTGCCTCTACTTTGGCTCCTGCCGAAGCTCCCGCATGTGCCGGTCCAGTTGGTCCTACTGGAGTATCAACTGTTTTACCCAACTTATTCTCCCCGGCATCTATATCCAGCAAAGACTCCACGCTCTCAGAAGAAGCAGTTACACCTGTGGCCTCATCAGCAAACACCTCGTCGCCAATGTCTTCAACATTGACCTTACCGCCCTTTCTAACAGCCTTAGAAACTGCCACTGTTAGCTCCTGCTTATTAAGAGTCTTACCCAACAATCGCCCTATGTCCTGACGATGTTCCGCCTTGAAAAGAAACTTAGCTCGCTCTTTTAGCTCCGGAGATGCCATCCAAAAACATCCTTTGGTGGACACATCTATATCATATTTCTGATAATCCTTGCCCTGGCACGTTATGATCAGATCCTTCTGCCGGAGATCTCCGTGTTCACTTGTTCTATCACTCAGCACACCAAACTTATCGTTACCATATACCCATGCCTTCACCCTGAAATTGGTAGGCGGAATCACCGTCCCCTTATTATTAGTGATGTACTCAAAGATGTGAGTAACGAATCTTCGAGTAGGCATGCTTACAGCAGATTCCCTTCCCTGAGTTGCATGCTTACAAGCGGGACAATTCTCATCGACCTCGCCTTTGCTCACAATCTCGTAATCACCCAGGCACTCACAGTATCCGGTATCCGTGACCCAGTGCACCACGGCGCAAATAGGTTCCTTATCAAGCATACAGATGCGCCTTTTCTCGCCCTTCTCCAACCCCTTGAACTGCTCCATGTCGAATACAGTGGAGACCTTGTTCGACTGATCATAACTCATCGGTTTAGCCATGCTTCTTACCTCCTCTTCCTTAAATACAAGATTAAAATGAAAACCGTCAAAACACCAAGCCACAGCCACACCAAACCCCACAGCCACCGATAATTTGAAGCTGCTTTTATGACCGGAGTTACTGTAGGCGAAGGTGTTATCGTTACCACAGGAGTCTGACTCGGTGTTATATTTCCACCCGGCGTCGGAGTCACTACAGGAGCCTCTGTTGGTATTATCGTTACCACAGGAGACTCTGTAGGCGTTATATTTCCACCATTAATCGGAGTCACTACTGGAGGCGGCACATAACCGCCACCACCAGACACTGGCGTCGATATAGGAATAGTTTCATTTCCACCGGATGGACTCGGTGTTACCTCAGGAGTAACTTCTGGCGTCACCGTAGGAGTAACTTCTGGCGTCACCGTAGGAGTAACTTCTGGCGTCACCGTAGGAGTAACTTCTGGAATCGGACTCGGAGTTATCTCAGGAATCGGACTCGGAGTTATCTCAGGAATCGGACTCGGAGTTATCTCAGGAATCGGACTCGGAGTAACTAATACCGATGTCGGACAAACGATCGTTCTGAAATTAGCGATGACCGTATAACCGGTAGACACCGTGAACTCAAACGGATTAAGATAATACGTACCGCCATTTATTGTCCAGCTTACGAACTCACAGCAACTACCAGGCACCGCCTTGATCTCTAATTGAGAACCTCTGTGTATAGGCCAGTAGAACGGAGTTTCTACCCCCATACCATATACTTCGACGGCACCACAACCACCAGATTTAAGAACAGTCAAATTAAAACAATCAGGACACCCCGGAGTAATAACTGGAGTAGACGTCGGTGTCGGCGTCGGTGTAGGTGTAGGTGTCGGTGTAGGTGTCGGTGTCGGAATAGGCGTAGGTGTCGGTGTCGGAGTAGGCGTACACGTCGGTGTCGGCGTCGGTGTAGGCGTAGGCGTAGACGTAGGCGTAGGCGTAGGCGTACGCGTAGGCGTACACGTCGGTGTAGGCGTACACGTCGGTGTAGGCGTCGGTGTCGGCGTAGGCGTACACGTCGGTGTCGGCGTCGGTGTCGGCGGCGGACACGCTGAAACTGGAGCTGCCGCGAACATCAACCCCATTGCTAAAACCAATACCATCACACACAGCAATATTTTATTCTTCATAATACCCCCTATCTATTTTCTACTTCCTTATTTTGGAGTAAATACAGCCACTATCGGCTTCTTACCAGCTTTTATCTGAGCACTCACCTCAAAAAGCAACGAATTCATTGCCTCAGGTCCATTAACAAACCCGTCCCAGCTTACTGTATATTCTACCTCAACCGCACTCGCCAAACATACGTTATAATCCTTAACCCTTGAATAGTCCATGCTCCCTCCTTTAATCCTTTAATTTATCTATTCTATCTCCCCAAGAATATTTCCTGTCCTCAGTAACGATGCCATTGCGTTAGCATCACCTTTAGCCTGCAAGAACAACATATATCTGCGCTCTACCGCCTTATGGTACACATCAACCACATCAATAGCATTTTGAACTTCGTTCAGCTTTAACCGCATATCCACAGTCATAGTGCGCCTGACTGATGCCCGCTCTTCCCAGTTTATACCTTTGCCCAGCAACTCCGGAACTGTTTGTGCCACAGCCTCATCCTGCTTCTTCTCAATATTAAACTCCAGCGATCTCTTAGCAGCTACCATTTTAACCTTAATACGTGCAAATTCCAGAAGTATCTCTTCCAACCTAGCACAAATGCCCCTCACCTTTGGAATAAACTGATACAACTCCCGGGCACCTTCCTGACTCCATGTAGGATTCATACCTATCTCATACGACAGTGCTTCCTGCACAAGCTTATTAAAATGATCAATGTTAATACCTTCCACTATGCCTTCCTCACCAGATGCAACTCAGTCACCCCAACGACCCTTTTCCCTCTCAGCACTGTGCACCTGCGAGCATTTGGTTCACCCTCAAACTTTGCCTCTGTCATCCTTATACGATAAACTATTACGCACAGGGAACATAAGCGTCTGGTAAACTTATTCTCGCCCATCAAGGATACCAACGCCATGCACCACACCGGCATGGCCTTCCTCGAAAGCTCTTCCTGCTCCATAAGATACTTACGTATGCTTTTCGTGGCCTCTTCCTGAATAAAAGTTACCGCCTGCTCCCACGTAGCCATAGCGCCATCACTAGGAGTAACTGCTGATTTCAAAGCCTCTTCCACTTTCGCTCCTCTAGTCTATCTTGGGCTTAATATCGGAAGATACTTTAGCCCTCCCATGTACAAAAACCTGCGTAACTAACGCAGCTTTGTTCTTAGCCTGTTCTATTGTCAACGCCTCATGAACCAAACCGAAAGCTATGCACTTCTTACTCCCAATAGCAATAGCCTTATCTATACGGTCCTGTAAAGTGATTAGCTCCGGATAATTTTCCAGATCCTCATCATTCAACTTTATTTCTAACCCGTGCATCTCATAAGGCATCTCACCACGAAATTTAGCTGTTACCATCACTTCCATTTTTAACCCTCTTTTCTAACTTTTTGATGAAACCCATAACCACAAGATTTGCACGTCCGCTCCAGATATTCATCTGAAACGTAACAGTTGTCGCCACAATGCTGTGTATAGCAATAAAGCTTAGAGTAAACCTCAAACCCGTCACCCATCAAAGAGCCAAACCCACATTTGGGACATGGCTTATCCAACAGTGTAAACTCGACCAGCTCAACCCCATAAATTTTCATATTTACCTCCTTTTATGTTCAGGATTTAACCCTATTCTGTGTAATAAAATAGCCAGAGGCCATCCTACCGGAATTACAAAAAACGTGACTGCCATAAGAGATAAATTCTCCGTCCTCCGAAGAACCTGCTTCTTAACTGTTCTGGTTAATCTTATCCTCAACCTGCAATACGGAGCTTTAAAATTCATGAACCAGTTGCCGTGTTCGGCGTCGTAATCATCAAACGTCCGCTTCATGCCACTTACCTTTGACCAAGGCTCATGACAATGAACGCACGTCATCTCCGGATACTGTAACTTATGCCCCATCAATTTACAAATTATCTTCATTTTCTAACCCTCAGCATCTTACCATGATCCAGCAACACCACGCCGTCAAACAAAAACCACATGCTATACTTTAAATCCAAAACCAATTCTTGATTCCCGCAAACTGATATATCCTTATCAAATCTCCAGAAACCAAAGCCGCTCATCAGTGCCATCAATCCTTATTACCTCTCCTGTTGTAAGGGTCATCTTCTGGAAAGACATAAGGCAGTGCGAAGCAAAATAGCAGTGCTACAATCACTACTACAAGAATGACCGTATTCAAGCTCATGCTAACAAGCTCTCTACTTTCACGCTCTTCCTATCTAGGAATACCTCGCACTTCACTACCGCCTTAAAATCCATAACATCATTCTCAGTTAATGACGTTGGATACTTATCCAGCCGCTTCTGAAAATTACTTCCCTCTATTAGTATTATATTACTTCCCTTGTACTTTGTCAACAACTTCACTAGTTCCTGCGCCTGAGAATTGGTAATACCGTCCTGTAGTTTAAGCACTATCTCTTTAGAAGGACCTGCTGGCGCGACATTAGCTGGAACAGCCTCTAATACCTCTGTAGTCTTGACAGGCTCTTGCTTTTCCTCAACTACTACCTTTTCCACCACCTTCTCTTTGACCCTGTCTGTTCCACTCAGACCCATAATAACCTTCCATTGCTCCGCCCCGAAAACTTCTTTCATCTTTCCCCAATTATCACCCTTCTTAATCGTAATCGTGATCTTGGGAAAGTCCTTAATAGGAAATACCATTGCATCGATAACAGCGTTAATAACCTCTTGATCCGGAACATCCTCCCTTGCCATAAATAGCAGTGAGTCATGATTGGTATGTATCATTATCACCTTTTGCGACAGCCCAATCACCGTATTCAACTGCACCTGGCATTTCTCAAAAAACCTTTTAATCAATATCCTGGCAGCTCGTACCATAGCTATCTTTAATATATCACCACCGGTCCCCTGGATTATCCTGTTCACCGAGGCCCTTTCAGCCTTAGCCTGCGCCTGCCTGCCTTCCATGAAAAACTCAGGCACCACTTGGATCCTGCCGAAATACGTCACTACTTTCTTAGAAATCCTGGCTCTATCTCTCACACGCTCTATGTACAAAGCCACAGCAGGACGCACCTCAAAATACTTTGCCAGAAGCTGTCTCGCAGCTTCTCTGGTCTTACCTTGTCTCTGAGCCAGTCCAACTTCAGTTAGTCCATACGGAATAGCATGATTCAAAGGCTTACCAATATTCTGCCTCTGTTCCTTCGTAACCTGTGACACTGGAATTCCCAGCACATCCGCAGCCACCATAGAATGAATATCATCCATGCGCTCGAACTGCGCCAGCAACGTAGGCTCCGGTGCTAAAGCAGCCAATATTTTTGACTCTATCTGGTCGTAATCAGCCTCCCACAACTTCCATCCCTTAAAAGGTATAATAGAACACCTGGGCACAGTATCAACCTCATAGGCTACTTCACCGCTCCTGAGAATTACCCACCTCCTACCCTTCCACTCAGACCGCCTCTCAAACTTACCGTCAGGCCCGAACACCTCACCCAGCTTCTTATTCCCCAACTCTGGCAGCAGCTTCCTCAGGTCCTCACCCGGCTTATACTCGATGCCAAACTCCTTCAGCATAGCCTGCTTGAACTCTGCATTGGTAGGATATCCGGCATAAGCCGACATGATAATAACATGCCACTCTTTAGATCTGGCAATATTCTGACAATTTGGTCCTGAAGATGTGAACCTGCCTGATGAAGCTCCTATTGTCCCGAACAAAGTATGTATCATATCGTTTTCGTCGGCATGCTTCAAATATCCCTTCTCCGGACTGTAGAATTCCTCAGCGCTTTTACAAAGCTCCCTATATGTCAATACCAAATGCACTATGGGCCAGTCATCCTGTATCTTCTCCAGGAACTGAGCATTAGTTGATGGATTTCCGGTCTTCTCAGACTTCTTAGTTATAGGCACTCCCAGCTTATCAAATAATATGTCACACAGCTGCTTCACAGAATCGATGTTAAAATCTACTCTGTAGCCCAATCGCTCCGAACAGTAATCCATAATCTGCTGCCTGACCTCAACTGCCTCCTTAGACAACCTCTCAGACTCAGCCCTCATATACTCCCGATCGAACAACAATCCCAGCATCTCCATGTCCACTACGTTAGGAATAAGTTCCATCTCTACCTTATACAGGAACTCGCCCGTAATCCTATGCCTCATCATATTGTGCAGCCTTAAAGAAAAATCGGCATCCGCCGATGAATACTCAGCCGCTGCCTCTACTCCAACGGTAGCAAACTTTATATCCTTTTTCTTGGCTGTAGGAAACAGGTCAACTATCTTTTTCATCTTATAACTGAAATACTTCTCCACCAGATCCTTCAGTGCCAACTGCTCAGAATTTCCTGCAGAACTCATGTCGCCCAGGTCAGCCGCTGCCCGCCTAAAGGCAATCAGTCCCTCACCAGCCAGATGAGTTTCTATCATGCTATCCCACGCGGGCTTAAAATCAATCCCCTCGTTCTTACATACCGTCAAATCATACTTGATATTATGCCCGCCCACCTGCTTGGCCGGGTTCTCCAATATAGGTTTGATGGCCTCGAGCACCACCTTAACCGGTAACTGAACTCCGTAATCGTGCCTTATAGGCACGTAATACCCCTCGCCCTCAGCAACGGCGAAGCTCACGCCGACTATTGGCTCACACGGCTTTAAAAGCATGTTGGGCTTATACAAGTCTTTGGTCTCTGTATCAAACGATATGACCGTAGCCTTATTCAGCTTATCCAACAGCTCGTTAAACTGTTCCGGAGTGTTTACCAGATGCCATCTTGTCGGACTTCTTAACACTAACTACCTCTGCTTCCACAAAACAAGATTACAACAAACCTGCACTCTTTAACCTGGCTTCTGCAATACTCAGCCACGTCTTAGACTCTTTAGGAGACTTCCAATGCCCGCACTGAACGCACCGCTTGCCCAGCTCCCGATGATCCATCCACGCATGCCTGCCCACCAAACATAATACCGCCATCCGCAACACACGAAAATCGAAACGCACATAAAAAGTGAACCAGTCCTTGTCCATGAACCATTTCATTATCTTGCCTCGTTCAACCCCAGTTTGGACACACGTGACCTAATAGCCCCAACGCTTCGGCCGTGCTTCTTAGCCAACTCAGCACAATTCTGACTAGCTAAAAAGAACTCCCCCTCCAACTGCTTATCCTCTTCTTCGGTCCATTTCCGCCCTTCCCGGGCTGGTCCTATGTTAGCCATAGCAGTAGGCTCATTCTTTCCTATGTTAGCAGTAGGCTCAGGTTCTGCACAGATCACCTTCTCCTTATTTACCACACCCGCTCCGATTATCCTCATCACATCGTAAAACATAGCGTCCTGCCCGGAATGATAACCTGCAGCATGACCCTGCTTAAAGCCCTCATGCAGGCCATCGACATATGCTCGCATAATAGCGGAATCTCCTTTATTTATACCAAGAGGATACGTGACAATCATATAAACTTTTCGCAGCCATGCCACTAATATGTTCAGCGGTATAGGATAACACACCGCCGCGTAAAAATTGAGGTCCCAGTAACTGAAACCATACCCGAACGGAATCCCCTCTGCTTCACCCACTCTTTTCTTCATCGCCTTTAACCTCCTCGCTATTTAAACTCTTCCAGCACTCAGGACATTCTCTCTTCGTAAGAACGCCTCCACCTTTGCTATGTTCAAAACAAGATGCTATTCCCCAGAGATATAGCTGTTTCTTATCATTAGCTAATTGAGCCTCTGCAACTTTCTCCATAGCATCTTGTATTACTCCACAGGTCCTGGGAAATTTAAAACGAACTCCATCATTCGTACCAAATACCGCCAGGGCAACTCCCTTGACTATTTCTTCATCCACAAAAAGGATGACCTCTTTTGTTACCTTTACTGTATTCACTTGTTCCCCTTCCCGACCCCGCCCAACGTAGTTTATACCTTGCCTTATATATAAGGGATACCCGTACATTCCTGCATCCACCGCTCGGCCCTGTTCTGTAACTTCATCTTAAATGACTGCAACCGCTCCCCTGCTTTAATATCGGTAGCCCTTACAATATCGTCGGGATCCCCTGCAGCTAATCCTATGGTTAATACGTTGAACTGCAGCCTCAGTTCCGGATCTAACAGAAGTTCCTGAGTCTTAGCAGAACCTTCCCGACCGCCGTCATCACCATCGAACAGCAAAAGCAACTTATCAGTCCACCGCCTCAACAGCAGGCCCTGCCACCGCGTAAGATTATTAGACATCGCTCCGATCGTATTAGTAAACCCGACATAATGCATCGCTATCACATCCAACGGTCCCTCAACCACGATAGCATATCCCCGCTGAAGAATAGGCACTAATGCCCTATCAAGACCGAACACATTAAATGCGGTAGGAGCATCACTAGGATAATCCCACCTCATACCACCATCCGAGAAAAGTTTCTTGATCGTAAAAATATACTTACCGGTAAAATCCAACACAGGTATCTGTATCGAATCTTCAGAGGTAAGTATATGCCAGTCTGAGATTTCCTCTTCTGTAATATGTCTTTTATCGAGAAGATAAACTAATCCTTTATCCATCTCTTTACCACGGCGCAGGAATACCCGCTAATGCTAATTTTATCTCATACCACCAAGTACTGAGCCTTTCCCTGATACGCTTAAAAGATATAATAGACGTAAACTCAAATAAATTCACCCACGGATCTCTCTTAACCTCGCACTTACTCACTACCTTTTCCAGCAGAGCATCGGCTGTTTGAGAATAACACTTCTTCCAATGCCTCTGAAAATTAGCCGCTCCGCTTACCCACCGGCCGCTTTTCTTACTGTAATAATAAGAAGGTAAATAGCCACCGCACGATCCACACCGGAATACTCCTTTATACTTTTCCGGAGCGTCTTCCGGTAAAATTTCTGGTAAATAACCAATAGCCTTCATTTTGACAAACCCCCTCTTTTTCTTTAATAGCAACTACCCTCATCGCACATACAAAACCGTACGGACTTCCTTCTATCATTATAGCATTAACCCGGTTGACCCTGTGTCCGCACTTGGAGCATTTAACCACGCTCCAATCCAATGCCTTATTTATTATTGTTCTCATTTTTCATAGTGTCAGCCCAAACATCTGGCAGCGCATCCTGAAACTGAAGCTTAGGTTTACTGTCAGCCTCAGCCAGATAAATAGGCCCTCCACCCAACGGACCATTCTTGCTGTGGAAATACAGCAAATTCTGAGATGGTGCGCTGGTAGTCTGCATTGCTCCCATTGCAAACTCATCTCCACCCTTAACCGAACCATTGATAAATATTGGTCCCGTAGCCATAGGGATCTCTGCCTTCCGATGAAAGTGATACAACAATGCTACATCGAAATAATCCCCCTGCGCTTGCAACATCTCCCGGAGCCTCATTAATGCTCTCTCTATACCGTAATATGGCAAACCCATCCAGCTCCTTACCCAGTCACCATGCAGCATAATGATCCTGGTCTTCTCCGCATTGAACAGCATGAACGGAGCCTTAGGAACATCGAACCTCACGTTAAGCAGATCCTTGCAAAACACCGCCTGCCACTGATAGCAAAGATAATCCCAGTTATAATACCTCTCTTTAAACGCTGGCTTTTTCGACAGCCTGGGATGATTACCAACTATACAAGGAACATAAATGTTTTCAAAATGCGGGGACAAGAACCCTATCCCCTGTGCCATAATATACGCTACCCGGGCAGCCAACATCATCATATTAGACACGTTAGTCCTGACCAACTCCTCATGAATATCGCCGCTCAACATATCACCGCCCTGTGCGATAATAAGATTTGGAATATTCAGAGAAGAACGCCGCAGCTCCACCAGCTCCAACGTTTTCCGGAACATCATACCTAAGCGCCTGTTCATAATGGTCATATCATAAGCGTTAATGCCCATAGTCTCCTCATACTTTACAACCTCTCCACCATGAAGATCGGAGACCTGAACCACATCTGTCTCAGTACCCTTATCCTGCGGTATCACCCTTTCGTACCTGGGAGCTGTCTTCACCACCACCGCAGGAATAATATGAGCCACTTCCTGAATAGCATCCGAAAACAATTCATGCTTCGCCAGCTCATCAGCTGCTTGCCGGTACAACCCCTTAAAATACTTCAGTTCCGCAGTTAACTTCTGAGCCTTCACATCCTCTTTAACCGTACCTTTAAGTCCAGAACCATGCTGAGGTCTCGAATATCCCAGCCTGCGCATGCTAGTCATAAAGGACTCCGCATTACTGAACCCCAAAGACTTTGCAAACACTGTCAGCTCCTCATAAGAAAAAAAGTTGATAGCATCTATGCACTTTTGAAATTCTGGAGTGTCCTTCTCAGGCATTTTCCGTTCGAACATTATGCGCCTCCTGCATCCATGTCATCTAATTGCTTCTTTATATTAAACAGCCGCGCCTCGAGATCTTCACGGCTCGGCTTTTTAGCCAGATCCTGGGAAATGAGAATTGCTAATTTGGCATACACTGACACGTCCCCGAGCCTGCCTTTCAACCCCTCGATCTTTCCCTCGTACCCCTGACACAACTGCCACAAAGCACTGTCAAGTTGCTTCATAGCATATGCCAAAGCTACCACCACCGGATTACTCAGGTCCAGCTCAGGATAATTCTTAAAAATAGCCGCTACCCTGTAAAAATTGCCCAGAGAATCCCCACCGTGAGCGTAATCATAGTTCTTAGCCGAATGCAGTGCCATCTCCTGAACCGTCATAGGAATAAAATCAGCGTGTCCATAAGGAAACGCCTTTTGTAGCGCCTCTACAATTACCCTCAACTCTTCTTCTGGTATCTCGTTCATCTAAACCTCCTCTATTATAGTTTATACCTACACAATTAACTAACTACCTAAACCATCGACAGTCTCTTCAGGCTCCGACAACACACCCTTTGGATCGTACTTATACAAAGCTTCCTGAATCAAAGCTGTGATTGTCCTTTTATCCTCTATGGACATATCCTCAGGAAAATTAGTAGCCACTGTAAACCCCGCAGCCCTGCCCCAACCCGAAAACTCCCCGTCCATAACGTCATTAAGCTCTCTAATAACCAGCTCCACCTGTTTATCTGTCATGTTCACAGGCTCACGATATAACGGCATCCTTCCCAAATTCTTAACATATTTCCAGCACTCAGAAATGACCTCTATCACTCTCTGCACCGGCGCCGGAGTGGGCAGTAACCACAAATTCCTGGATTGTATCTTCATAACACAATCTGGAATAATCACATACTCGAATTCGAGATCCTTGCAATTTACTATGTTAGAAAATTTATACCCGATGACCGACTTATCATAATGACTAATGCGCTGTTCAACCGTGGGCTGCAAACCACAAAGCATGTCCAGCTCAATCTCATCCCAGCAGCCGCCAAAAGGCACCAGCTCCATTTCCTCCACACCTAAAACCTCATCCATACGTGCCTCCTCATCGATGATAATGACAGGCTCTAAAAAACCGGCTGTAAACTCCTCCATTACCCCTACACCACTACGCCATTCACCTCGACGATTTTATAATATCGTCGCGCTATGGTGACAAGCTCATTCATATAGCCTCGGCTAACATACCAGCAGGATTTGATACTTCCATCTCCGGTCGTGCTGCGGAAGCTCATTCTTGATGTCGCGCACAAAGTCTGACTTGTAAGGCGTGATGACGCATACACTACCAATACTATCACCATCGAAGATGACCGCTCTATCGTCGAATCCTTCATCAAGCCATGCTACGTCCTGATTTTTCTCCATGAGATCCTGTACATGAGACGTTCCATATTTTTTTAGCTCTCCACTTCTCACGGTCTTCAGCGTATACATCCGCTGCTCTATACTCTGTCTGGTACGGTCATGTGCCTCCGCGATTTCCCCATTGCTGAGACCACGCGCGACCTCAGCCAATAACTGCCTATCTTCCTCTTTAGACCATATAGATCCGCCTCTTTTCGAATACGGTGAAGACCTTCTACGCCTATTCTTAGATCTCGTTGGCTCCGGGCCTGTCGGTCCGATCTCCCTTCTTAATCCTTCGGAGATAACCTCGCTTGTTAAGGTAGTAGGGATACTATCCTTTAATTCAGCCTGACGTATACCCCTGATCAGCCCGCTCTGAAAGCGCCCCTCCACACAGCCTTCCCTGTAGTACTTGTCCTTTACCTTCTTTAACCACTCCCACATGATGTACCTCCTTCTCTATATTTTATGTTTTTAATCCCCGCAGTTTACTCCCAGCCCCGTAACTTTAGTCTTGACAATTTATCCTCCGAAATACTTGTAATAAATCACCAGGATAAGCAATACCGTCATCAAAAAGAGAGAAGCGAAACAGTTTAACTTCCAAACCCAGAAAGTTGACGACAAGCTCCTGGGTATATGAAAAGCTTCGCCTACCGTTAGCATGATTAGCCATGCGATAGCGAAGCTCGTCACATTATGCGTAGTCGCAGTCTTATATATTTGATTAATGCTAGATGTTGAAATCATAACCATGCCTAGAAAATAGAGCGCATCCAAGAAGCGCTGCTTAAAAACGGCATCCGCCTTATTTTTAGACTTCTTTAGATAATCAGAATATTTCATTCAGATCCTTTCATAGAAAAGGGCTGCGGAGTATACACTCTCTCGCTAATCTCTCCACACTGAGGACATCTTTGAACCTGCAAAACCTCAGAAAAAGCCGTAGGCTTTAATTTGATTTCAAACTCACCATGTTCAGGACATTTAAATACATACCACGGCATACCTACCCCTTTCTATTGCTCTATAACGAAAGAATTCCCACTTACAACATGAAACGTGCCGTCTGTTTTAACATCCCCGCAATCGCCGAACCAAATCTCCTTCATTCCGGCAATCGTGGTAGAAACCTTCCACTTGTGAGTATGTCCTATCACGACATTAATACCACGAGCTTCCCCGTACGCTTCCCATGCTGTTTGAATAGTTCTCGTTATCATAGTATATTTCTGAGACTCTCCACCAAACTTCAGCTTTGCCGTGCTCGGCAACCAGCCGAAGGCCCTGCAGATCCTGTACCAAAGCATCGGCTCATGTGCGACCATCCACTCTACCAGCCCCGGAGCGAACAGCTTCCAAACAGCCCAATCCGACCTCTGATACCCGTGAATAAATAACCAATCGTCCTTTTCGTAATATGACAGCACTGGAATATCAACACCAGCAAATAATGGAACCATATACTTCTGAGGATCATGATTACCTTCCACGATAACATCGCCAGGTCTCAAGACCATCTTTATATCATCCACTATGGGAGTACGCGAACTCCACTTAGAAGGTCCCCACGGCAATATATTAAACCAATCCCCTACAAGCACATGCTGTCCTCTAATATCAAAAAACCTTTGCACATTAGGATAATCAGCCAGCCTGTCCGTAGGATCGAAATGAGCATCTGAACCAGCTACTAACATCACGCCTTCCTTCTTACATCGGTGGTATAAGCGGCCCTATTCTCCGAACTATTTTAGTCTTTTGCACCGGACAATACGTATCTGGAGATGGTTCAGGACCTCTTTCCGGTTCTGGATGCGGTGCCACTTTAGGCTTTGTTTTTTCTGGATCCTTAGTCTTTTCCGGACTCTTCTCCGGACTCTTCGTTGGTTCCGCCATTTTTCGCCTCCTCGACCTTCATACTTTTGTCCATATCTTGAAATATGCCATCAAGCATTGCCTGCTCTTCCCTCGACCTGGGAGCAGACTTAGAACCGAACTCCTGCATCAAAATATCATAGGCTACGCGCGCCCTCAATTCCCGGTATATCTTAGCCATAGTCTGAGACTCTAAGGGAATACGTCTTAACAACCCGCGCAGAAATTCAACGGAGAACTTCAAATCCTCAGCAGGAGCCTTCATATCGTTCATATAGAAAATAGACAGCATTTTAGCTTCATTCTCCAGCTTAACATCCTCTGGAAGAAAATAAAAAATTATTTCTGCGTCTACAGGATTTACTAACATAGATTCCCCCTAAGCAATAACTCCCTGCCCCTTGCATGTGCTACACTTTAAATAACCAGCTCCCTTGCACCGAGGACAGCTTCCTACTGCCACTACACTTCTTATTCCCTGTAATGCCTCTTCCCGAGTACCGGCAAGCCAGCTTAAACTAGGAAATTCCGCGCATAAACCTACGTATTCCTTATCTTCATCGGACCAGGCAACCCCATAAGTATAGTGATCATCGGCCTCCTCCTGCCTAATAACATTATAATCGGCCCCAGTACCAGATATCAAAAATAACGAACTTCCCTTTCCTATAGGAGTGACCTGCTCTACCTCACTTTCATTACCTGCCTGCAAAGCCAACACCGCCACATCCACGTGTCCAGTACATTCTTTACTTTATTTAATATGCTCATCTTTATTGCCCTTCTACCTTACCACATTGACAGTAAATATTCAATAGTTCCTGTCTCACTACCGCTGCGTATCAGCTTATCCACCTTATACAATACCACAAAACGCTTCAGAACTGTCTCCAACGTTACCACCTTAGCCTGGTCCAACCTCTGCCCTATTTGATATGGTGGTATCCCGGTCCTGTCCATCAACTCTCTAGCCGTTAACCTCTTACCTCTTAACAGCACTATCAAAACTATCTGAATCAACCGATAAGTAACACCACCAATGAACTGCCTCAAATCTACGCTCTTGCTTACAGCCAACAGATCTCCGATTCTACCATCCAGCAAAGCCTCCACAGCGTCGGACTCAGAATTTATCATCACTACAGATCTCACCAACGCCTCATCCAACTCAGGGAACATCTTCAGTTTATTACATTCGTTCATCACCACGCTTGGAACTTCCCCGCATCGATTAAGAATCAGATGTGCCAACGACGTAGTAATCTTTGGAAACTCCCCCCTAATATAATCAAATAAAGAGTCCTGAGATAGCTCAGTGCAATCTATGTAACATACTTCCGGATGCTTAGGAATCCAACGATCTTCTCCCCTCGCCGATCGCACCTTATCTGCAGTAGCCACTAATACCACAGACCGATCGCCCTTTTGTAAACCATCGAGCCATTCAGTAATAAACGATACGTCTTTTATCTTCTGCACATCCTCAAGCACCACTACCCTAGAATATTGACTGTACTGCTTAAGAGCGGCATCCAATTCGCTTGCTTTAGAGTTACCGTGCAACCTTACAACTTCAGTAGTGCTATACCTCACTACCCCGGACAAAACCTCAGCTACAACACGATTAGCTAATATAACATCCGAACCAGACACCATGAAACAACGCCTGGAACGAACTTCTTTGTCCTTGTGATCAAGCCATTGTAAATAGTTCATACTTCACTTGGCAGGAGCTGAGAGATTCGAACTCCCGCCTCCACTTTTGGAGAGTGGCGTTCTACCCCTGAACTAAGCTCCTGTCTCCGTTTCCATCGTTACCAATGTCTCGCTTCCTACCTGCTCCCTAGTAACTTTGATACGCCTACCTGTCAAATCCTGTACAAAGTCAACATAAGCGTCGAACTCCTCATCAGTTAACCGCTTATTCGGCACCACAGGAGGTTCAACATCAGCTGGTACGAACACCTTCTTAATCCTAATCATTTCAAGAACCTCTGAATAAAGTCCCCCACCGAATCTTTAGCTATCCTCGTACCGTCATGAAAAGTATCCATATGCCGGAACAACTTATCCACAGGCGCAGCATCCACCAAAACCAAAGCTTCCTCTTTTACGGCCTCTAATACCCTATCTGAAAAATCTGATTTGGACTTAATTTCCCCTCTCTCCAGGTCACTCAAATAGTCCTGGATTCTGATTCGTAAACTCGGCACTGACACCCCCAAAAAAAACAAATTCTTACTCATACTCTAAGTCTTCACCGCACACCGGACAAACCTCTTCACCACCCTCCAATTTAGTTCCACAGTAAGGACACTCTTCCATATTAAATTATTCCTTTTTCCCGCTATCCTCTCCAAACGCCTTTAATATCTCATCCGGAATTGCTATGTGCTTACAGTAAGTGTCCCTGAAATTATCCATTATCTGCGTAAAGATGTTGAACGTGTCTAGATCTAGAAAATCTACTCCTACAGCATTCCTTTCTAACGACATGCCAGGCGCTCTAGCTACACGCAGATGTATATGACCGTGCTCACACCGCCAGATTTTAAACTGGCTGGTTTGCATCATAGGACCTTCACCACACTCAGCCATTAAACCTCCTTACCGGATAACTTCTTATTTCTTGTCAGTGACTTTAACAAAACACAGCGTAATCTCCAGTTGGCATGATGTAATGTCTTAGCCGACCCCACAAACCCGCCATCAAACCAAACCATATAGGATGAACCGTCAAACTCCACGCCTGTCTTGCCTTTATGAACTATTGCCCATTCCAGTATAGCCCTCTTCTCAGACAATTCACGTATCCAAAAAGATATTTTTCTCTTGGAAACTCCAAACTGATCTGCAAGTTCCGCCTTATCGATGTTATCTCTTATAGAAAGCTGCTTTGTAATAGCCATGAACAGCTCTGCCAACTTTCTATCACCAGCCGCCGAGGACAACTTATCATAAATATCCTTAACGTCCTGACTGCACTCCCAAGTCTCTACCTCATTGTTAGGATCCGGATAATCCAGCTCTACCTCACCATCTGCGGAATCGATAGTCATAGGCAGCTCTCGAAATGCTATCTTACGTCTCCTCTTTGTTATATTCCATAAACGAGTCCTTACAAAACGCCATACATATGTAGAAGGTGCTCCTTTTGCCGGATCATAGGCTTTCAAATAACCACCATCCACGTTAAGCAATCCGTCCCGGCCTTTTCCACTTATAAACTCAAGCATCATGTCCTGCACTATATCATCAACATCGCACTCTTTAAAACAGCCCGCTCCCCTGACAGCCGTACGAAACTTAGGCGCCCACTCAGTATAAAAATCCTCATAATTAGATGGCATTTCCTTCATTTACATTAACCTCACCAAAATCTTTTTCATCATCCCCTAAATAAATTAAACTCGTTCAAATACGTGAAATATCAAAGACCCGCCCATTAACATAACAGTTCCTATAAAGCGAGCGCCGTCTAAATCCCCATCCTCTATAGAATGGCCGGTCCCTTTGATTACGAATATGCGCTTCTCTGTGTTACAATGACTACCCGTATTAACCAATGCCCACATAAAAACAAACTCTCGCTGATTTCCTACCGATAAAACCTTAGCGCCAATAGGTAATTCTATGGTTTGCTCATCGGTAACTTCTAATTGATATTTAAAGATGCTTTCCACTTGCTCTCCTTTCTATACTCCCCGCAGTGGCAAAGTAGATAATCCTGTCAAACTCATTTCACGCTCCCACCCCAAGAACTGAGAAAATCCTGGCTATACTTTACTCTACGTCCTTTAGGCCGCTTCGGAATAGTACCAGGAGGTAAATGTCTTAATGCACAGCGCTCCCCGAGAATGACCCGCTCTCCGGTAACAATATCCTCAAACAACAAACCTTTCATACTTTCTCCACCACACAGGCAAGTAAAACTGCCTTTATAATTATCTATGTATTTCAATGTCCTGCCTTCGAGAGCCTTCTTGATATTTTCCGCCCGATGATTCAACCTTCCTCCTCCGGCAAAGGCGTTCCTGTTAATTTCATCGCCTCGACAGTCGCTTCATTAGCTTCCAATACACAGATCAGCTTTTTATTCAGGTCATCTATGTCCGCCCTGATCTTAATAGACCTCTCTCTTATCATCCGGGATTCATTAATAAAACTCATTAACTGATTAAGATGCTCGGAACTAATATCCTCAGGCGGAGTTTTTAAAAGAACCTCACCATATTTTATAACCCTGTCCAACTCCCTCACCGTTACGAACCACGCAGACGATAACAGCTCCATCTTGCTTACCATTTCAGCTACTTGAGATTTATATTCCGGAAGTATCATTCTCTTCCTTACAGCTCGACATTAAATAAACGTAACTGACCTTTATATGGAATGGGCTTATCGTACAGCTTCGCATTAGCAAGCACGAAACCATACTTACCAAAGAACCACTTACTATCGGAGGAAGTGACACAATCCACTATGTCCACTTCGCCGATCAGATAGCCGTGAATGAAATTTCCCGGAGCCGGTACATCAATACCATGCTGAACTAGCCACCTGTAATGTTCGATATTGAAACCTTGGGACGCATGGATGATAATTCTTCCCCTGAACTTCGCAGGCCAGTTCCTATTCTCTATATCCTTACCATTAAAGATCGCCCACGCCATCGGTTGAGTAAGACTAAGCGCCTTCATGACCTGCCCTCTCTCTTAAATCCTGGGCCACCCTCTGTTTGACCAGATCAGCCGTCTTTGCCCCTACAAACTTCTGTACTTCCGGACTCCATTCAAAACCCACGCCCTCTTTCTTCACATCATCGAACATACCGTTTATAATCTCCCGCATATTAACAAGATCGGCCTTCACGTTCAACTTATCCAGTACATGTGTCAGCCTCATAGGAGAGACCCATTGCTCTGCAATAGCCTTAGCAGAAGCATACGCTTCCCTCTTTGCCGGATCTACACTAACCTCTTTATTAGTCTCCCGGAACTCAGCTCTCTTATGCTTAACAATAATCCGAGCACCATTATTCTTTCGCAGTTCGATCATTGGATGCAGCACCACGCCTTCACGCATCTTACAAGGGCCCATACCATTGCGCACAGCCTGAACCGAATCCAACAAACACTCTGTTTCGATTGCTTCTAACGTTGCCGGAATCTTTCTGTAATGAACGAACTCAAATCCCATCTTCAAGGCCACAGCTTCAGCCGCGGGCACCGCGAGCCAACACTCTCCTACCTTGACCTCGAACACTATGAATCGAAGCTTCGACCCATAAGTATTTCCCATCTTCTGACATTTACCTCCGTAAGCCTCACCATACAGCGTAACTTCGGTGTCGCCGAACTCTGCCATGAACTTGTCAAAAAGCTCTTCTTCATTAAACAAAGCCAGAAAATCTTCACGACTAACACCGCCTTCAAAGAACTGTACGCCATGCATAGGCGGCAGCGTAACAAAACTCATAGTATTAGGCACCATCGGAATCACAGGACGCACCTTCCACGATATATGGGCAGACGTACCATGTATCTTCTCGGTTGCCCAGACCTCTTTGAACAGGTCTATAATGGTAGTATCCTTATAAAGATTAACAATATCCATGTACGACATTTTAATTATCCTTCTTGAAGACCTTAAAGAACGAAAGACTGTCCCTAAAATTGGGATCGAACAGGTACTCGATGCTGTAACCGGGCCACATATACCACCCTGTTGACTTCAATACACCTATGACTTCATCACGATACCCCATCACCAACTGCAAACCGCCTGCTGGCATCTCTTGTGTCCATTTGCGAAAAATAATCTTACCTGTTATCTCGATCATGCCTTCCCCCTTACTTTTTCATTAACGTAGAAGCCACTACGATTGCCGTCAGCCTTTGATTTCCCCCGGTTGCAAGTATCTCCAACGCAGCTACAAGCTTACGATTATACCCGCCACCCACCAAAATTTGCTTCAACTCGGTCTCTAATATCTCGTTATCGACGTCCTGCCACTTAGAAATCACCCTAAACACCAGCTCCCAGTCCCTGTCCTCTACAGCCTTAATAAATGATTGTACGGCTGCGTTAGATTGCTCTTTTGCATACAACCTCAACGCTTCACCCGGAGAACCTACATGACAATACCTTTCAGCCACTGGCCTGGACATCCCCCGCAGCATCAGCACTTCGGTAACTTCTTCCTGTGACAATGACAAAAACCTTACCCGCTTACATCGAGATACTATTGTTTCGGGTAAGGCTACAGACGACACCAGGATAATAATCACGTTATTTGGCGGTTCCTCTAACAGCTTCAACATAGCGTTAGGTGCCTCTGGAGTATGCCTGTCCATGTCCACTATCAAAACCTTAGAACCGCTGCCAAACGGTCTTATACTTGCTACGTCTATCAGATGCCTCGCTGCCTCTACGCTTAATACGTCCTTGAACACAAAAACATCTACAGGATCCGCCACCATCAAAGCCGCTTTCTCAGCAGCCACAGACTTACCGACTCCTGCAGGCCCGTCTAATAAAATCACGCGAGCCGTAGAAACCATGTTGTCCAATGTCTCGCACGCTGAACAGTTACCTATAACTTTCACTACCTATTATCCTACCATACTTCCTTGTTTCTTGTCAAGAATAGAAGTTTACGAAGACCTATACCAAATTTATTTCGGTCCCTTGTCTATGATTAATATGCCGTCCAGGTGGTCAACTTCATGCTGCACTATCCGGGCTTCCAAACCCTCCAATGAATATTCCGCCGGACCTCCCGGATTTAATACCTTCACAATAACGCACCAGCTACGAACTACCTTAACCTTGACACCAGGCAAACTCTCACAACCTTCCTGAAATTCCACTATTATATCCGAACGATACGTGATCTCTGGATTGATCAATACCCTAAGAACATGATTCACAGGTACACAAATCACCCGGATATTGAACCCGAGCTGATTGGCTGCTAAACCGGCACATTTCTTATCCGCACACATATAATTCAGCAACGCCCTGGCTACCGGGTTCACATCAACTTCCGCCGTTACTGGCTTGCACGCCTTCCGAAGCTTGGCTATGTTCGTCACTACCTTGATTTGCATCTAATACCTTCCTTTGTTCCTTGAACTCTGACTTAGACCTGCGCTTGGCATTCTTGACCCGTGTCCTGCGCATTACCTGATTCTTCAACTTGCTGCCCGTTACTGCTCCCGGGCTGTTTTTCCTCTTCTTTTCTTCCTTCTCGGCCATCAGCTTCTCCCCCCTTCACTAATTGCGGTATTGGAAACTTGGTCCCATCCAAAAAACAAACCCAGCATCCCTCACCACCAGAATAATATGTTTTGCTTTGATGACATTCAGGACATTCCAACGCCGGACCTATGGTTTTAGCTTTCTTATCTATCAAACGCTCGACCTTCTCCATTTTTCTCCTGGTGGGCAGGATAGGATTTGAACCTATTCAGGCCTTTCGACCGCCAGATTTACAGTCTGGTGCGACTCCCCGTCTTCGCCGCCTACCCATAAATCAAATACTCCCAGCACTTCATTGGTCATATCATCAAGCTTAACAATTTTTCCAATGTAAAGATTTGCCAGCTCTATCTCTTTATCGTTGTACGTTATTGACATACGATCTCTAATCCAGCCCCTTCCACCAGACCGTACCCCCAAACACCTTTTTGCATCTTATCCCTCTTCGACAGACTTTACTTTTCCAATTTTAGCCCCTCGCGCAAACCCATCAAAAATGTGCCCATTCCATATGTGAACAGCCACTCTCCGAACTCTTTACCGGCCTGTTCATACGTCTCCAAAGGAGACGACACTACGGCTTTGATGCTAACCCCTGACCCTTTCAAACCACGCTCAACCCATACGGGTATCACGAACTGCTTCTTCATTTTGCCTCCTAGCACACCCTAAAATCTTTATTAGGAATGAACCCGACCTCGATCAACCCCGCTGCTATATCAGCGATGTACCGGTGCTCCACCACAACGCCATCTCCCTGCTTCTGATATGACTCATAATGAACACTCTCTTTTATCCAGACCTTAGCCCCATCACTGATTGGAGTCAACACGAACACTGTCTGCAATCTTGCAGCTTTGAGAGCCATTCTCTGATGATTGCTACTCATTTCACCCTCCCGTATTGTAATTACTCCTGTCATTTCGTATCCTCCCTAACAATTTCGCCAGAACCCCTCTTACTTTCTTAGCCTTGTCCCGCAGTTCCTGCAGCTGCGCTAACCCAGATTTACACCCCAAACTGTTTCCGGTTATCTGTTCAAACCGCACCAGAAGATTTAACCTTGCATCAAGCCAGCTCTGCTTATAAGCGGTGAACCCCAGACCGTCCTCTAGCTCCTGTACTGTAATATTTCTCTTTTTGGCTGTGTTCTGGATCCAAATCCCCAAATTACTGTCACCAGCAAATGCCCCGGCCTCGATGGGGGCAGCCCGTAATACATACAGATGGCCTCAAAGATACTGCCAGGGGTTTGATAGACCTCTAATAAGCTGTTAATGCCTCCAAGAGCCTTATCACCAGAAGCACCTGTATCTCTCAGCAGCTTATCAAGATCCACTTGCTGTAAAGCCTTGCCATCATTACCTGTTATTGTCTGCTCCTCACTATCATAAATTGCGTTATAATTATCTTCCGCCTGCACGTTCACCCCACCACAAATAGGACAGCGCAACTCAAAGGACTGCATCTCAACAGGCGCATCATTAACATCATAACCAGTAGTTAAAGTCACCGGTTGATGCCTAACCTGGTCCTCAGGTCCGTACCACAAACAATCCTGACAACTCATTTTCATTTTCATTTCCATCACTTTACCTTCTTCCATTAACAGGTTACCATAAAACTTGTATCCAGTCAATCATGTAAAAAATCAAACTCCTCCCTAAGAATTCTCTCTGCAGTTTCCTTATCTTCCGGATCCAGCTTACCGTCCAGCACCAGGCCTAAAAGATAATCCTTCAACTCACCTATCCGCTTACCCGGCACCAGACCAAATCGTTCCATTATCTCATCCCCGGTCAGTGGAGATACTATCATTTCGGGATGCTCTGTTAAACACCCCTCCACCACCTTCTCCAATCTGGATACAAACTCCTGTCTTGGAGATGCACTAGAGTACAAATCGCAGCGTACCAGTGACAGCAACATCCTGACGTAATCCGGACCTATCTTCCGAATCATCCTGCGAATTACGGCCCTCTTCAGGCTCTTTTCCTTCTCTAACAGAATAGGATACATGTGAAACTTTATCAGCGTATAGACAGCTTCTATAGTATCTGTATCAAACCTAAGAGCCTGGAGCCGGTCCTTAGCCATCTCAGCCCCAACATCCTGATGCCCGTAAAAATGAACGTCATTATCATCTTCCGTTCGAGTAACGGGCTTCGCTATATCATGAAGAAGACACGCTAACCTGAACTTAAGATTACTCTCCCCGAAATCAATCGCTACAGACCTCTCCAGCACATCCATAGTGTGTTGAAAAGCGTCCTTAATATGATGCCTCCCCTGATTTATGAGAAGCAATTGCTCTATTTCTGGGATAATATACTGCATCAAACCAAATGCACAGAGATTCCGTACCCCGAAAGACGGATTGGGAGACTCCAGAATCTTTACCAGCTCATCATGTATTCTCTCCGATGAAATGATCTCCAGCCTTTCCGGATGCTCCATCTTTATATCTTGAAAACCGAACCCCAGCTGAGAAGCAAACCTTATAGCTCGCATCATCCTAAGTGGATCCTCTTCGAACCTCTGTGTTCCGCCTACTAACCTGATGAGCCTTTCCTGAATATCCTGAATCCCACCGAAATAATCATAAATAGCTCCATTAATAGGCCTTCTAGCTATGGAGTTAATGGTAAAATCGCGCCTCCTCAAATCCTCCATAAGACTGTAACCGAACTCCACCTTGGGCTTTCTGGAGTCCTGTGGGTATATCTCAGCCCTGAAAGTGGTTATCTCCAACTTCAACCCTTCATGCATCAGACCTATGGTGCCGAACTCTTCCCCCACCGTATAGATATCCCCAAGATCATGAAGCAACAGCTTTATCACTCCCGGGGTAGCGTCAGTACAGAAATCATAATCGCTAGGCTCCCGTCCCATAATGGAATCGCGCACAGAACCGCCTACCTCCAGGAACTGATATCCGGAGCCTTCAAACCTCTCTGCTATTGTCCTGAACAGCTCTGTCTTAATCATCTTACCTTAAAAACCCTATATCTCTTTCTTAAACGACGGATTCACTAAATACCCATCGTTAGAATACTCCAAATACTGAACCTCGACACTGATCCCCGAATCTACCCACACCGTGCCCTTAGGAACATTTACCTTACCTTTAAAAGGACACCCCATCGTTGGCATAGCCTTGAGCCTAATCGTCAAATCTCTAAGCTCTCCATCATCCGGCCCAGAGCCAGCTCTTCCCACATGCACAAGTTTGCCATCCCGCAGCTCACCCAACACCAAAGCCCCGAAATATTCCTCTCTTGCATTCTTGCCCGGGGTATAACCTATGACCTTAAAAATGCCTTTCTGCCATGTCTTGATCTTCAACCAAGCCTTCGGATGCCTATATCCTGGGTAGTAAAAGGAATTTAGCTCCTTTGCCACGATCCCCTCAACACCCAAGGACTTCACCCAGCCGAACAACTCCACTCCCTTACCTATCACAAAAGGAGCCTGAAGCGCTAAGCCGCTCGAAATTAAGCACTCACTTATCAGTTGCTTCCTGCAACCTAATGGTGCCTTCTGCCCCCGGCTAGTAAAATCCACCTCGTTAGCTTCCAAAATATCCCATACCACAAACGTTGCGGGAAACTGCCTTGCAAGTCTTGCCACTATCAAAGGATCGGTGTTCTTAATCCTACGTTGAATCCTGTTAAAATTAGGAAGACCATTCTCATCAAAACAGACCATCTCGCCATCCAGCACCACTTTATTCCACTTAATTTGCCTCCAAATTCCTTGTAGCTCCGGAAAGCTAGCCGTCATGTTTGTACCCTTCCTACCTATAAAGGACACCTTAGCGCCTTCCTTATAACACAAAGCTCGACAGCCGTTATACTTGATCTCATACAGATGTTGATCATCGTCAAACGGCTGCCGAACTAGGGTACACAACATTGGTTGAAACTTCTCATTCATCTTCATTTCTCTTTCAAGTGGGGCCGGTTCTACCTAGATCTACCGCTGTTCCCAGTCGGTTTACTTCCTCATTTCGGAGGTTCTCGATTAGACCCGGCCCCTCTTCTACGTAAATTATTTGCATTTGCTGTCATACCAGCAGATTGGATGAGGTATTATACGTATCGAAGGAGGAGGCACCACCACAAATTTCTGCATGCGCTCCGGAATTTCGCCACTTTCCCCTCTGGCCCGAAGCTCTATCCGCAGCTGATGCAGATCAAAAAACTTCAATATCACACCACCTCCAACGTGGTGCTTTTTCTCCATGTGTATAAAATAAAGTCCGAAATCCTTAACAGCACTCCCGCAAATCCCGCACCTAACCTTACAAGTTGATGTCGGACTTTCGTAATAATACCAAGAAAGCTCCCCATGCCTCAAAAGCATGTGCTCACCCTTAGTATACAAACGACCGTCATGATACCCTACATGCTTGCCGCAACCCTGACAAATACTTACAGGCCATCTCGCTGTCATTTACCTGTTTCCACCTTCCTCTTGAAATAAAAACCCGGGGTCAATCCCTCTATCGTCGAGATATCGAGCCAGTTGTATGTCCAAAGCCCTCTTAAGAGATATGGCAATAAGCCCGCGCTGGCACAGCTCCCGCTGCAACGCGAATTGATATATCCGTCCTCTTGTAAGCAAACTCTCTGGCACCTTAAACATGGGAAGCTCTCCCACCCGGAACATCGCCTCTTGCCCACGTACTTCAAAATCGGGCAGCTCCTTTATCTGTTGCCTCAGCTCATTTAAATCTTCCATCTTCAACCTCTTCCTTAAGCTGCCACCGGCTCCGCAGCCTTCACTGATGCTACCAAAGCGTCCAGCAAACCAACTTCCTTAATTGCCGCGGCCTGTGGTTGAATCTTGACCACCCCACCCGCTAACTTAGCTTCGATTCTCTCTTTCAAAGCCTCGGTGTACTCATCGTGGAAATTTTTCAACTCCGCCTTCTTCGTTAGCTTAGAGATTAACTGCTTGGCTATCTTCAGCTCATCTTCCTTAGTATCCGCCAGGCCCTCGCTGTACTCTGTTGCATCCCGCAACTCTGTGGAGTACTTCAGGGGCTGTACAAGCAAGATGTCATTCAACGGCCGAATCAGTACCAGGTGCTGCTTATCCCGTAAGGTATACTTTGCTATGGCTGCCTTGCCCTCTGAAACGATGCCCGTGAACAGCAGTGCAAACGCCTTCGCGCCACCTTTATCCGGAGTAGCGTAGTAGAAATCGTTCTTAATATACCGCGGGTCTACTTCCTTTGGGTCTACGAACTCCACTATCTGAATGGTATCTTTATCACCTATTGGCAGATTTTCAAAATCTGCATCGGTCATCTGCAACCACTCATCCTTATCCAGTGGATACCCCTTGATAATATCTTCCTGTACCAGATCAATCTTACCGCATTTGGAACAGCGTTTCGGCAGCTCTATCTTACCACCGCATTCCTTATGCAGCTGATTGAACTTCACCGTGGGATCCTCGTTCCCCTTATATAACTTCACCGGTATCGAAACGAGGCCGAACCCTAAGGTTCCTGCCCAAGTTGCTCTCTTACCCATCTTTAAACCCCCTTTAGCTTCATTCCTTCTACTATCATACTACCACTAACCTTATAGAATGTCAAGCTGTATACCTATCAAAACTTACCTGTTTTACTCTCTGAACTACACCCAACCTCCAACATTAGAGGAAATCTGACGTTGGGGGAACTTCTGGGAAAATGCTGCCTTATTCACTCGATATTTAGGCAATTCCCCCAACGTCTTACAAATTACTAGTTTTTAGCTGTGAGCAAGTGACTCCAAGCCCGCTGCTTGATCTCGTCACCGCTGCCGAACCAAGCCCCATACAACCTCTGGTCGTCTCCCTTGTTAATACCCCTGCCGAACTCCCGGTAATAATCCACATACTCCACCAGAGCGTTATAAGCCTTCCACGCCGAATCCTTAATAGCCGGATTATCCATGCCCCGACCCTTCTCCATGACAGCCAGCACTTTGGCCTTCTCCCGCTCAAATATTGGTCCTGGTTTGTCAGGATGTGCCACATCGAAAGCATGCATCAGCAGCTCATCCAGAGCCTCACCCGTAAGCTTATAATCCACCAGGTACTTAGCCTGCTCTTCCCACTTCGCGTAGAACTGCCCAGCCAACCCCAGCACCTGTCGAGCCATATCCAACTTTGCGGCAATATTAGGTAAATGCCGTGCATAAAATCGCTCACCGCCTCCGCCCAACGCCATCTTCAAAGTGTTCATGCACACCACGTTAATAGGTGTCCAGAACATTTGAAACGCCAGCTGCCCGTTGTGACTGTTTGCCAATAAGATGTACTTCTCAACGTGAACATCCTTAGCTATCACTATCGGCAGCCCCTCGACCTGTGCCAATATCCAGACTATCCCACCGCCCCTCAGACTTCCAGCCGTATGATACTTTGCCTCTCCGGTGCCTACTACGGAATCAAAGAAGTCAAAGGCCTCCCGGTTCTGTACAGGAGTATACTGCTTCGACACTATGTTGTAGCATGAATCATCTGTCTTACGCACCACAACATGCTTCCCGGGAACCGGAATATAGATACCACCTTCCCTAGTGGTAAAGGCCGATCGAAGTTCAACTTCCCAATCCAGACCGGCTGCTATGATGGCTTCCTGGGCAGTGGCAACCTTATCCAGTTTAGTTCCCAGGCCATGCCAGGGCACACCATCAGCTCCTAAATAGAACATGTTTTCCAACTCTGCTGACATACTAGACCTCCTCTTTAATTTTTTAATTACAGAAGGGGATTTTGTCTGCCTCTTCTTTCATCCTATCCACTTCAGCATGTATCTGAATCTTACACCCGGCCTCTGATAATAACCACTCGACCTCGCTATGCGGAATCTTCAACCACCCAATATCCCGCATTGCCTCTTCCCACTCCCAAAACTCGTCCCATTTACCGGTTCTAAACATCGAACCCGCTGCTTGTTTAATAATTTCAACCCTGGAAACCCTGTGCTCTTTTACAGACCTCTTCATAAATCTAATCTTCTTCGGGATCTTTTCCTACTGGAATAACTTTACCAAAGACTATCTCATCCAGTTTATCCCTTAAAACCCTGTCTTTTACCTGCTTACCTTCCGGTTCGTAGGCCCAACCATAGCGGTCGTCAACACCTATCTTCTTATTATCTAAATAATAGAAATGTAGAGATAATACCTCATTCAATCCTACGTTGAATGTATGTAAGTTACCCTTTCCATCCACCACCTGATACTCTTCCACTCTTCCCACCTCACATCTAATATATCATACTACTTATACCATGTCAACCTTGGAGCGGGAAGCGGGAATCGAACCCGCGTAACCTGCTTGGAAGGCAGACACTCTACCATTGAGTTACTCCCGCATGGCGGAAGGGGAGGGATTCGAACCCCCGACTCATTTCTGAGTGGTCGGTTTCAAGCCGACTGCATTTAAACCGGACTCTGCCACCCTTCCATCTTGGTAGCGGGGGAGGGAGTCAAACCCTCTTCTGTGGTTTATGAGACCACCGCCTTAATCGCTTTGGCTTCCCCGCATCGTATTAGATATTGGAGTGAGGAACGGGAGTTGAACCCGTAACTTGGGAGCCACAATCCCGTGCTTTACCACTTAAGCTATCCCCACATACAAAGCAGCCCCGCTGATATCGGAGCTGCTAAAACCATACGAAAAGCCAAGTCACTCAGCTTTTCTTCGCTCTAAAACTGGCCTTAACATCTGACTTAAATAATCCCATGCTATAAGGTTCATGCAACACCAGATCGCTAGGTGTTGCAACCGCATCCGCCAGCCCATATTCCACAGCTTCCTCACCGGTTAAATAAAACTCCCTGTCGATGTCACGAAGTATCTGCTTCCTGCTTTTCTTAACTCCGCATTCGCAAAGGATCCTGACCAGAGTCTCCTTCATTTTCTCCATCTGAATAGCCTCTATCTTAGCCTGCTTAACATCACCCTCGATATTTCCCGACGGCAGATGCAACATAATTGTGCTATTCGGAAACACATACCGATGCCCTTTAGTACCGGCAGCCAGTATAATAGCTCCCATACTGACAGCCGTCCGGCCTATGGTATAAACAGGAGCCTTGCAAAGCTTTATTGTATCATACAACATGAGTCCAGTATGTACTGCTCCACCCGGGCTATCTATCACCAGATAAATAGGATCACCGTTACGTTGGTCCAGCTCCCACATACAGTCTGCCACATACACCGGAGAAACAGCATCGGCCCTCGGAGGAGTACCTATAATCGGACCATACAGGAACAGCACTCTCCGCATCTGCAACGCCTCCTGCGGCGTCATCATTTGATCCATTCTCAATCCATTAGGTCTTTCGAACATCTTCTCCTCCTACCATATAAGTTCCTAAATCGTATAAACGCCACATACCTGAATACGCATAATGTCCTACAGCTGCCCACACATCAAACGTTTTATTGCCGCTGTCAACATTTTCCTTCAACACTTCCAGCTTAAATCCAATGCCCTTAGAATCAGAAGCATCTTCCAATACCTTAACTTCAGCAACGTAAAAATCCTCTTTATACGTATACTGCTGCCCCACCGAGACTACTCCATCTTTGGTACATATCTGGTTATGCTCGTACTTCATGCCTTCTATTTTTGCCAGCTCTAACACCAGATGAGTACCGTTTCCCAGCCTCATCTTATCCTCCACCACTTCCCTAATTTCATATTTATCCTCCTCAAACTCCAAAACATCCCCCGGCTTAATGCCTTTTTTGTCGTAAACAGCAGCTAACCACCGTACGCCGTACCCACTAATATTGCACGCCTGCCACGGATACTTGGCTATGACCCATAAAGTATAACGAGTTAATAAAGACTCTTTAGCCCGGTCCCCAAAAAACAACTTCCAGAGTTTCATACTATCGTTCTCCAGTCCTTCTCAGTAAACTTAGCTGCCTCAGCTCGAAACACCTTCCTGACTCTCTGCAGTTCATCTGCATTTCGCCTCGGCCTCTTAATGACCATCATCTCCTCTTCTGCATCCATACCGGCCTGCTGATCTTCTATCTTTCGCTTCATCTTCTGTTCTTGATGATGCCTCCGTAAACTCGGTTTCTCAAAATACTGCCTCTGAGAAAGCTCACTTAATACCCCGGCTTCCTGAACGGATCTATTGAAACGCCTCAGCAAATGTTCAAACGACTCATCATTATATCCGTCCACATACACTATTGCTTTTTTACCCACTATAACCCTCCATTATAGCTTATACCGCCGCCGGAACTTTCTTTTCGCATTCAGCCTTCAACTTCTCAGCCGCCAGCTGATTAGCCAGCCTCTGTTCAGGAGTCATCTTAGCCAGGAATTCCATAATATGCTTTCTCTGCTCTTCCTGTGCCCTTACAGGATACATAGACCTGCACTGAGGACACACGCCTGTGATCTCAACTAGCTCCTGCTTATTAGCATCCAAACCTTCACAAGAACAAACCCGACATTTCTTATTTTTGATTGTCATCTTTTACCTCGCCACGATAATATGATGTGAACGCTCCTACTACACCAGCCATCTCATCGATCCAGTACAATACCTCATGCAATCCGCTGGCATGACCTTCGGACCATGCATATGCAAACAACTTATTAAACCCATCGGGACAATCGACTCCGACCTTAGTAACCACAAGTTGCCTGCAATCGGCCTTGAACAGTTCTACCAGTCTACCCTCTTCCGCATGATACGCAAGATACTTGTCCCGACTTTCCTTCATCGTACTGAAGGGTTTTGTATTAAGATACCTACCGCCCTCTATGAACGCTATCACGTCATCATATGTCATTTCAAACCCTCCAAAATGTCCGCTACTTCGCAATTTAAGATATAGACTAAACCCAGGCGGGCTTTTTGTCCGCATCTGGAAGCCCCGCTATAAAATCCACCACGCTTTGTGGCAGCGCCTTTTTCTTCCATCCGGTCCCGTACCCGTAACCGCACACCGGACATTTCTTACCCAGAACTCCCTCAGGATGTTCCTCTTCCCTTATCCAGCCACACGTCTCCGTCTTTTTCCGGTCATACACATAATTATCTTCAACTGCTTCCCTCAGCAGAGCATACTCATCTTCCCCCGGCAGTGCAACAGTATAAGGCAGCTTCAACAACACCCGTGTTTCAACTGGAATAAGAATAGGCTCTCCCGCAATCGCAGCGTCCAAAATTTCCTTTTTAGCATCTTCCTGCTTTTTCAGCACATTGGCCTGCAGCCTATAAAAGATGACCGTTATTCTTTTCTTACCCCACCGTTCGGCCTGTTGATGCTCGCAACCGGCCTGCATGTCATTCATATGCCACGCTTTCCAAATCCCAAGCAGATCAAACCACTTCTCTTTATCCCACCCCGGAGCGAAAGAAATGTCTTCTGCTTTTGTCGGAGCGGTATATCGATAATCATTATCCTCAGGATTACGATGCTCAAACTCCATATCAATCTGCCCACAACCGCCCAAAGCGTTACCACTTTTCAAAGGTCCTATTACTCCGCTTAAGGACAGGACACCGTCTTTGATTTCAGCTGTCACGAACACGTCAGCATGCCGCCCATGTATGTTATGATTGATGATGCCTATTCTCATTACCTTCTTCAATCTTACCCCTTCCTTTTATCTGCATCTGCGTACCAGTTCAAAGCTCCGCACGTCTTGCAGTCACACAATTACCATCAGTAGTCTTAACTGTGTTGATACCACCGCATTGCCCACACACATTCTTATTCATCGAATAAACCTTTCTCCACCCTTTCGGTAGCGAATAGTGTCACGTATCCCTCACCGCCACCTATTGCCAGCCGCTCATAATCCACGGCTACCCTACACCCGGAATCTATCAGCTCGAGCGCCTTATCGCAAAACTGCTTCGCCGTTTCCTTACTGGTCACCTTGAAATCTATAAACCCACGTACCTTTTCGTAACCGCGCTCTTCCAGGTTCCCCCTATTGAAAAACATGCCCGGAATCCTGCATTGCTCAAACTCAGCTCTTGACAGTCCATTCTTAAAAATGTCCGCCTCGTAGCACTTCAGACAAATCTCCTCACCATCTTCCATCATATGAACGTAACTATGCCAACCGTTATGTGGACATTGCCTAATCACTACCCGGTCGCAATTCTCACAGATAAAATACCGGAAATCTCCCCACCCAGTATCAAAAAGTAAATCCTGACAACTCTCACCCCTATGATTTGGATATTCCTTAACAAACGCCCTTGGCACGTTCTGATGAAGATACACTACCTTAGGTTCTTCCTGCCAAGGATCGTCATAAACCTCAAGTTTATACATCCTGCGCACACTACCAGACCTTATGGAAAGCCTCTTTCAAAACCTCTAACCGTTCCAGCTCCGCAACCTCGTCCGGAGTCAGCTTCCTTGTTTTCCGCGTCTCCCGAAGCCACGCCAGCCTCTTACCTTTATCCTGCATCAAAAACCTCCTGTCTATCTCTCCGGTGGCGTCTCGTTATTTCTCCCGTGGCTCCTTACAAACAATCCTCTTACTGCCTCAACCTGGGCAGGGTCATTAATCTTCTTTAATAAAGTCGCAGACACGTTCCAACGCGTACCATCATCGACCGCAACCTTAATACATGTCTTACCTAACCGGTTCACCGTTCCCCTGATAAGCGTACCTCTGCCCTTGAACTCCACCCGGTCTCCTACGCTGAACGCAAACTTGGCTAACTGTTGCTTATTTCTCCAAGCCTCTTTCAGAATAGAGCCAGCCTCATGCAGCTCATCAGAAGTCGCACCTACCAACATCTCGAACAATTTAGCCTTATCTAACATCTCGCACTTCCTTCTAGATCTCCCTACTAATATACTACCATAAAGCTTATACGATGTCAAATGAAGCTGGTCGGAGTGGAAGGAATCAAACCTCCGACAATATGGCCCCGAACCATACGCTCTATCAAACTGAGCTACACTCCGATTGTGGGTCTGGTAGGATTTGAACCTACGACAGTCTGCTTAAGAGGCAGCTGCTCTACCCCTGAGCTACAAACCCAATGGTGGAGGTAACAGGAATCGAACCCGCGTCTACTCGGTGCAAACGAGTCGTTCTCCCTCTGAACTATACCCCCGGTTGGCACGGAAGGAGTTAAACCTTCTTCCCCGATTTATAAGATCGGAGCACTGTTCGTTGTGCTACATGCCATTAGATGGTGAGTGGAATCGGACCACCTTATAATAGTTTTGCAGACTACCGCCTATACCATTCGAGCCACACCATCATGAGTGAGAGGAGGGATTCAAACCCTCGATATCCTACATGGCAAGCAGGTGTTCTATCGCTGAACTACTCCCACATGTTGGCCTGGTAAGACTCGAACTTACGACCCCTGCTTTATCAGAGCAGTGCTTTACCCCTAAGCTACAAGCCAGTCTATAAGTAGGCACTATACGACTTGAACGTATACCCTACAGGTTCAAAGCCTGTTGCTCTGCATTGAGCTAAGTGCCTTATGTAGTCCCTGTAGGACTCGAACCTACAACCTCTTCCTTGTAAGGGAAAAGCTCTGTCCATTGAGCTAAGGGACTATTGGCAGCAGAGGCAGGGGTCGAACCTGCAACCATCTCGTTAACAGCGAGCCGCTCAACCATTGAGCTACTCTGCTATTGGTGCTCCCAACAGGATTTGAACCTGTGTCCTTAGATTGAGAATCTAACGTCCTAACCACTAGACTATGAGAGCATGGCGCACCCAGAGGGAGTCGGACCCTCCACCACTCGGTTGACAGCCGAGCATTCTAACCGCTGAACTATGAGTGCATGGCGGGAAGTACAGGATTTGAACCTGTGAGACTGTTACATCTAAAGATTTAGCAAACCTTCTCAATAAGCCACTCTGACAACCAATATATTCAGTTGTTAATGTTCTGGTACAGGCAGGAGGAATCAGACCTCCGTTAATCGGTTAAAAGCCGACTGCTTTATCACTAAGCTATACCTGCACATGGCTGGCTCTATACGACTTGAACGTATAACCCCTAGCTTCAGAGGCTAGTGCTCTGCCAATTGAGCTAAGAGCCAATAGCCCTCGACAGGACTTGAACCTGCGACCGTATGTTTAGGAAACATCCTCTCTTCCAACTGAGATACGAGGGCATGGCATCCTCGGTGGGAGTCGGACCCACGACCCACGGTTTAGAAAACCGCTGCTCTAATCCTCTGAGCTACGAGGACAGAAATATGGTGCTGGAGAGTGGAATTGGACCACCTACCCTCCCGTCTTCGGCGGGATGCTACTACCGATGAGCTACCCCAGCACATGGAAGGGATAGAGGGACTTGAACCCTCAACTTTCAGTTTCGAAGACTGCTGCTCTTATCCATTGAGCTATATCCCCAAAATAAGTGCCACCAGCGAGATTCGAACTCACCTTTTCACGTTGAAAGCGTGATATACTAACCACTATGTGATGATGGCATGTGGAGCTGGAGAGAGGACTTGAACCCCCAACCCGATCATTACAGGTGATCCGCTCTTCCACTTGAGCTACTCCAGCCAACAGAAAAGAGATAATAAAGGGCAGGCACGTCAATATCGACCGCTTAACGTCGTGCCTGCCCCTCCGCGAAATACTTGGTACGCACTACACTTACTTCTACCATCTCGCACATCCCTCCGTTGCGTACCAAACGGAGCCGTGCCCCCAACTCAGTCTTTAATATACCACATTACTTATTTCTTGTCAAGACCCGGAAAAACTTCCCCATTTTCTGCACACTTCTTATCCTCCCACCTGGCAGCCACTTTACGATAGAACTCCAACTTAGCCATCTCGAGCGCCTTTATAGCATCTCCTATCATATCATAACCCCGCACTCCATAAACAGCTATGAGAAGTTTCGTAATAACATAGTTTACCTTACCATCGATATCAGGAGAATCAGGAACTAACCTGTAAACCAACTTATCAATAACCTCGTCTAAATAACCCCGCTTCACGTCTTCAATATAAGGCATCTCCCCTCCTAGCGTGCCCGGACTTCGACCGGATCCCAATGCTCTGCCCATAAAACTAAAACTTCCACAGCTTCATCTTCGCTGTACACCACTTTTGTAGCATAATGATCCCGCCATCCGGAAGGAACACGCTCGCCGTTCGGACCCTGTTTACAAAGAACGCACGTAGGCTTATCCTCCATGAACGTCATGTACCAGAACTCTCCCTGAGTTCCCCACGATAAATCAGATCCTGTAAGGGTTAGAACCGCGTCGCTCATCCGCATATCATGTAAGTCCCTAGACGTAATTTCCCGCATAGAAAACTTTTCGCTTACCTCGGGAATGTCACAGCGTATCTCTTTAAGGTTTCGCAAAAAGCTCTTTCCTCGCATCGGATCCCGCACGGCTATTCCACGCTTTTCAAGCATCTTAGTAACACGAAGCCGTTGAGCTGACGCTTCCTCAAAAGACAATCCATCTATCCTTCCGGAAAGGTACACAGTAAATGGTCTGCCTGCCTCTATTCTCTTGGCATACCGTCTGATTAAATTTACAGCGGACTCTACCGTGTCAGCTACTGCATTCGAATAGACCTGACTAATTAGAGCATATACCGCAGGATCCTCTCCCCCAACCTTTCCGGTTAAATCCTTTGGGATCTCTTTCTTAACCAGCTCCTGAATCTTAAATATCAACTCCGTCAATCTTGTTGGATCGGCCATTTAACCTTCCTTATTCTAATACACTACCTTCTTACAGGAGGTACTCTCATCCCGGGCTTCACGCCACGAAGAAGTTCGCTTTGTATCCCAGATTTAACCTTCAACTCCTCCTCTTGCATTTCGAACTGCTTGTTAAGAATATAATTAACGCGAACCTTCAGAAACTCAGCTACCGCCATCATCTGCAAATTCATAACCCCCGGATGAAATCCAGCTGCCTCTATAGAGAATTGAATAGACTCGGCAGATTTGAACTGGATTATCAACGTAGGCTGCTTCACTTCAGGCTCTACACACGCCGGACAGCTTATTTCTTTAGTTCCGTTACATGCCGGACACTTGGGATTTGGTTTACTCTTACACACAGGACATTCAAGCTTCTGCTTGCCCTTGCACAGATCGCAAATAGGAGGGGTCTCTGCCTTAATCTCCCCAGCAACTAACTCTCCCGGCGCTCCCAATTCACCAGGCTCTCCTACCTTTTCCCCAACAGGACCTACCTCAGGCTCCCCGGCCACAGCTCCCGCACCATCATTGACTTGCACTTTAATCTCTTCCAACTTGACCTCCTAATCTACTTAATTTCCTAACCTCATGATAAGCCACAGGAGGATATTCACTATTCCTGAGACCATCAATGTCCTCTACTTTAATTTTAACGCCATCGGCACTTATTAAAATGTCCTTAAAAAAACTACCTGCCCACATCACAAACGGAAATGCCTTCACAGCCCCATACATCTCCACCTGCCTGTCCACTTCCTCAGGAGTAACATCGCCCGCCTCAAGATCGCGCTTCTCCCAATCCGAAGCATATCTTCCTGTAGTACAGTACTTCTGCAGCCACTCCGTATTTGTTATCACCGCAAGATACACCACGTGTTCCCACGGCACAGGATTAGTTGTAGACACACAACGAGCCTTCTCCAAACTGGATCTCCACGATATTTTAAGCATCATATCTAATACCTGCTCAGGATAAGCTAAATCCGTCCCCAGCTTCTTACACCGCAGCAACTCCTTAGTGAGCCTTTTCTTGGCTTCCCTAGAATACATCACAAATCCAATATCAGGAGCCAAATACTTCCGCAATAATGCCACGCTGAGAAAACATGGCAACCCCTCAGACTCAGGGTCCTGCCGCCATCTGTGATATGCCCTCATAAGATGCCACTTAGTAGTGAAATGAAATGCCCTGACCCCACTTACGTTATATATCACTTCAGCCACAGAAGGCTTAGTCGAATTCACTATGCACAAAGGAGGATCCGGCTTTGCAAACCCCTCTGCCCTTATCCTTTGCATAACATCAGCTGTAGTAGTACCATACATTAATCTAATCATCTTTCTCCTTGTTAAAACCATTTGCTATCTGCTCTATCTCATCCAGAGGATTCACATCCGGCACCAGCTCTACCAAACCCTTGGCCATAGCCCGCTCCCTAAGAAATCGCTGAACCGCCTCTTCCTTAATCACGATTGCAGCGGATCCGATACGAAATATATCTTCACCGGCTACAAACCTATTCTTATGAACTAACTGATTGACACGATTCGCCGTAATTCCCAGCCTATCAGCCACTTCAGGCACTGTAAGTAGCCCAGGATACTTGGGCAAATTTCCATTATTCAAACCGGACTTCATCTTTACTCCTATTATATTTTATACCTTTGCTTGTGGGGTCTTGTAGTTTACCCAGCCCGCTACTGCCTTATCGTACCACTCCCGCAGCTTTTGAGTATCCTGAACCGCCCCGGTACGCAAACCTTCCACGATTTCATCGTACTCTATAAATAGTGGAGCCAACAACTTAACCCGCACATCCGGCCAATACTTTAATATAAATTCTCGCATCATCACCCATGCCAGTTCCATCCTATCCCGCTTCTCATTATGCTTCTTCACACTCTCCATAGACTGCCAGAACTTTGTAACATAACTAGAACGAAGTTCCTGAATCCCGAACCACTCCTGAATCTTATTTACCGCATTTGGCAGATCACAGTTCTCCATCGCCATAACAACGTCAATACAATCATAAGATCTGCTGCATGCCCCGAAACAGTGCAATTTATTCGCATCAGGATATATCCTCAACGACGGCTTAGTATCCGCATGAAGAAAACAGTTTATAGAATGCTCGAAATTACCCTGATGCCTTATCCCATAATGATCAAGAATGTCAAAAATATTTACCGACGTCTTTATCTGATTAATGTCCATTTACTTCTTCCTTTTCTTTGCGTCTGCCAGCTGCTCATATAAACACTTGCAACTCAACATTCCCACCAGATGCATTTTAGCTTTCTTAGTTTTTGCTTCCTTAATAAGTTTAATTGTTCCAAGCATTTTAAGATATTCAGATATGTAAAAAGCTGCACTGACGTGAACATTGGCCCAATGAGAGTTCCAATCAAACTCATCATCAACAGCACAGTACATGATATGAATACCAGCAGCGCGTTCACTTTGTTGTACTGTTTCGTTAGGAGATAAAAGACTACCAGGCTTTTCCCCATATTCTCCCTGTTCCATCACTCCTCCACATTTAACAGATCATCAGCCTGACGCTTGGAGCCAATATAGCAACACCCGAAATCCTCCTCCAATTCGAAAGGCTCCAGAATCTTCTCACCGTCCCGGTTCTTTAATATCTGAGCACGCAGCTTACCCGGCTCATCGGCCATTTGTAGCAGGGTTAATATGACATCTGCACTTCTCTCAGACTCAGAAGTATTTGCCAACACAGCCAAAGTATATCTCCCAAGTTTGGCTGCCTCAACCCACTGGGCCTGTTTTGCCTGCCACGGAGAAAGCACAGGAATTCCGGAACCGTTAAAAGATACTGCTATCTGCTTCATCTCGATAATAACTTCGTCGATTTCCTCTCGCTTCTCGACTCTTTTTCGATCAGAATGCACCAGATTCAGATAATCCAGAGCAAACAAGTCTATATTGAACATTGTCTGATAAGCTATTAACCGGTCATAAATATATCTAGGAGTACATCGATAAGGCATTTGAAATATTTGAATCCGTCCATACCCGCCAGCCTTCAAATCATCGAGAACCTCATCATACAGCGCTTCGTCCGGAAGAGAAAGACCACCGCCCTTAATGTCCTTATACCTTAACACACGGCCTTCAAACTTCGGACTCTTACGACAATGCAAACAGGCCAAACGCCTTCTCACCTGCGCTCTTGTAGACTCTGCAGTGCCCAGCACCACATTCTTCCCCTGCACAAAAGCAGCATTATAAATAACATTCTCCACAAGAGTAGTTTTTCCTTGCGATGTGTTGTGTACCTTAAAAGGAGTTAGGTAATAACCAGACGTTGTTTTTAGGCCTATGACAGATCGCGGCTCTTCCCTGATTACACTTTTAACACGCGTCAAAACATATCCAGGAGTGCTTACCTTGAAATTATGATACCCCCTACCCGGAGGCCTTTCTTTTTCGCCCGCTGTATTCTGTACTGTAAATCTGTAATGTTTCCCAGATGAGTTAGGAAATGCCGTAATCCCATCTTTAATTTCCTGTAAACATCCAAACTTGCCTCTTTTGGCAACAAGAACTACTATGCCCTCCATGACCTCACGATTATAAGATGTCCAGCTGCGCCGTTTACCCTGTATGTTTCTCATACCATCAAGATAATTGTCCAAAAATGCGTTTGTTAAATTCAAAGGAAGTTTGAATAACCATCCCGGTAGTCTCTTAGTCAAAGCGCCTCTACCAAATTCACGAACTATCCACTCAACAAAAGGCCGCCCCGTAAAAGTTATTCTTCTATACACTGTCCTGTGATTATATTCCTTTAACGCAAACGAAATACCCATTTTCCGCAAAATGGCCTCTGCCTTATCTGCATCCTCATATAGTCTCTTACCATATGAGATACTTATAGAATATAACCTATCCTCTTGTCCGCTTTTATTTGCCGATGGATTACCGTTTGAAACGTAATGTGCTAAAAGCAACATCAGATCCTCGTTGAACTCTACGCTAACCCCACGTTTCAAATGCTCATGCTTAGACCCCAGCCTGAAACATAACTTTTCTGGGATCACCGCATCCTGTAACACCGGGATAGCTAAATAATCCCCAGCACTAACATCAGCAGCTTTTACTAATGTCAATGTACGAGGACCAGTCCTTCTCCTTACACAAATAGGATGTTGTAACGTAAACAACTTCGCTGGTAAAGAATCCGTACGAATAGACACCAACGACTCAGGATCAAATTTCCACTTGCCAGCAACCCTACCGCACAACGGTACGCCATCCCCGATTTCAACATCTTCTATCTTTTTAAACCCCCCGTCCGTAAAAACAAATTCCCCTTCAGGCTGACAATAGGCACCGACCAACCACAAATCCCCTGCCGTCATACCAAAAGTCACTTCGTCAATTTCCCGAATCCCTGTCTTAATATAAACAGCCGCCTTATTAGCTTTAATGGACTTATACTCATCCCGCATCAATCCTATCTCATCCCGCATGTTTCCTTCAGGGAACACCCCGGACAACCTATCCAAATCAGTGCTCCTGGTCGCTATCATTTTTACAGCCGCATCATAGCCCTTAATTGCAGCTCCACCCACCATTTTACCCTCTGTAAGCACCTGCATCGCATCGGTCAACGTCTCAGCCAGCTTCTCAGACTTAATAATATCAACTAAACCATCCACAGCAAACTTAAACTTAGCTGTAGACACCTTAGCCTGCACAGCTACCAGCTTCTTATACAGCTCCATAACTTCGAATACCTGTGCCTCTGTCTTGCCCGCACCTTTAAGTGCAGATTCCAAATCTTCAGCGTCGATAATTTGCCCCGTCAGCTTATGATACCTTACCAGCGCCTGAAACAACGGCAAAAACCGCTCTTCAATCATCTCCTCGCGAAGCCTGCAGGACACGTGCCAGAACCTGTCCTTTATATCCTCACCAGAGCTTTGAATAAGAGCAGCAATTACGACTAACTGAAAACGCTCTTTGTCCTTTTCGTCCATATCAGCCCCTACTATAATTTATACCTTATTGGCGTGATAAGTACCGTGATCTATCCGATCCATCACTTTAAGATCATCAAGATCAACATCGCTGTAATTAACCGTCTTACCCTGCTCTATATCAACACACGTCCATATAGGAATCATGAACTTCTCTCGCCTGTCAATATCATTTACATAATATAAATCGTCTCCCGAAAACGTAGCTACTACCTTCCGCTGTGTTCCAGCCTTGCCCGTAAGAATCAGCACATCTTCCACCAGAACCAGCTGATATCCAGCTCCACGCTGCCACCTCAACAAATACCCGGTTAAATCATCCATATTTCCTCCTACCCGAGCAGACTCAACAATTCTGCCCTTGTTAATGCCGGAAAGATATCGGATTTCTCCCCAAAAACCACATTTGAAATAGCTTCCTTTCGCTTCAGTAACTCAGGAATTTTATCCTCTAAAGTATCTCGCGCCATAATATTTATGAATACCACCTTAGCATGCGGAGACCCGAACCTGCGCATCCGTCCTATCAGTTGCTCGGTGCGCTTGGGGTTAAAAAATTGGTTCAACGCTATAATATAGGCCGAAACCTGCAGATTCAGTGACTGTCCCAAAGCCTCTGTCCCCAAGCATACCGATACTCCGGGATCTTCCCAGAACCTTTTACGATTAACCTCCTTCTGCGTATTATTTTGCAGCCCTGTCATCAGCACATACCCCATCTTTTCCTTATCGAATCGCTTGGAAATAGCCTCTATCACCTTCAGATACCGTGCGAACACTATCACTTTCTGATCCGCCAAATCCCCGGTCAACATCTCCATCATCAGGTCCAGCTTAGACGAAACGTCGGCCTCTCCGATAGTATACAGTGTGTCAGCTATCATCTGCAACCTGTGCAACGAAGCCATTATATTAGCATTGCTCATCCCGCCCGCAGTATCTCGATACCCCTTCCTATCGGTAACATACCGAGCCTTCTGAGCCGCATGTAGCTCCACCCACTTATCAACCACCGTAACCGGCGGTAGGAACTGCTCTATGTCCTTTAAGGTTCTTCTAATATAATATGGAGCTATCCGCTGCATGAAGTCGGCAACATTCTTATACCCCAGCATTTTAGGATATTGAAACCTTCTGCCATACTTACTAACACCATCTATCATAAGCTCACGTTGATAACGCTTCCGAAATTGCTCGCGATCACCCAGCACATGCTCTAGCCCAAGCACACAGAACAATGTGTGCATATCCACCAACGTGTTCTGAATAGGAGTAGCAGTAATGTTTACACGCCTGGGAACGTGCCTGACTAACCGCATAACAGCCCTTTTAGTTTTAGTGACATAATTACGAAAATATGCCGCTTCATCGAACACAACAATATCAAACCTAATATCCTTTAAATAGTCCTCATCCCTGAGCATCAAAGGATAAGAAATAATCAGCACGTCATACCAAGAGCCATACGTTGAAACCCTCTGCGTCTTTCCCCCGATAGCTACTGCCGCCTCGAGGCCTGTGAACTTCTTGACCTCGCCCTCCCACTGTAATACCGCCTTCGGCTCCGCTAATATCAAAGCCTTGCCCAGCTCCCCTCTGCTCTTCAATAACTGCAACAAAGCGAGCGCCTGTATCGTTTTTCCACTTCCGCAGATATCGAACAGGTTCGCTCGCTCAGCGACATACAAATAAGCCACACCCGTCTGTTGAAACGGATACAGCTCGCCCTTAAACCCGGGCACTTTTACGCTTATACGAGATGCCTTGACTTCAAGCAGCTTCTCTGGAGAAATCACGTCTGCTTCGCCTTTCTTTTTAATGTAGCGTTCTTAAAAGCGTTTACAAAACTCCTTCCATGCTTCGCCATACGAGAACCCTTGGCCTTGAGTTTTCTTTCCCGCTTTTCCTGCCTCGTTTCTACTTCTTCCACACTATATGTTATACCTTCGCTTGTAGTTACACAATACTACTCATCAGTATAATACACATCCAAAGTAGCTAATTTATCAAACCACACCTCACGATCCTCATTCCGCCTATCATCAGACCACATTAACCAACTAAACTTCTTTCCCCTGTTTTCGACAGCATCCCGAACCAATGCAGTAACATCAACATCAATGGATGCAGGTGCGGGAACTACAGGCACGTAGACCCGAACAGGATCTGTATACGTATAATCACCACCAGTAGCAGCCCAATGACGCTGTGGAGGATCATAACAATTCCACGTAGCATCCCACGCCCAATCCGTTCGGGTACAACGATAAAGATACACCTCATCAGGCTCCCCGGCAAACGGAGGAATTGGCTGATGCCCTCCTGTCACTATCTCATTAAGATTCAATGTCGCACCACACACTATTTTGTGCGCCGGAAATGCCGCAAGATCAAAAATTCCCAGGCCGTGCGTATCAGCAATACCGTATGTATCATAAGAAGGCCATATCCTAACTTCAATATAACTCAGACTTCCATAAGAATAATCCGGCATTCCCCAATAAAGAAACGTGCCGTTACCCATCTAAAATGTAATGTGTGGCAACGGTATAGCATTATAATAAACACCTGAAACATAATCGACAGAATACCCGCTTAAATACTCCCAAGAAATGTAAGACCAGGCACGAAAATAATAATGTATCGTTGTGTTCAAATACAACGTGACTGTCTCAAGAGGCCCAAAATACGCTAAAATTCCATCCGTAGGAGATGTAGGATACCCCGTAGTTTTATATCGTATCATCGTCCACGGCGTAAACTCAGTCAATATTGTATTTTTCCAGTCCATTTTCACTTTACCGGGCACTACCTCTGTCACCGCAAAACCTGTCGGCGGTCCCGGAGCCGTTAAAAAGTGCCTCGGATTTCCCCAATACGTTCCCGTACCAAAAGAAGCATCTTTAGCAAACGCCACACAATTATATAACGTACCTGGAGCTAATCCGTGTAAAGTAGCACTAAAAGGCTCGCCCTCCTGACAAATAGCGCCCCACGCATTAACTATGCTGTGAAACCCCGCCGCAGACGGATCAAGCCTGTGCTCTCTTGGCCTTTGAACAGGCCAGCTGAATTCACCTGAACTGTATGCAAAACCAGCACTGTCAAATAAATTATGACCCAGGCTAATTTTTGTATAATTTGTAGGCGCTCCCCACACCTCTACCTGATGTGCTGTTATATCAGATGGTGACAACGTCACCACCATATCAGCTTCAGATTCCCAAGCATTAAAACCAATAGATGGCAAACCGGACACCCAGTCCGTACCTTTAAACACGAAAGCCCTATCCGGTAAAGTGTTCTGACTAAAAGCACACTTCAGCGGCCAGTATTGATGCATAAGACTAGGAGTAAAAGTGTCGTCAGAATCAATATTTCCGCCTACCCAATAACGCTCTATCTCACTCCACCCCGTAATAGCATTACCGCTGCCCACCTTAAACAAGGTATCTTTCGTATCATCAGCCGTCCACGGTAACATAGGATCGCCATCCCAGTATACAAGATGCCCCGGATTTGTTGAGTCTACTGCATAATACACACGTATTGCATTACCAGCACCTACGCCAGTCCCTCGAATAGTAAAAGCGTAAACAGTGTCTCCATCTAACAAAGGAGAAGGCGTAACTGGAAACCACACGCCTATCCACTGTGGCCCTGAAACAGCGAACGCCAAATCTGGAATAACATAAGAGAAAATCGGACTGCTGCCTGTCGGAATTCCACCACTACTAACATCCCACATCTCAAAAACCGCCGTTCCTGTTCCAGTACTAGCAGCGTAAATATCTATACACGTTACACTCAACCATCCAGGTTGCAACGTTTGCCCTACAGCCTTGTTATCATGCAGACTATAGTAAGCTGATGGAGTACCTGTTGCCATATCAGTAGACCACTCCCAAATCTCATCTACCTTTTGAGTACAACTTTGAAGCAAAACCCTCTTAGTCGTCCCATCATCCCACTCCCAAGCTATATGGGTCACTCCATTCTTATCCACGGCAATAGAAGGACTGTAATGATCTCCAGCATAAGGCCAATCTACACCCCAGAAAGTATCCTCATACAGATTAATTATAGGCTCCCACCCTGACGGACCTTTGCGCCTGTACATAACTCGCGACTTAAGAGGTAAAAGGCCCCATCCTTTGCCCTGCCAAACAACCGCAGGATATCCCGACGGATCTACTGCAACACACGGATTTGTTTGCTTATCAACATACACCCCTTTCATAGATACATTATCATCGCCGCAATAAATATCCTGAGTATAAGGATCAGGCGGATGATAACGCTGACTATCATAAGCTATGTGAATCGAGTTACTCAAACCTACAACTACACTTCCTTTAGTAGCATCTCCAACACCTCCCCAACGATACGCATCAATCCAGCCACCAGAACCACCGTACAACACCCACAACTGTTGATAAATCGGCGGCACAGGAAGAACACGCGGTGCCGACGCTACCATCACCATCTGACTTAGAGAGTTTACAGAAATACTTACATCCCACACTCCTGCCTGCTCAATCCACCACGCATATTGTCCGACTGGAAGTGAAATCGACGTAGGTAATCCATGCCAAGAGTTCCATACGCCTAACTCGCTCCTGTATCTATACTCGACATATGTCTCATCATTATTCCACGCTACATACAAACCCCCATACGAATCACAAGCACAGCAAGGCTGACTCAACCCTCCGCCATCTTCTGTATAAGAAGCCTGCTCAACTATCCATCCTGTAGGAGATGGCAACCAAGAAGGAAAGGCTGACAATCCTTTATCATCATTATAAGCAGCGTAAATTCTACCATCGCTCCCTGCAAATACAAACCACAGTCTGCCTTGCGGAGTACGACACAGTTTTCTGCTTCCATTATACGCTATGTTATCCACATTCGCCTGGACCGCCGCTGGAGTATACGGACCACCATCAGCATTTACCCAGGCTACCTTACTAAACGCCTCCAAATCCCTGGACTTATCCATAGTAACGTAAAACGAACTATCCAACGCGTTAGCATCAGCAGGCACATCTCCGGTCCAGTGATCAAAAGTATAATCACCAGTTTCCAAAGCCTCCAAACGAACCAACTGATATGGTAGCACCGCTGGATAATCATGCGTATACAGAGAATAAGTTACTACAAGATCATCCACAGCAAATACACCGCTACAAGATTCCACATTTAATATGAACACAGGAGCAACTACAGGATTTATGATCACAAATCCCTGTGTCTTCTTACACACCTTAAATGAAAAATCGAAATTAAAAGCGCCCCTGTTTCCAGCATTATGGGTCATACGACAATTACCAAACTGACCATGCCAGAAATCGCACCACATCGCCCACAGATTACCGCCCGGATAAGACGGAGATGGGGAAATAACCACATCACCATTCCCCAACACTAAATAATAAGCTATAGGAACCCTCACGCGCGGAAAACCTGTCTTAGCCAGCACGTCTACAGAACCTCCCCACGCACGCACAACTTCCGCTAACTGATCCTTAGTAATAAACTGACTCCAATCAGCTGAAATACTTCTATCCAGCTCATTAGTAACTCCACGAACTATCAGATTATCAGCTGCCATACCAAGATCCAACAACGCCACATTATGATTAGGAAATGCCAGTTGCACCGGATACCTCTTAATCTGAACCATAAGACTTGACGACGGCAGATAAAACCAAGAACCTCCGTCTACACCATCATCGATACGAATACGAGTGAAAAGCTCCGGAGGCATTGGAGCACCTATAACCCTATAAACAGCCGATAACGTCAGATTTGTTTTAACCGTAATATCTGTAGGATTGGTAATCTTACTGCTCAGAAACTGATCCGTTTCGAAAACACCGCTTGGATATGAAGTGGACTCTTTTTGAGGAATTAAATTAGCGAAAGAAAGAGTCCAATAGTCAAATTCAAAATTGGCAACTGCCTCAGCCTCGGCAGAAACCACGCTGCCTGCATCATAAACAAATACGCCCTCTCCAGGAATAACCACATGTCCCTGAGACGGCGTCAAGAAATCTACGTACACTTTCAAGAAGGCCTCTATATCATAATCATCCAGCATGGTAATAACTGTGCTAATCAAAGTCGGATCTGCTACCTGTGAAACATCGCCCAGCCATTCCTTCCACAGGCTGGTATTGGCTGAGGCTTCTATGGGAACTACTGCAGAAAGATTTTGAAACGCCTCACTGTGACCCACCCAAACCAAATTCTCAACATACCCCGATACGGCACCAGATAAATTTAACCCATACAAATAACGTAAAGGACCATGAGACCAAAATGGCGCATCAGTTAAAGTAGCCCGCGCTAATCTGTTAGACTCTGTAGCCCTGTCAGCGGCCGAAGCATAATTATCACAGTAAAACATACCATGTTCATAACGGAAACTGTCATACCAAAACCTTAAGTACATTGTAAGTGGAGCTGTAGAAAGCGCTGCAGTTCCTCCCACCAAAATAGGCCCATCACATACTTCGTTATAAAGTTCAACATTAAACGTTACCGTACCAGCAAGTACACTGATCTGCACTCCAACAAAATCATCGACTACCAGTCCTCCCCAAGTACTCTTCAACTTAGCTAACAAGAAAGGCGTCAAAAGACCATCTCCTCCTGTAATACGCACGTCAGCCAAGAACTCAAAATCACCTGAAAGATTAATATAATCAACACCTTTATCAAATACTGCATAAACCTCACTACCGACGCTAGTAGAAAACGTAATACGATCCTGTGTCCTGCTTAATTCCACAGCCGGATCATACTCCTCATATGTCCTGAAATCCTCGCCGCACGGTGGGGAAAGAATATTTCCCGTATATGAATCGCTAACCTTAGCCTGCAGCAAATATTTTTCTACAAAATTAGCCATTATGCTATAATCGGCCGACATTACTATCTGCGTCGCCGCACAATCAGGATCCGCTAAAGTACCGATATCACCCGTCCAAATACCTAAGTTGGGTATTGATAGCCCCGGATAATAATGAGCCACGTTAACCACAGCTAACAGATCAACAACTGTACCTTCATCATATGAAAATACTCCTATTCCCGGAACCGTGACCGTCCCTCCAGTACCTGCTGTCACCGTCAAATTCCTTGTTATAGGAACCGTAACGAGCATACTAAACTTAAGTCCGGTAGCATCTGGAAAATTGGCGTTAACCTTTCTGATATCAAGAAATTTTTCCACATCCACCAGATAAACATTTACAGCGTCACAACCATATTGACCGGCATCAGAGATAGTTACAACAGGACCCGCATCAGCCTCGCCGCTACGAAGATAAAACGACCTCGATTTCCCAACTCCCGGAGGTACTGTAACATAGGCTGAAAGATTCTTCAAGATAAACTTGGAACCTGCCTGTGGCGCCATAGGTTGCTCCATCCAAGGTTCATAGCCCTCGCCATCGCACGATCCACAAATAGGATGAAACTCTTGCTCCCATCCATACATGGCATACGGATCCAGATCACCTGAAAATAAACAGCTCTCAAAATCAACTGTCGAATCAAACTGCAACGCCAGACAATAATACGAAGGAACTGGAGAACCTGCAGGAGTTACAGAAATAGTGACTAAATCCCCTTGAGCTACTACTACCGTATTGACCAAGTCCTCTGCGCTATCTTCATAATCCGAAACGACGCAGCTCAATCCCGTGTCTACGCCATTCACACGAACAGTAAAAGTATAAGAGCTGCCTACTCCCGGACCTCTGCCGAAAAGATAAAATCTAAAATTGTACGGACTAACTACATAATCACCCTCAGAAAACATAAAATCATAATCCGCAGCGTTTAACGTCCAACTAGCACCATAATCTGTAGAGTAACCGCCTTGCCCGCCTGCGTAAGTAGCCCCTACGCTGTCTACACGCCAAAGAATATAATCAGAATTACTCTCCAGGTTTTCACTGAGAACTATAGCATATTTGACACCTGCAACAAGAGCGACCCCGGGATTACTTGTTACCCAATCATAAAGCAACATAGTGTACCACGCGCCTGCACTGTTTGTGGTTATACCACTTGCATCCATATCACCATAAGCTAAAGGATCGCCCGTTGGTTTTCCTGCTCCGTCCGTAGCATACACGTAAACCGTAAGAGTATCAGGAGTCCCTACCCTGTATATCCTTACTTTAGCCCACCATGCAGTATGACTTACTAATGGTGTAATAGACTGCATCCGCTGATAATTAAGTGCTGTACCTACAATAGAAGAAGTATTGTCTCCTGTAGTATAGCTCTCACGTACTTGCTCTACTGCAGAAGTTACCATAATTGGATTCCACGTTCCACCGGAATCCAACGATTCTACAGCGCCATCTACTGCAACAGCCGTTCCCCAAACCGACGCAATCTCCACTAACTCACTAGGTATCCTAAACACTACCCAGTATGTCGTACCTGAAACGACCTGAATTTCGTCGTCAAAAGTTATAGTAGTATCAACATTGTCGGCAGTGGGTAAACTGTTAGCCGCTATTGAACCAGAGGTTATTTCTACTCCCGGACTTCCCGCATTATCCGCATTAAAACTGACTATAAAATCTCCTGTAAGAGAAGTCGTCCGCCAGGCTCTCAACAATACAGAACCGATGACAATACTTACCGCAGCGGTATACGGAAAAGCAAACCACTTACCATCATTAAAATCTTGCTGTACCGTAATATCCGTTTGAACTTTTATCGCGGTATACTTTTTCTTATCCTTAACGATCAGCCCTTTCAGTGTTCCGCCAGTAGGAAAAACTGAATAAGCATATGACTCATCTAAATTAACGTCACCTTCATACCCTTCAGATACTGCGGCATAGCACACAGAGGATGCGTCAGCTAACACCTTAGAAAAGTACACACTTCGATTATCGGCGCCGCTATCAAACTGTAAATACCACCGGTGCTGCCTGTCCTGTGGAGTTGACCATGTGATCTTAACATATACTAAATCTCCCCTCACAACAGCCACCGTATCAACCAAATTTGAGGCTGAAGACGCGGGCCCTACTATAGTGGCAGTTAACGAAGTAGCAACCCCATTCTTATAGACGGTATACGTGCAACTGGAACCGGCTGGACATGCTACAGACATACTAACCACGAAACCGGACAAAACCCCAGCATCTGACATCAGACTGTAAACGTCATTAGCTAAATACGTAGAAATGTAGCAACCAGATACAGGGCCCCACGCATTATAGGCCCCTACCCAGTTATAATCCACATGCAGAAACGGTTGCCTCATCGAATCAAACCCCCATAATTACAAAGGGCACCTCTTACAAACAGGGTGCCCTCACAATTCACCATTGAACCTCCAGTCTACGGAGTATGTATCTTTAATACCACCTTAAACGTCAGCTCAAACTTCTGTACCTCGCCTGTAGCTGCCTCATAATCAAATTTAATGCCTCCAAACAGCCCTGAATAAGTATCATGAGCAGTCTCCTGCAATACAGGATATCCTGACTTGTTCATAATATCAACGTTACTTCCCCACGACCGCACAGCATCCTCTAACTGACTTTTAGTAGGCCCATTGATTTCATCCGTAATACCCTGTAGGGTTATAATTTCCAAACAAGATCCCAGATCCAATGCCATTACTCTTCTAAAGGGTAGGGGAATTTGAACAGGAGACCTCTTCAAACTATGAACGAGCCTGTCTACCATCAAAGTATACGTAACACTAGAACCATCAGTTATTTTTATCCTCACGCCTATCTCCCAGCGACCGTTGTAGTCTCTGACTGTATCATTTGCTCAGTCACAGCCCCTAATTTAGCTACTATGTCCCTTGCAAAACCATAACCACCACCTGTAGGCAGATGCTCCATTATAGTTATAACAGACATTGCTGGAGGTTCCTGATAATCAATACTCACTACGACACCTTCCATACTCCCCTTAACCGAAAGAACAGTTCCGTCCGGACTAGCCGTTGACGCCATAGCACCAGTCGGATCCGGAAAAAATACCTTCACTTTCATGGCCGCCCTTAAGGGCTTATTCTCATACCATATAATACTACCATTGGAAACAGGGGACTTACATTGAGGATACCCAGCCACCGTTATCTCAGCCGTCCATAAAGATTCAGAAGCTTTAAACTCGGCATCTCTCCTTAAAATAGCATCATTCTTATTATTAATGGCAGGATCATACACTACCTTTTCACGTACTGCCTGAAGTGTTTCCTCTAAAGTTGGATCTGTAGCCTCATCAGCGCCATCCTTACCGCTACTGTCAGTTACATCCCAAAGCGGATCAGATGTATGCACCGTTACTTTAGTAAGACGTTCCCCTTGATACTTACAGAATTTTGCTGTAGAAGCATCGTACTGTATTTGCATCGGCATATGATGCAAATCAGATTCATTAGGATGAAATTCCACATTAGATTCCAAAGAACCTCTCTTAAAATACCTGAACGTAGCTTGAGCATGTCTAACGCGCAAAACACCCGGAACCGGAGGCCCATACACTCCCGGAGGCAGCACTTCATCAGGCAACCAAGCGCCCGGCACGACACCATCCTCGACAAAGAAATCATACCCGGAACCTACTCCACTATTTGGAGCCGGTGCAGTTTGCTGTGTAAATGATTTGGCCTCATCCAACTTATATTTATTATATAAAATACCCGCCCAACCATAGCTAGTAGTACGATACATTGGATGTTCATCTAGCCAAGCATTAAACGATAACAAAGTATCGGGCACCATATAATAAGCTGTACCTGTCCACGTAAAGATCCACGGATCTTCTGCTGCTAATTTAGTAGCTATTTGAAATACCGAATCAGAACTTCCTGAATAATCATTACCATACAGCCCATCATTAATAGGAAAAGGCTGCACTGACCGATTTGGAACATAAAACGCCAGATCTGCAAACTTATCCGCAGATGGGGTCTTAGCATAAGTGCTAACATTATAACCAAAACCCCCTTGAGAAAAAAGAACCGCATCCTTGGCACTACCCAATATCATAAGCTGAATAAGATCCGACCTTCCATATTTAACAGACTCGGTAACTAACCCTGGAATAGGAGGATAAACATATGTAGAATCGCCCATTGCCGGTAACGTAGGAGTTCCTGTTGCAGTAGCGTACACACGATAATCATGACCTCCGCCGCTGTTTTGAAGAATCTTCATCAAATCATAAACCACCAACTTAACATACTGCCCCTCATCGCCTGCCGGATAAGTTTCCTTACTATCAAGCCTCCCTAAAAACATTACGTGCCTAGTACGCGGGTCCACCAGACAAATTCGCATTGGAAAAGTATCTGAATATTTAATAGAGACAAGCTCTTTAGGATTACCAACTACCAGCTCTACCACACGAACCCGACCAGCCATGCTATCTGTCAACCGCAAAGACCTTTTGTTCACTTCTTGAATCCACTTACCGGGTAAATCAACACCAGGAGTGGTCACTGTCATATCATGCGCTGCATTACCCTTATAATCAGCCTCATTCTCATAATACATCAGCATTCCCGAGAACGGAGGCATGAACGTACCTAAGTCCTCTTTGAACGCAGACAAAAACACTAGGGTAAATTTACAGTATTCATCACGACCACTTTCCCTTTCAAGAGTTAAGCTGTCAAACAAACCACGATAAGCTATGTACCCATCTACCCGCTTTTCTGTAAGAGTACACAACCTCTCAGGCAACATCCCAGCTGTAACAAAACCAACCCACCACGTACGAACGGCGGTCTCCAAATCATTAACTGAAGGCTCTCCCGTCCCCGGTGAAGTATAGTATATCACTCCAGTCACTATGATAGCTTCGGTCACCTGAAGCCAGTCCACTATCAGAGTATTAGGAAGCCCATAAGTAGCCAGATCAGTAGGATCCGTTCCTCCAGGCAAAGGAAGTTGAGCATTCAACCGATTAATCTCATGATGAAATACGTTACAACGCAACAAATAAGACTGATAGCCTGTGAAACTGCCAGTCTCCAGAATATCACGCATGCCATTATCTATCATGACTTCGATATCTTCATTAGCGCCCATCGCCCTTACCTACCTCTCATAAAATCTCTGGTCAACTGCTTATTATAATCATTAAAAGCTCTGGACATAGAACTCTGATCAACCTTCTCACGCAACGGTACATTGAACGTTATATTCTGATTAAACACAGCACTCCTACCAGTTCCGCCTTGACCCTTCTGCAAAGCATAGCTCATAGCTTGTTCCAATGGAGAAGGAGAATGATGCTTAGTTAAAAGGCCAGCTATTAAACCTGCGATACCACCTATGAATGCCCCGCCCCAGCCAAATATACCCCCTGCTAACGCCCCAGCACCAGCCATTTCAGCAATACCCATTGCCCCGCCAGTTTTATACCCCTGATACCCCAAAGCAGTAGCTCCCCCTAATCTCAGCAAATTACCAGCCTGTCCACCTATAGCACCTATCCGCGTTGTAGCCGCACCAAGAGGCGCGCCAACAGCCCCAGCTATACCTCCTTGAGCTATCATAGGAAGTGCTGCCTTAACCCCAACCATTATGCTTAACCTAGATATGGCTGCTGTAAGAAGAGCCAACGTTACAGCTAAAGATGCGAAGGCTGTCGGAGACTTGAAAGCACCTACAACCAAATCCTTAATCATCCCTAACCACTTCTCAGGATGTAATATATTAGCTAGAAGGTTCCAAATCTTTTTAAGGTCTTCCCACACCCCCATGAATATGTCTTTAGCACGAGTTAAAAGACGCTGGATATCTTTTGACATTAACCACTGAAGAAGATACATAAAACCCATCATGAATAAATTTATCACCGGTAAAAAAGGAACTAATATTGTATCTGCAGCAGCTCCGATTATCTTAGTAAAAGCACTGGTATACGTCTTAAGAATACCACTATTCTGAGCCATAGTGTATACAAGACCAGCGATAGTGCCTATTTTAGCTAACGGAATAACATTCTTCAATATTTCAGAATGCCGTTGCTTCGTCTTCTGTTCCTTCTGTTTTTCCTTTGTAGTTTCCCCCGGCTGCTGATTTCCAGCGGCCGTAGTCCCAGCAGCTCCACCAGCAGCTCCACCAGCAGCTCCGCCTCCAATAGCTTTCAGCTTCTGCTCGATGTCTGACGTATCAGCTATAAACTTAATCCTAACTTCCGTCTGTTCCGGATATCCCTCAGCCATCAACGCTCCTTAAATAGAAGGCTGCTGTCTGCTTAAAATCTCTTCAAGCAGCTCGGCAGCCGCTACACGTTCCATAATTTCATTTTCGTCCATGTCCTTAAGATCAGCCCACGGTATACCGAGTAACTGTAATCTGGTCTCCAGGAAGATCATGTATGACAAAACATCCTGCGGAGACTCCAGTGTACCTTTTTCTAGGATGTTTCTTAATCTTTTTTTAACTGTTCAACGCTTATCTGCGGGAACGGATTAGGCACCAGCCGTTCCACCAGTTCACCGAACTCCGCATCCATCCCAGCAAACATGATATCATCCACTTCAAACGGGGCCTTCACTATAACAGCCTTCAGCACCATCTTATAATACACGTCCCAGTTAAACTCCGCTGTCCCATCAGAGTTGAACTTCAAGGCCGCTGACAATGCCTTTTTCTTAGCGGTCCATCCCAGACCGCGCCTGAGTATCTTGCAGACCTTGTCCTTCCAGATGATCTCTTCAAGCCACGGATCCATGCGCGCCATTATCTCACTGGGTTTCAAGTCCTCTAACTTCACTTCCGCTACTTTACCTTCCTCAGCCATTTTGGCCTCCTTTCACAACTTATGTGTTGTATGTACCGTAGGTATCCATTGACTTTATAGTTATAGTCGGAACTTCCACCTCAACGTCTATCGGAATCAGTGGAGTATCGACGCTTTTAGTAGGAGCCTTTTTCAAAAAACACCCTGGATTGATCACTGTTGGAGTATCTGGTCCCAGCTGAATCTTAATGTAATCAGTAGAAGAACCTGCCCGATAAAAGTTCAGATACCCCATAAACCCGTTATAAATACCGCTTGGTGTCGCAAAAGTACCTTTTCCCTTCATCATCAAAGCGCGCCACAAGTCCAACCCTGTCACATTTATCGTAGCTGTACACGCAAAACCAGTCCTATGCTCCACTATACTATACGGATAAGGCTCTGTTGTGCCTCTCTGTATAAAATATTGCGGTTCAAGACCATTCGACATAACAAGATTAACCCTTTTAACCTGAGCGAACTCCACGCCGAACAATGATAATACGCCCTCATGAAAAAGGTACGGTTGATAAGCATACGGATCTACGTGATTCGAAGTAAAAGGACTGCAGTACCTAGTTGGATAATTTGTATACAGCTTATAACCGGTGTCATCATGCAACACGTTCTGACAAAGAATTTCCTCCAGACTCAACTGCATACGACCACCTTCCTCACAAACTAAAGAAGCCCTGTTAACCTTACACCCTAAATACCTGCGCATCAAAACCTTTCCCGTAGAAGAAACAGTCCCATCGGCAGTTTCATCCCAGTCACTGACCTCCCAAGTAAATGACGGCAGAGTATTAGCCACGGTCATAACATTCTCAGCGCCTGCACCTGCGCTTACACACCCTCCCAGAATGTACTTAAATATCTGAGCTTGCTGTACCCATACATCAGGAATAGATCCAGCGTACACTTCCTTAGCATCCCCCGGCATGAACTTCCAATCACGACCTTCCCCTGCAATCCACTGAGGCTCATACTGATAATCAGGATCCGGACAAATTGCGCCATGAGTAATTCCAAACCTTCTCCACGTCAAAGCGGCTCCACCGCCCGTAGATCCACTCTCATACCCAAAAGAGTTTTCGGTTTTATACAATAACCTGGTTCGTTCACCTCTAACAACAGTCATGATGCCCTCCGTTTAATCACTATCGGCTGGCTTGCCATCTGCGCTTAGCTCAATAGTCACAGTTCCCGTCCAATACCGCATCGTCGGTACGTTACTTTCCCCAAACCCCAAATAAGTTATCAGTTGATAAGGAGGATACAGGGCAAACTTATTCTTGAACAGGATACGCCTCATCTCAGCCTTCAAATCCTGCATACGTTGCCTGCCCTGACATGTATGAATTATCAAAGCCACTCTGTGCCGATAGTCTATATATTCTTTAGCATGACCTTCCCATTGCTGTGTTTCCGCAGGAGAACCATATCTGATTTCAATAAGGTCATTATTTTTTAGCTGATTTGGTTGGGTCCGTGCAATTTCATTCCAGATACCGAACTTAGGTTTTGGAATTTGATCAGAATGGGTATCCCATTCAGTATCGAGCAAATCCTTCACCGTAGAAAGAACATCGGTTTCAGCCGTATATGTGCTTGTCATACTTCCTCTTAGAACATAACTAAGGCTTGTAATTGGTCAAGGTCCTTCTCATTCTGTTCCTGCCAATATGCTACCTTTTCAGGAGAAGGCACACCATTCATTCCCGTAGGAAATATCTTAGTGTAATCGGCTGACACTACCAACCCAATAGCCGTCATCCTGATACAAAGTTCCTTCACCATTAAAGCATAATCATCAGCCTGTATTCCGTTTACCGTATCATCTTCCATGCATGAACCCCAGATGTACGATATCTTTATAGCCTTCTGATACTGCGGGAACTTTCTCATACGGTACTTCATATGGCCCCACGGATACCAGATATTACCCACAAAATATATCTGAGCCATCTCATAATCCACCCAATAATTACCGGATTGCCTGTCATTTGTCAACTCCATCCAGCCATCTTGCCATAGTGACAGGCTAATAACTGCCCTGATGGGCCTGTGCCTGCACGTAAACCCATACAGGCTATAATCATGTGTCTCATTTAACTGAATACGAGGACGCCAAGCCCGCCTGGTCTCCTTATCTATAGTGTCCTCATTAGCCTTTATCCTTTTCTCTATGTACAACCAACCAAACGATCCGGAATTAGAATCCGGCATATCAACTTGCAGAAAATCGCATACTTCCTGTACGGTACAGTAAACCGGCGCGATATATGGCCTCACGCCTGTTAACTTATCAGTAACCCCAACACTATCCGTGATAGTAACTGCATAATCCGTCACGTAGCCACCTATACCTCAACAGACCCTCGCAGATGCTAAAGCCTACTAGGCACCCAGAATTGTTATTTCCCAAGTGACTGCCAGGGTGTCCAGCAACCCTACGTTAACTGTAGGAGTAACCTGAGCATACGCCATACAGTCTCCGACACTGTGAGTTGCGCTATTCACCAGTGCTGCCTCGTTAATTCCGGTAACATTCAACAGACCAGCAGTGAACGTGGCTTTATACGTAATCACATTATCATACGCAGCTGCCCATGCGCCCTTCAATTTCGGGTACGTAGCATCCATAATTCGCGGTACTCCCGTAACTGTAACTACCGCAGTTATGCCTTTTGTAGTAGCTGCATATCCGGTGCCTACCTCGATCCACGCATGAGTATTATCGAGCTTAGTTCTTGCCGGAGTCATGGCCAGACAATCGGCGATCAAAGCATCTCCCTGATCGACTACCATGTTGCACATGACCGACTTCTGCTTTAACCTACCATCAGGCCCAAAGACCTCAAAGGTCAGCTTACCAGTCACTAAAGCCCTGCTTGCCAAATCCGCAGTCTTTATCCTCTTCGCAAGCTCCATTGCCAAAATTTCTCTAAAGGTTTGCATACCAGTCCTCCTTACACCTTACAAGATGTAATTATATCTGACAGTGAATAGTACAATATCTTTCGAATGTCTTTCCAGCAGGAGCACCTCCGCTGGTATAGATAACTGCACTCACCTCTACCCTGTAGGTATTACCTGCTGTAAACTCGTAAAATCCCTGAGTCACCTTAGTACCAATTATAGAAGCACTCCCATTCTTTATTGTGGTAGATACATCCTCATCAGTTGGGATAAGATACACCACTACAGATGCAGAATGCACCACCTCTCCGGTCGAAAGTATTGGAGCGAAATCAAACTGCGGCCTAATAATATCATCGGCAGAAACACTTAAAGGAGATCCCACAAACTCCAACAGTTGCCGCTCACTAACTAGATTCATTTTTCCTCGCTTGTAACACCCAGTTCATAGCCCGTGCATACAGATAATGAGATATTGCAGCAAAATAAGCCGCAACAACATCAGTCACTCCAACGCTTTCAGACAAAACACGAATATAATCAGCCTGCTTAATAATTACATCTGTCACGCCAACATTATCTCTAATAGAGTTATTAAAGATTCCGGCCTTAATAAGAACATCTGTCAGACCTACAGTGTTAGCTAATGAAACTGCGATACTTCTCATGACAGACGGCATCCCCGCATCCGTCACTACCACGCTCTCAGCAATAACTGCCAAAACGATATTCCTCATGACAGATGGCATCCCCGCATCAGTCACTCCCACGCCATCTACCACAGACCTGTTAAACGTGCCCTGCTTACTCAGAACATCCGTAACTCCAGCAGTGTTAAGAACAGATCTCATAAAATCTACTGTTTTGATTAAGACATCGGTTATTCCTACGTTGTTCTGCAGAACAGCTGTCAAATTTCTGTTCGGTATGGCTACATCAGTCAGCCCTACATTATCTGCAATACCCCTTATCCAATTAAACGGTCCAAACGTCTGCGGTATCAACTCACCTAAATATAAATTTGGATCCATCCTGCCGATTATAGGTTGGTCTATCGATGACAACCACCCAACACCGAAAAGATCTCCCTCAGCAGCTATCCACGAAATATCTGTATCTGTTACCGTGGGATAACATACTTTAGGAATAAAAGGAACATCCAGACTGTCATCAAACCACACACCAGCACTTTTTAATGGCATCTCAACCTCGCCCGTGCTTCCGCCTGCTCTAATCTCTTCTCAACAGGATTACACTCCAAACACCCTTGACTTCCACACGTTACCTTCATACACTTCAAACAAAATCCCCGCTTACGACCACTACCCGGATTTACCGCAAAATGACATCCACAATGTCCACACTGTAACGTACTGCCTTCAACACTTCCCTTTTCACTTATGATTTCAAAGTGCCCATCTTCTCGCACTTTTCCCCCGATCTACTCTTCCCAATAAAGAGTCGTCATAACCTCCGGAGTTGCTGCAGCTGCGACATCAATAGCTCCCTCACCCACGCCATCATCCGCAGTAGCCGGAAGTACGATCTCAGCTCCTGGAGCTGCCACCCACCTGAAAGTAGCACGCTGATTAACCCCTACCTGCAACACCACATTTCCAGCAGTGTACGTAGGTTCCACCGTACTGTTGTCACCACACACGCACAGAGCCGCTGGAGATGCCTTATCTAACTTAGCAGGAGTCACCGCAGATGCAGTGCCTGGAGCAGAGAAGCGCTGTATCGTATGCTTCAAGGTAATATCTGCAGGGGCAGAAACATGAGACATAATTACCTCATAAATCTTACCTCTCCGTGTTGCAACACCTGCTAAAACTATAGTCGTATCCAAAGGATTTGCAACCGTCTGCGTACCTGCCGCAAAATACTTATCCATACCTGCCTCCCTAAAGTGATCCTGTCACTTAAAACCAATGTTGGTACAATGCCATACTTACGAGAACTGTACCTATGATTCCGAAAATACCTGCCGCAATATTAAATTTAGTTCTCATACTTGGAAGATCTTTCAAAATCTTCCTTATCTCTTCTGCCTCTTCTGGACTCTTAGCCACAAGAGCTAAACAACGTATCGAATTCTTAATCTCATTCATATCTTTAGCATTATCTGCTTTCATAGTAGTCATCCCCTCATTCATATGTGAGAGATGATTAGTAATCAACGTATCCATCCCAGATATTGCTTGTGCATTAGTAGCTACAGAAGCTGTCAGAGCATTAAAAAGCTCTACGCACTTTATATTGATTTCCTCATGAATAATTTCAACCTTCTTAGTAGCCATACAGACCCCCTAATTCTACACTATTACCACGTCCATATCTGCCTCAAAATATATAGTATGAGCCGTCATGGAACCATACCCTACCCTTCTCTGAACGTGTCCAGGATCTGAAGGTTTAGATTCCTGTATGTCTCCTGCAGAGGTATCCGACAAATACTGTACCACTCCCTTTGTCGGAGATAACAGAGCATCTTTCCTGACGAAACCACTCTTCAATAACGTAATAGGATTCCCAGCAGTTGAACCATTAACGTCCACACACATAGTTACAAACTTACCTGATGTTGCCTCTGAATTGGCCAGTGTCAGATACCATCTAGTATCATTCAAATTCAAATATACTGTCTTACCAAAAGCTATAGTCTCTCCAGCTACACCCATAAAAGCTTTTCCGGAGTAATCTGCATCTGCTACAGCTTCCGTGAGCATCCACTTATCAGTAAAAGCTCCCGTATCGCCCTGAACACCCTGAATTCCCGTGTCACCCTGAATTCCCGTGTCACCCTGGATACCCGTATCACCCTGAACTCCGGTGTCACCTTGAACTCCGGTATCACCCGTTACTCCCGTGTCTCCCTCAGCGCCTGTATCTCCCTCAGCGCCTGTATCTCCCTGGATTCCCGTATCGCCCTGGATTCCGGTGTCACCCTGGATTCCCGTGTCACCTGCTACTGTTGAATCAGCCCCGGTGTCACCCTGGATACCTGTGTCACCTTGAACTCCGGTATCGCCCTGGATTCCTGTATCACCAGCGACTGTAGAATCAGCTCCAGTATCACCCTGGACACCAGTATCGCCCTGGATGCCTGTATCACCCGCTACAGTTGAATCAGCTCCCGTATCTCCCTGGATACCAGTATCGCCCTGGATGCCTGTATCTCCCTGGATTCCTGTATCCCCTTGAACCGTAGAATCTGCTCCTGTGTCACCCTGGATTCCGGTGTCACCTTGAACTCCGGTGTCACCCTGAATACCTGTATCTCCAGCGACTGTAGAATCAGCTCCGGTGTCACCCTGGATTCCCGTATCGCCCTGGATTCCGGTGTCACCAGCGACTGTAGAATCAGCTCCTGTGTCACCCTGGATGCCTGTGTCACCCTGGATTCCCGTATCGCCCTGTATTCCTGTGTCTCCAGCGACTGTTGAATCTGCTCCAGTATCTCCCTGGATTCCGGTATCACCCTGAACTCCTGTATCTCCCTGGATTCCGGTGTCACCAGCGACTGTAGAATCTGCTCCCGTATCTCCCTGGATACCCGTGTCTCCCTGGATACCGGTATCACCCTGAATTCCGGTGTCACCTTGAATACCCGTATCTCCCTGTATTCCTGTGTCACCCTGGATACCCGTATCGCCCTGAACTCCGGTGTCACCTTGAACCGTAGAATCTGCTCCGGTGTCACCCTGGATGCCTGTGTCACCCTGGATTCCCGTATCGCCCTGTATTCCTGTGTCACCAGCGACTGTGGAATCAGCCCCTGTATCACCTTGAATACCAGTGTCACCCGCGTCACCCTGGATTCCAGTATCGCCTTGAACTGTTGAATCTGCTCCGGTGTCACCCTGTATACCAGTATCGCCCTGATCGCCCTGGATACCTGTGTCACCAGCGACTGTAGAATCAGCTCCAGTAGCACCCTGGATACCTGTGTCACCCTGAATACCTGTGTCACCCTGGATACCTGTATCCCCTTGAACTGTAGAATCAGCTCCAGTATCACCCTGGATACCTGTGTCTCCTTGAACTCCAGTGTCACCCTGAACTGTTGAATCAGCTCCGGTGTCACCCTGGATACCAGTATCGCCCGTGATGCCTGTGTCACCTTGACTGCCTGTGTCACCCGTGATACCTGTGTCACCTTTAGCTAAAAATGAACCGGTGTCACCCTGTATACCAGTATCACCCTGAACGCCGGTTTCCCCAATTTCACCAGTATCACCATGCTGACCGCCGCCTCCATAAATAGGCATATCATACCTCCAGTTTAATAACCTGCCACATAGCCGCGCACTGTAGGCCGCTGTCCAGCAGTCTTATTGATGAAAGATATTTTAGACGTCGCCCCATCACCAAAGGCGGAAACAGCGACGTTTTCTTCTATCCACGTTTCACCGCCCTCTACTAAAATTGCTGTAGCAGATCCGGCAACTGCAACTGCCCCGCTGATATCTATGTAAACGCCGAGATCTGTAATAAAAGTGAACTCCCTTATACATTCAAGATTGCCCGGACCCCCTAAAACCACCAGATTCTCAGCCACATTCGTGACAGCCAGCTTTTTATTTAACGCACGATAATCTGCTTTAGGTTCCACAGATTGACGCACTGTCATTGCTCTACGTATTGTCATATACACCTACCTTCCCCGATTAGGAGAATCACTTTTTCTTACTTAAAAGTTCCTTAAGGTTCTGAGATACGTCCTTAATATTAGCATCTGCGTTAAACGCCAAACCACCTCTTTCAGATGAGGGCAGCCTTACCTCGCCCAACACACCTGCCGAAACATCCCTTTGAGATTGAGGATGTGCCAACATCCGCTCTGGCTCACCATCGACTATTTCGAACCCCACCGGAGGTAAGTCCCCTGCTTCTTTTCCAGGCACATACCCCGGATCATGAACAGGTGCTACGCTCCTCTTAGAACCAGAAGGTGTCAGCGAATCAGGATTGTCAAAACGTGAATAAGTACGTTCTGTAACTCTGTTAACAGCAACGCCCTGTCCCGGTGTTTTATTTATTGCCCGTATGCCCATCATTCTTTTGTTCTGATCGAGAACCTCAAAAATTTCCATATTAGACAACGATTTCGCCTTCTGCGCATCGTCTATCTTGACGGTAACACCCCTCTTAAATCCCCAAAACTCCTCATGAGGTCCCAGCAAAGTAACTTCGTATGACATTACAATTTCCTTTCAGACTTACTTATCAGTAGGATAAAGCTCGACGTTAACCGTAGCGGCGATGGATTTTGCCGTCACATTAGCATTATCTACTACCAACGTAACATATACCAGTTGTCCCTCAAGCAAATCGCAAACCCCTGCTGTAGCTACTAACACGGCATCATAATCCGTATAAGCTGTCAGGCCGCTTATGGTTAAAGCAGAACATAGATCCACGTCAGCCCCAGCGATAACCGCCTTAGAAAGAGTCACATGAACATGATTGGCAGCCATTGTAGGATACTGCTGTGCATTCACGAATATCCTATTTACCGTACAGTTCACCGGTGCCATGAACATGCCCAGAATCCTGGTCTGAGCCTTAATACAATCGGCCACAGGCTCATTCGTCGCGTCCTGAGCACCTCTCGCCTGTGCTACAATAAAAGGAAGAGATTTAACGTAACGAGTTCGATAACCTTTACCTAACTGATCCATCAGTCTCTCTTTGCGTTCGATAACTTTCGTATGTGCCATGTTTAGCCTCCATCAGGGTAGCACTTAGACCACCCACTAACTAATCTAATTTACACCTCTGTAGGCATGAATTCTATACCTACTACCAAACCACTGGACTTAGCTGTTATCGCTTGATCAGCTACGCCAATAGTAACATCCACCGCTTCACCTTCCAACATATTCACAGCAGCAGCAACCAGGGTAAGGTCACAAGCTGTCTCTGCTACCTGAGAAGCTGCTTCGATATTCAGAGCAGCAGTCAACGCAACGTCACCAGTCACATAACCAACCTTAGTTCCTGTCAAGTTAATAACCCCGGCCGCAGCATTATTTGGCCACGCTTTAGCATTAGCGAACATGCGCAATATTTGACAATTACAAGGAGCCACAAAAACTCCCTTATACACTGTCTGGGCACGAAGCGCATCTGCCAGCAAGTCGCTGTCAGCAGAAGTATCATCTATTCGATCTTCTGCTATAATTACCGGTACAACCGAAGTATAGCGAGTTCTATATCCTTTGCCTAACTGAGTCATCAGTGTCGCTTTGAGTTCAATCGTTTTTGTCATGTTAAGCCTCCGCGGGCATGTACTCAACGCCCAATACTAAACTGTTAGACCTAGTTGCCACCGCATCGTTTGAAACAGCAACCACTACATAAACAAGCGCGCCCTCATCCAGATCGGCATTGCCTGTAATTGTCAAATCAGCAGTTAACTTTCCTGTCAACGCATCAATGGACTCTGCCGCTGTTATAGCGTTGGCGTTGTTATAAAAACGTGCCGTTATAGTACCACCGTTAGGATAACCATAAGCACGTGAAAAACAACGCAACACTGTGCATTTACACGGTGCTACGAATATACCTTTATATAAAGTCTCATTACGAATCACATCGGCTACCACATTTCCCGGAGCCACATCCGATCCTCTGTCATTAGCTACTAACACAGTAACCTGCGGCGTATAACGAGTTCGATATCCCTTACCGAGTTGGTCCATTATTCGCTCTTTCCGCTCAATTACTTTCGTATGTGCCATTGCTTTCCTCCCTGGAGGCGACACCCCGATCGCCCACTAAATACCACTTTAGCCCGCAACCATAATACGGTTCGGGCTTACGCTCAAATCTCAAAGCGCCTTTTTCCTCGCTTCATTGCCTTATTTTAGCGAATACAAAGACTCGCTACTCTTGTAAAATCAGATTGCCTAACGGGTAGTGCCCGTTGTTAAACGAAGCACTACCCGCATTAGCCACTTTACTTTAACTTTAGACTGTCTTCAAATCGGAGATCTTGGCCTGCTTCCTCACGTCTAAGCAGCGAAGCTCAGCGTAGGTGAAGAACATGCCCTTGATCCCGAGCATGTCGTTCTGTAGGTAATCTCTCGACTCGAAGTACCTAGTCATTGATGCTACAGCCAGCTCTAACCACCGCGTATCGAGCACGAACACGTCGCACCCACCAGCGGTAAGAGTATGAGCACCGGCAGAGTAGTCATAGCCTTTCTTCATATCCACATCGGGGAAGAAGGGAATTCCACGATAGGTTGCCAGTTGGAAACCAGCCTGGAAACCTGGGAGAGTAGCCTCTCCACCCCTCTTGACCTGGAATGAAGCCTCAGGCATATATCGACGCTGTGCCTGCAGCAATTGGTCTACCCTGTCCAGCTGATCAAAACCGGAAAGTATGATGTCAGGCTCTCCACCGGCTTCACGAACGTACCTAATGGCCTGATCGATCAGCTCAGTTTCAAGATATCTGGTTACACCAGCATTCCCCACCACGTTTCCAGCGTTATACGCAGCAGCTGTTCTATTTACACCACTTGCTGTTAAAGTGGTGGCACCAGGAATCACTCCCCAGTTATAGCACTTTACACCCTCAGCCGGATTACTTGCCAGCGAAAGGACGCGGCCATCATATTCTACTACATCGTCCAAAGCGGTAATTCCACCGCGACCGACCACCATATACTCGTTATCCTGAACGAGAGTAATAGGATCGGTTGGACCGGAACCATTCTGAGTTCCCACAGAAAGGAACGTATGTGCTCCAGTAGATCGATTTGGGGCCACGCAAATTGCCAGGTAACTGCCGGAATTTGCACCGTTCTTATCAGTTGCAGTACCGTAGATTATGTCGCCTGGTCTTAGGGCAGTTGCCGGAGCAATTATAGCCGCACCACTTGTCAACCCAGCTGTGGTGCAAACTACATAGTTGTTATCCAGAATGCCCCCGTTAATGTCTTTAATATGGTCAATAGATGCAAACTCCTGCTCAACCGCAAGAGCGTCACCAATTCCACCCTCTATCCCTGCCAGATACTGCGCCTGCTCAGTCACGCCGAGCATGGTCACAATAGCTCTAGGCGGAGACCATATCTGTTGGTACGTAGACTTAGCAACAGCTGGCAGTGCAGCATTTTCAGCTACCGGAGCTGTGCTAGTATTACGCGCAGAACGGTTTCTCCATCCTACAGTAGTTCCAAACGGAACCTTCCGGAACAGGTTGAATGTTTTAACTTGATTATTTAAAATGTCCCAGACCTTCCGACCGTACGTCTGAGTGAAAAAGTCTGTATAAACCAACTGACTTCCGCCAGCCGATAAACCAGTACCTTTAATCAGATCAAATACTGGAGGGAGCTGAGGCCCAAGGCCGTACCCTGCTTCAACTCTTGTTAGATATTCCATCAGGTTCTCACCAAAAGTTGCCATTAGTACGCCCTCCTACTCATGTCAAGACTCTGCAGTGCAGGGTCCACCTGAGATCTAAATTTATTTACCTGTTTAAATGTGGCGCCAGGAATCTTACCAGCCTTCACTAATAGAGAAGGCGGATCAGGATCCCTACACAACCACTCTACTGCTTTTGTGAGGTCATCGCCACCTACGTTTGCTGACCTGCTCCCTGCGATTGCCGCCGGAACTGGTGTGGTCGAAGCCACAATGCCAGCGCTCTTGAGGATACCCTCAAACTTGGCGGATAATCGAGATTCAATTTCGTCAGCGGCTTTCTTAACCTCTGCGGAAGCGGAGTAATCAGTGCTTTCCGGTTTCTTTAAATCACCCTGAGGACCTGGTTCAATCGAAGAGTCCTTGCCTTTACCAGCAGACTCAGCGCCCTTGTCCTTCACGGTGTCCGGAAGCTTCTCCTTGCCCATGCCTAACCCGGCCATGTCCTTCTGCAGTCGGGCTATTTCGCCTCTCTGCGAAACGATCTCTTCGAGAGCAAGATCAAGCAGCTTGGCGGCCTTTGTCTCTTCCATTTCGTCGTCCTCCTTTGAAGACTCATCGCCGTCCTCAGCCTCCTCTTCAGGGAGCTTAGGTACGTCATTTTTGTCTTCCTGCTTGTCTTCCTTCTCAGGCTCTTTCTTGTCGTCCTTCTTTTCGTCCTTCTTGTCGTCAGACTTTCCGTCCTCTTTCTTATCGTCAGCGGACTTGTCGTCCTTCTTCTCGTCGGACTTGGCAGGTTCCTCAGCCTTTTGAAGCTGCGCTACCTTACCATCCAGGGCATCAATCTGAGCCTGCATCAGGGCAAGATCAACCCCCTTCGCATCAGCAGAGATGTCTTCACCGTTAGCGATTGCTTTCTTAAGCTCATCAACTGCCTTTTGTGCCATTTCGAGTTTACTTGCCATACCTTCCGTTTCACCTAGTACAAATTTCCCATTCACCAGCCTTCTATCCGCTGGCAGTTGGCATTTAGCCAGCCGAGACCCGGGATAAGCCTCGAACATCCTTTAAAGTAGAGTATTCGACCTCTCTACCTTACACCCTAACAAACGGGCAACCATACCCACCAGCCATTCCGAACCAAATCACCCTGTGTTTTCTTATGATGACATCTCACACACAAAACCTGCAAATTTTCATCCCTATCTGCAATATCAAGTTGTCCATACCACGCCAACACATGCCTGGGTGTTATATGATCACACCGTAAAAGCGCTTTGTTAATTTCTCCGCATCTAGCACACGGTTTACCGATAACAAATATGAGATAATTACCCTTGAACCACCAACTGGAAGAACTACCATAGACCGAATACCTTTCTCTGTACCACTCGATACCTTTTTCGGTCTGCTTCCACCTCATCACGCTAATTCTACGAATATCGGCGCCCTTCTCTGTCTTACGATAATTTCTGGTACGTTCACGCCGAGCAATACTTCCCTTTACTGAACGATCATACCTTGTCCAGATAATCCTATCTACTGCAACCCGACAAACACTACAATAAGAAGGCGGACGACCTGCCCCCACCCGTACATATTCGAATTCGACTCCACATGACTTGCATTGCATTTTAACCCGCGCAAAAAATAAGGGTAGAGTTCGACCGCTCTACCTTTATCTTCTAAGTTACTTTTAACGCTATTTTTCTATTCTGATGTAAGTTTACCACGATAGTTCATGTCTTGCAAGTCTTGTATTAGCCGCCCGTTGACATTTTTATAAAATGCCTGCGCCCCTCAACACGCTCTCAACAACCTTCTGCCTCTCCTGAAGTTGCCGTATCTGCCACTGTCTTTCATAACACCACTCTACGCCATTCCCTTGTTGCCGTCAACTCTTGTATTAGCTGCCCGTTACTTAGCTTTATTTTTACCCCGTCGCATCTCCTTCTCTGTCAGATATTCCAGTAGATACCACGAAACAAAAGATTCAGCTATGCCTACTGCCGTGAACACACCCACAAGTAAATTACCTACTTGCATGTTCCCGAGACCGAACTGAATTCCTACATAAGCGTCTCCCGGAATCATAGAATTAACCATGAACACGCTCAGATACTTCAAAAAATCGTATTTCCGAGCAAACTCCGGCTTACGCCTCCTGATTTTCTTCCTGCTTGCCTTACGTTCATCCCCGGTTAAATATTCCGTGCACTTCCACGCTATGAGAGAATCAACAGTACCTACTGTGAATAGCAGCAGAATAAAGAATATTCCGAAGACCCACCGATCGAACCCGAAGAAGTAACTCGAATATATGCCCACAGGAATTGTACTGTTGCTTAATACGATGTTTAAGTACTTCAACAGATTGTAACGTACTTGGGGGCTTTTCTGGAGGTTGATCATAGCTACCTCCGTCAGTTACCGTTGTGTCCATACAAACCTCCGAGTTTATATACATCTCTACATCCAATGTTTACAAACCAGACCTAACAAGTCGCGCTAACAACCTGTCTAATATCCTATCTGCCAGTGCTTCCATTGGATCCTCTGCAGGAATACCTTCCAATATCACGGCACCGCACCTATCTTTAGACTTCAGTAAAACAAACTTGGCGTCAGGATTCACCCCACGTTTGCACACCGTAATCTCGTATAGCTCCAGTTTGGTAACGCTCCAGAAACAGCGTCCTCCCTCACACTTGAACTCAGACTGCAAACCACGCCCTCTAATAGAGAACGAATCAACCTCTCCCTTATTTATAGACTCTATCAGCTCCTTACCAGGAAGAATATCATCACGCAGTCTACAAACCACAAATAGCCCTTTATCATCTACCCTAGTCTTATGAACCTTGCCAGAAGAATCTACGGTCTCCGGCACCACATACCCCACCTGAATTCCAGTGTGTGATAACATAACATTTCGAAACATTGGTTGGAACATGAACTTCTCAAGAGACTCACCTAATGCCGGTCTCTCTATTCTGTGCCCTTCATCATCGATCACCCACGGAGAAGCATACCCCGCTATATAAATCCCATCGGCCGACTTGATAAGTTCCAGGTGCGAGAACGCCAGATGCTTTTCTTCGTCCTTACAAATTTCGCACGAATTACAGACTCCCCATCCCTGATCGCACTTACCAGACACCATCTTAGAATCCTTCTCCACCACCTTACAATCCTTCTTTTTCTTACACTTATCGCAGATACTCATACCACCGAACGTAGGAGTAAACCCAGTATCTGCAACCGTAGCCTGCGCTCCACCTGTTGCTAACCCGGCATCCTTCAACAAGCAAGCCGCCATTTCAATTAGTTCTGCTTCTTTACTCATGCTTACCTCATCGCGTCATTTATCGCGACATTCTGTCACGATTATGCCCGGCCAAATTTCCAGAAATCAGTTCCCATTTTCTCAAAAGCATACCTGCCATTCAATTCTGGTATACTGCAATCATGGATCACGTACTCACGCCTGTTATCAGTCTGCTCGCCAGGCTCCCATTTGAACAAAGCTACCAAACTCAAAGCTTCGTCATTCAGCCACACCACCTTACTGGCCTTTTGAACAGCTTTAACAAATGAACATCGACCGCAATTCTTGCACTTAGAATTACCCATCTGGCACTTCTTCTCGGTCAAGTGCTCATCCTGCTTATACTGCATGTCAGGAGTCTCCTGAGAACCACCCGGCATAAATGGAGCTATGATAGGATTAGGAGCACGCTCCATCAAAAGAGAATCCTTTCTAACTTCCTTAGTACCAACAAACTCCTGTGCCTCTCCGGACTCTGAAACAGCGTCTTCAGTTGGTTTCATAAAAGATACCATATGATCGTTGAGATGAAATACCGCATCTGCTACTTTAGGTACGAGTACCCACTGAATAGGCCATTCAACATTACCGGATAAGTGATCTCCTGAAATCTCTGCCCCTTCAGAAACAGACAACCTAAAATCAGCATGCACAGGTCTCCCCATACGCCAGTGTAACTGAAGCATCCCCACCGTCGAACAAGCGGCACCATTAGGAACGCCTGCCATAACAGCCTTTTCTATATTTGATTTTTCTACCTGCGCACCTGCCTGTTGCATACCCTCAAGTGCTTCTTTCTCACGGTCATAGTTATCACCCTCATCAGCCTCATCTTCAGTTAACGGCTCATCATCAAAATAACACCTGGTAGCCCTCACCCGGGACCCGCTTAATCCTGTACGCAACGATGTCATTAACCGAGCACCATCCTCCATAGTCATTTTACGCATCTCTCCGCTCTCTGGATCCCTGCACCAAACCCCTTCTTTCAAGAACTCTTTAAGATAATCAGCAAAAGGCCCTTCCAATTTTATCTTAGCATCTTTTTCCCCCATTGGAAAAATCATTTTGCAAATTACCTCGTTGTCACTATTGAGAATATTTACATATGAGTTCATACGTTCTCCTTTCCACCTTCTATTGGCTCGTTACGTCGTGGAGGACCAACCTCTCCCGTAGGAATATGGTGATGTGCATCCCACCACTCCTGAAGTGCCTTTTTCCTGCCCTGTCCTTTATCCGCCCATGCCCGATCGATTACTTCTTCAGGATAACCCTTGCCCAGTAGATACTTCTTAGCCTGCTCTAACCCCTTATTTTCCCTATGTGTGCCAACCGACGCCACCCCACCCACATCAGCCCCTTTTCGACCCTCATTATACACTTCATTGGCCCTATCCATTACAGCGTCGAAATTTTCCTCTGTCTTCGCATGCTTACGCTCAACAGGTAAACGTGGCTTAGGTGCGCGACGACGTACTGGAGCCTTCTCTGGCTTCGCCTCTGCCTCTGGCTTCACTTCGGGAATTACTGCTCCCTCCCTTAAAAACCCTTTGCGCTCCATCTTATCTACCGCATCATCGATATCCTCTGTAGGATATCCCTTATCCCTCATATAACCCCTAACCGCTTCTTTAGCATCTGCATGCCGATGTCCCATCCTGGCCTTTCCGAACGCCTCCTTCCACGCTTTAGCAGCTCCAACTTCGTCCTCAGGTTTTAAAGGCTTAGCTCCGGCTCTAGGCGGTTTTGCACGAGCTACGCTATAAAGACCGTCTCCAGCTATAATTCTATCGATACGAAACTTCATACCCTCTACCACTTTACCACCATCTTTAGCTCCAAGCAAATCTGTTATACTCTTATACATAATATCCCATTTTACATTTTTAATGTCATCCAAAAGTTTCTGCGGAACTTTGCCTTTTTCGTATTTACCACGCAAAATATCACACCTGAAACAGCCATTTGGTGTTGCCTGAGCAAACGTCAAACCATTGTCTATGAAATACAGCTTGCCGTCATTACCATTTATAAAATTATTACCGTGCCTGTCCGTATTGTAACTAATAACATCAAACAGACAACCCTTCCATCTATCATCGTCTGAAATCTTATCTGCTACTCCACCAGCTGGACCATCTACCCAAACCTGGGCAGACCCTATCTCACCGTCCACTTCACGAATAACTGTAGGAGGCACCAAACCCCAGCCCAACGCCTCAGAAAGTTCATAGGCCAGCGCCTCTCTCTTATAAAAAGTACCATGATGGATAGCTCCTTCACTGGCTACGCTCCTTAAAGAACGCTCACCACTCGCAGGCTTCCAGCACTCTTTAATCTTGTCCCCCTCCACATGCATGGCCTTAGCCAGCATAGGAATGACATTAGGAGCCTCTACCCTTATTTTGAAAATTTTATTACAGCCGCCACCCAAAACCTCCTTCTTCACACATGCTCCTGCTATAAGAGACTTATAGGCATCTGGAGAAAGACTCTTAACTAGGGGAGAAACATGTGCACCTTTAACACCCGGCTTCTCAGGCTTCTCCTCAGGTTTTTCCTCATGTTTCTCAGGCTCCTCATGTTGAGGCTTAACGAAAGGCTCAGGCTTTCCAACCACCTTAGCTTCTCGCAAACCATGCGCCAAACCACGTGCCCTCACCTCTTTCTGAATATCATTAACCAGTTTCAAATACTCTATATAATGTAACCTTAATTTACGATACAGATCACCTGTCTTTTGCTCCTTAAAAGCAGCGTCCTCAAACGCCTTCTTATACACAGGATCGGCCGCAAACCGAATTTTAAGAAAATCTTTCTCATTTTGCGCCTGCATCCACTCTTCCTTAAGAGCAGACCTCTTTTCCCTGACGTTTCCGAAATATTCCTTTACATTATTCCATAAAATCGTCAGTTCATTGTCATCAAGTCCCTTAATATTACCTGCGTCTACAGCACGCACTCCCTTATCATACCCAGGCGCCCACGGATGCTCTGGCAGAAAAGCTGCTTTGCCCTCTTGCCACGCAGCTATTTCCTCCTCCCTCATCCATTTACGCTGTTTGAACTGCTTACCTCCCCGGTTTACATCGACCCACACCAATTTATAACCAGGCCTGTTAGCAAAAGCCTCTCCAGTCTGCACGGCCTTAGTAATCTCTTCTAAAGACGCTATAACTTCAGCTGCATTGATAATCTGCATTTCACTCATGACTTACTCCTAATACCACTGACAGATTTTAACAGCTCGCACTGTAATATCCAAGACAGCGCCCAGCAAACCTCTTTGGGAGACAGTTTCAACTCCTCCCTACCTGCCTTGACAGTGTTCTTCAACCACTTCTGAAACTCTACCAAGCCCGGCTCTGCCATATTACCCTCATTTTGCTCTTAAACCAATCACAACACGACGGCTGAGGAGGTTGCGGAACCTTTTGAAAATTAGCTGTAATAGATTTATCTGCGTCCATGACTATAGTAGAGGACGCAGAATTAAACAATACCCCACCTGTCCAGTTAACGAACTGCCAACCACTCGCAGGAATAGCATTAATATCGACTACTGTATTTTCCACATAAGGATATGTACCCACGGTCGGATCAGTTGTACCATTACCATTAACAGAAATGTTCAACAGATGATATATAACTGGTGGTGAAGGCAGCGGTTTAAATTTCAAATAATGAGCATCATAACCACCAAGTTGCTTAAATACATCTATTGCCTGGAATGGCAGATAAAAACGACCGCTAGCTCCCCAGCCAATACCCCATGAATTTTGCCCGAAGAATAGACCCTTCTCCTGATCGTAGCCAGCCAGAATAGTTTCATGTCCCCCAGCTACATGATCTGCAGCAGATACATTTGACAATATGCCTGACGGCTCAACGTTCATCCACTTATCAAACCAGGGTGATCCTATGGATACCAACCAACCAGGTCCACCGGACAACACAGATGCCTCAGAATCAGCCAACGCTGACATAATTCCGTTAACTCCATCGACACATCTAAAATAAGCAAACTCCGGATACTTTAATGCCTGTGCCTGCCTTTCCGAAGATGGCGCAGAAATGTCAGCCTTATCAGGATCGTACGGCCAGAAATGCTCTAGCAAGCAACCCATTTTCAACAGCCAATCAAAACAGTCTTTAGGATATGCCCCGATATCTGATGTCAACGTGCCCTCGATAAACCTGGCACCATTATATATCCATGTCGGAGAATACCACTCTGTAAAAACGTGCAACGATTTAGCCACGGCACCTACATTAGCTCCTATGCCAAATCCGGTGCAAGAACTTACTGCTCCTTGATACCTGACCTCTGGCAACAGCCTGGACAGATCGACCGCATTTGGAAATCTAACCAGGGCCGCCCTGTGCAGATAATCACGATTATCAAACTTATCTTTTATCCAGCCCGTTACAAAACTACCCGACATTTACTTTACCCCCTTCACCGATTCTTCTACTTCGACCATTAACCGCACCGCCTTTATTTCATCTGTTGTAGGAGTAACAAAGCCCATAGATACCAGTTTCTGCTCTACCAGCTCCTCTACTTCTCTAGGCTTTGACAAGGGCTTCTTCTCCTCCAAGTTATCACCGGAGCTTCCCATATTAAGCTGTTGAGCGTTTACATCTTGATTAGTAGCAACATCCTGTGCTCCTTCACCAGGGCCCCACTTATGCGTCTGAAATACTTTACCATCTGCCATCGCCGTTTGTGGCTGCAGCACTTGCCCAGGACCCGGAGGTTTACTGGACACGCCTTGTTCACTAGGAGCTCCCGGAACCATAGGTATCTTCTCTGGAATAGGCGGCTTCTGTAATTGAGACCCCTGCTTATAAATCTCAACCAATTTAACCAGATTATTGCACTCAGCCAACTCCCTAACCTCTTTGCTCAGCTTATCATCCTTGCCCATCCTATCCTCCTGATTTACTAACCCATCAGCAGATTTCACCCACAGCGGAGCAGAACTTGACTGCGTAGCCCCGCCTCCCATCTTCTTGACCCTCTCAACTTCCTTCTCAGCAAGTTCATTCTTAACTTTGTCCTCTTCTGAATAACAGATATCATCTGCACCTCCACCACCAGAACCGCCTGGATACGGAGTAGCTCCTTGAGACCGTGTTACTAACCCCTTATTGTACGTTTTTTCGTCCTGAACCTTGTCCTTAGGCGCCTTCGGCTCTTCAGTCACCTTCTCTTCCATCATAATGGTTTTATACGTTCCTGTCTTAGAAGCAGGATCAAGTAACTGCTCCACGCCGTTGATTTTTTGAGGTTGTTGCTCCTTTGGTTTCACTAACAGTTTAGCATCTAAAGACGTTACTAAACCACCAGCGGTGTACTGATGCCCCGTAGGATGAGATCCTTCCTCATCTTCGTTCTGCCACCCTACCGTGCCGTAACTCTCCTTATTCTCTCCCTGCTCATTACGATGCTCAACATCTTCAGGACTTTCCTTACCGTGAATCACCACAGCCGCTCCTTTGGCCTTCTCCAACTCATTGTTCAGCTCTTCAACTTTATCATCACTGAAAAGATCTTCAGGCTCATTTGAAATATATTTATTACACACGCAATTAGGATCCACAAACCCCACAAATGGGCACCACGGAGTACCAAAATTAGATACCATTGGATCTGACCTGTCAGGTTCATGATAAAACCCGCAATACATGCATCGCATTTCATCGTCTGCTGGACGATACCCCACATCTCTAGCTAGATCCACAGCCACTTCTAAAATTGAGGACACGTTAGATAACAGCGCATTTGCTGCTTCCATTATCTCAAGATTAGGAGCCTTCACAGCCTTCTCCAGCAATTCCAAAGATTCCCCAGTCAATCTGTTCTCCGGTACTTTAACCCCGGACTTAGCAACATTATCCCTAATCACCTTATAAAACTCAGCTGCATCCTCATCCATAGCATCAGGATGATATATTGCAGCCTTACGATTAACCAGTTGACTCATCACCTGCTCTCCAGCCTTCACAATCTGATCCTCTGTGTACTTAGCAGATCCTGATTTCATCATCTTGTAAAAAGCCGACAGAACTCTCCAATCATCGGCAAGCTGCCTGTTATCAAGTTCAGTGGGATCGTAATAATCCAATTTCTGCTTACGCAGTCCGCCCTCACACTTAATACCAGAATCCACTTTCTTGAGAGAATTCATATCATCCTCAGAAAGAACCTCTCCAATACCCTCACTCGGACTATCATTTCCTCTTGCTACGTTATCTCCTGTAGTTGGCCTTAGCCCGGCACCATAAACTCCGCCTCCTCCACCTTCCACAGTGCCAGTAGAGTCCTTCTTAATTTGCAAAGCATCCATCTGAGCCACAACTTCCCTTGCCTTTACCATAGCTATCTGCGTAGGCGGAACATACTCTACACCATCAGCGTGAGCGTAAAACTGAATACGATCGTACGCCACATATACCTTGTTAGGATCCACCCCTACTTCCTGAGCCATACTCCGCACCTTTTCCTCTAATTGACTGTGTGTAAACTGCATATGACCTATGTGCGTGAAAATAACAGATTTTATTTCCAACTCCTTGCACATCTTAAGTGAATTATAAATGCTCTGATGTCCCGCAGGCTCTGTCACATCGTCCACTAAACTGTTGCCACAAAGCACAGCTACTGACACTCCCTTAATTGACTTAGGTTCATCTATCCTTAAAAAATCAGGAGCATATGCCACACTGATATCCTTGTACTTGAAAATGAACCCCACTGTGGTAGTGTCCTTAGCATGAGTAACTACAAATGGGTCAATCTTAACTCCATCAGGCAGCTCAGCGCCACGTTGAAGATAAACTACCGTACCCATAGGCAAATCAGGAACTCCCATGATATGATCACCGTGCCTATGGGTAACGAAAACAGCCTCGGGTATTAAGTCCTTCATCTGCTCCTTAATATCCGGGCCGCAATCAAAAAGTATCAGACGGCGATCGCAGTCTATCAAACAGGCTGCCTTCATCCGCGCTGATAACCCCTTCTCGGCTGCCTCTTTACATTGAGGACAATCACACCCTTCTTTCGGTAATGCATGCCCATTACCCGAACCAAGTACTATCACACTCACAGTCTTATCAGTCTTTTCCATTATATCCTCCGACCGGCAGTGAGAATCCATATTTCATCTGCCCTGTCCGGATTCTGTAAAAAAGGTTCTATTACAGTACGGAACAGCTCACTCACATTTGGAGCATCTCCCAGCGGTTTCCACTTTCCATCTTCCAGCACCTTATACCATACCCGGACCTGCTCACCATCTCCTATGTGATGGTGAATGTCCAGTTTAATAACCACGCCTTCCCTATTGACAGTAACCATCCCGGGAGACTTAAAACCCAGCCCCATTCTGCGCGAATTAGACTCTATATCATCGTTTACACGTTGCACAAGCCTGTCCTTCTCCTCTTTCTCCATAAGTTTCAATCTTTCCAGCTCGGTGGCCTTCTGCAACTCATAAGGTTTGCACCAGCGAACAGACTTATATGTCCGCCCTCCGAGATTGACCTCTGTCTCGCGTAGAAAGAAGCCTTCAGACTGCTTACGCAGTTCAAGCTCACGCCTGACTATAGACTTTTCGAGTTCTTCAGTCACTAAATCTCCTAATCAGCTCCGCTTTCTGCCCTATCAGCACACGAATCACACTGATAATGATGAGCAGCATCCTCTCTCGTCAACCTGTTCGGCTTTTTACAGGTAGGACACGGTAGATTACGAGGGTTATGCTTAGAAGCTGCCCTTAAAGCGCTCCTACCACCAGGATCAGCAAATCTTATTGGCTCTCGCCCCTCATCCTCAGCCTCTAAACCCCGTTCATACTCGTCATCATCTTCCTGTTTCCGAATACTCTCTGAGACTATCCCACCTTTAGATGGCTTACTCTCCTTACCTTCGGTTGCCTCTTCGACTATCCCACCTTTTGATGGTTTGTCCTCACCAGTTTTAGGCGGTCTGTTCCACCAATCAACGCTCTTATGTTTCTTCGGTGGTATGTACTCCTCATCTTTCTTCACATCCTTACCTTTAATAGCAGTTTTAACCTTTATACCCTTCTTATCTTTCTTATCTGACTTGAGCTGTCCTTTGAATGCGCTAGAAAGATAAACCGCCCCCTTCTCAAGCTCTCGCAGAACTACTGTTTTAGGATCCTTATCGTGAATATAAGACTTATATAGCTCTACCACTTCTTGAGCCTTCTTCACATCAGTACCTATCACATCACCGAACAGTTCAACAATCTCGTTTGCTACCGCGTCTAAATCAACGTTAGCAACCTCAGCCTCATTCGCTACTGCATGTTTGAACGGTTTCTGTGTCTGAAGTATCAGAAGAACCAGCTCCTTTAACTTCTTTTCGTCCTTCTCCTCCGCCATTATATACCTCCTTGTACAAAGCGGCTTTAACCCGTCGCCACTTTCGTATCATTTTCATATCCTCTTTTGTTTTAACTTTATGACATCTTTTACAAAGCACCTGCAAATTCTTCCTGTCATGCGTACCACCTAAAGCTCTTGGAATAATATGGTCAAGTTGCCTTTTAACTCTTGAACCGCATCTTACACACGACCTGTCCTCTATTACTATCCGCTCATACCTTACCTGTTCAAGCTCATATCCCTTAGTACCTAAATACTTCAGATACCTCTTTCGCTTTCTAAATTTACTCAATAGCCTCTCACGTAAAGTAGGCTCCTGCTTCAGAACCTGCCCCATCGACGGAGGCTTCAGATTACTCACTTATGCCCCTACGTGCCTCAACACGCCCTCTCTTATAGCGACTGCTCAGGATATATACCTTTGGGGTTATTCGCATCTAATCCCGTAATAGGTTTAGACACCTCGGATTTCTTTTCTTTCGGGCCCTCACACTCAGCACATTCTCCAGTCGGACCCAAAGACCTCAGCTCCTTCCAACAAGTTTTACACGTGCCATAACCCCTGGCTGCCTTCTCCAGTTCATACAGCACTACAGCTTTCTCCAATCCCAATGCCTCGACTCTCTTCAACGGAACTCCTTGAACCCAGCCTTTCCCACCGTAATTCTGTGCCACTACTACAAACTCCCCATGTGCAGGAATCAGAATTATCTCTCCTAAATCAGGCAAAGGTTCTCCAACCATAAAACTCGCTCTAGCAGTTTCGCCTACCCTCAAGGCCTTGCGCCATCTGGCTTGCAGAACATCCTTTACCTCTCCGGCCTTTTCTTTCTCACCCCCAACGGCCTCTTTAAAGGCTTCAGGATCTCCAGCATGTAAACGATCTGTCAGGCCTCCTACGGCGTGTAATTTCTCCTCACCCTTACTCTCCTTAGGAACATCCTTCTTAGGTACTACTTTCGCCTGCGGCATTACTGATTTAACTCCCAAAATACCGCCCACATTTAAAATCTGGCCTATCACCTTATGCATTATCTCATAACCAGAATAGCTTTCTACGGCTTTAGCTTCTCCTCTCTTAGCAGCTTCCTTCCATTTAGCCATTCCCGACTCAGCCCCTTTCATGGCATGCCACAGTTGCTTCTCAGATAGGTCAGCCTTCACACCAGCCACATCACCTTTACGATACGCCCCTATTGCCTTGCCTAACATTATCTTATCAAGACGATCATCCCTTACCTCGTGAGCTAAAGGCCAAAGGTGTTTCGGCTTAGGCACCACTAATTTCTCATGCGTCAACAATCTTTCCTTGTTTTGAGGAGGTGCTCCTCTAACTACACTTCGCGCTTCACGATAAGCATCCCGGGCTGCCACTAACCCAATATCAAACCTTGCTCTTGCGACCTTCAAAATTTCAAGCATATCAGGATCACTGGTAGCCTTAATACTATCCACCATAAACTTAGCCAGCGCTTCCTTTTCATCCGGTTTCAAATCAAAATACTCTTTATTATACTTCCTAGGCTCAGGCTCGACCGCAACAGGATGTCCTTTAGGTAGCTCCATACCCATTTTCTCCATGACAAATCTCTGTGCTTTGAGCGGCAAATCTTCCATCTTTATAGCCTGCCCTAATTGCCCATAGGTAATCTTATTACCGTAATCCCCAGCATACTGACCAAACCCATTAGGAGCGTAAGGATCCTCATCAAACCCGTAAACGCTACCATCAGGAGTAATTAGAGTATATCGATCTACTGCCTTACCTGGCCCCTCATCAAATATTCTCGGTCCTTTGGCTTCTTCGGCCTCCCGTGCTTTAATCCTTTCGGCCTCCCGTGCTTTAATCCTTTCATACTCGGCTACCCGTAAATACTTTATTTCAGGCTTAGGAGCTATTTCTTGACCCCCAGCAGCTCCTGGAACTTTCGCAGGTTCAACTATCCTAGCCCCTTCTGGCAGCTTCTCGCCCTCTTTCATCCACCTGTGAGACTTAAAAGGTACTGCTCCACGATGTACTATAACTTCAACCAGATTATATCCTGGTTTACCCGGATTACTCCACCCGGCAAGTTCCAATTCGATATCCTTCTCCAATTCCTTTATAACAAGCTGCTTCTCCAATGATAGTTCCATTACTGCCTCCCCAAAGCTAACCGTGTCAGGCTAATACCCTTCACTATGTACTCACCCAGTTTAGCCATAGTTGTCTTTAACGCACGCTCTGTATAATAAGTACCCCGCGGTGGTTTTTGCTTAGTCACCTTAGGCACTACATGCTCCCTTACATACGCATATGGAGCATGATAATCAATTTCAGCACCATCAGCCGTCTCAAATTCCTCGCCGCTCTGCTTCAATATGCCCTTCACCACCGGCACATCTAGCTGAGACTCAGCGAATGTTGCTTCCACAAACATCTTAGTCCCTAGCACCAAACCCCTGACGAACTCATCCACATCTCTCGGATCGATTTTAATTGTCATTTCATTGTCCTAAAAATTGATTCCTAAAAGTGAACCTGCATACAATGTCTCAAACATAAGATCTCCTGTGTAATCTGCCCATGTACTACCACTATCACCACTATAACAACCATTTCCACCATCATAGGTAGGGGAAGAGAAATCACCACGCCAACCAACATATGTGGCTAGAGTAGTCACAGATGTTCTGCACACTATGGCATATTTAGTAAATCCTAAAAGGGAGGCCGCTGACGTAAACGTGATAGTTCTCCACTCAAAAGGAGATGCTGTAGGTAATGTATTACCATTTGTTGTTCCTACACATAAATCGCCACCTGTTGGCCGACCATTAACATCAGTGGCCCGAATACTCACTGTCAATGTGCCTGGAGAACCTAACCTGTAAATTAACAAGGTTACTGCACCAATTCGATAGGGGATTAGATTGGTAAAAGTCATTGCCTTCCAATATACATTAGGATTTCCATTTCCTATGGCAACGGCAGCGTCGTCATTACTAACATAGGCTTGTCCTCTATTCATATCTAGAACCCCATTGTTATATAGCTGCAATCATAAGTATTTGCTGCTACTCTCCACAAAATAACATCATACACACCTGCATTCTGAGTCAAAGAACTTAACGTAGTATTACCTGCCCACGTGAAAGTACCACCACCACCAGTCTTCGCCCATGTTATTGCCCTAGCTGTAGCATCTGCCGACTTAATCAATCTTACCCTACACATGCAATCTACACCAGGATCAGTGATAGAAATTGCACATGCCTGATCAACTGTACCTGAATGTTGATTTGAAGATGACATATCAAAAGTATGAGAAGCACCTAAATCACCATGTGCTGTAATAGCGGTTATAATACTGTAAAAAGTTGCCGGAGTACCAGCTGCTCCAGTATCTCCCTGAACGCCATCGCCCTGAATTCCTGTGTCACCTTGACTGCCGGTATCACCTTTGGCTAAAAATGAACCGGTATCACCCTGGATTCCTGTGTCACCTTGAACTCCTGTGTCTCCAGCGACTGTAGAATCTGCTCCAGTATCGCCCTGGATACCAGTATCTCCAGCGACTGTAGAATCTGCTCCGGTGTCACCTTGACTGCCGGTGTCACCAGTTATGCCCGTGTCACCAGCGACTGTAGAATCTGCTCCAGTATCACCCTGAATACCCGTGTCTCCCTGAACTCCTGTATCTCCAGCGACTGTAGAATCTGCTCCAGTATCTCCCTGAACGCCTGCCCCTGTATCGCCCTGAATTCCTGTGTCACCTTGAATTCCTGTATCTCCAGCGACTGTAGAATCAGCTCCAGTATCACCCTGGATTCCTGTATCACCCTGGATACCTGTATCACCAGCTACATTTGAATCAGCTCCCGTATCGCCCTGGATACCAGTATCGCCCTGGATGCCTGTATCTCCAGCGACTGTAGAATCAGCTCCGGTGTCACCCTGGATTCCTGTATCACCCTGAATTCCTGTATCACCAGCTACAGTTGAATCAGCTCCTGTATCACCTGTTATGCCTGTGTCTCCCTGGATTCCTGTGTCACCCTGAATTCCTGTATCTCCAGCGACTGTTGAATCAGCTCCAGTATCACCCTGGATTCCCGTGTCACCCTGGATTCCCGTGTCTCCAGCGACTGTAGAATCTGCTCCCGTATCGCCCTGAATACCCGTGTCTCCCTGAACTCCTGTATCTCCCTGGATACCTGTATCACCCTGAATACCCGTGTCTCCCTGAATTCCGGTGTCTCCCTGAATTCCGGTGTCTCCCTGAATTCCGGTGTCTCCCTGAATTCCGGTGTCGCCAGTTATACCTGTATCTCCCTGGATACCTGTATCTCCAGCGACTGTTGAATCAGCTCCAGTATCACCCTGGATTCCCGTGTCACCAGCCATGCCCGTATCGCCCTGGATACCAGTATCGCCCTGAATACCCGTGTCACCCTGAATTCCTGTATCACCAGCTACATTTGAATCAGCTCCCGTATCGCCCTGGATACCAGTATCGCCCTGGATACCAGTATCTCCAGCGACTGTAGAATCTGCTCCGGTGTCACCTTGACTGCCGGTGTCACCAGTTATGCCCGTGTCACCAGCGACTGTAGAATCAGCTCCAGTATCACCCTGGATTCCTGTGTCACCCTGGATACCTGTATCCCCAGCGACTGTTGAATCAGCCCCTGTATCGCCCTGAATTCCTGTATCTCCCTGGATACCTGTATCTCCCTGGATACCTGTATCGCCCGTGATGCCTGTGTCTCCCTGAATTCCTGTGTCTCCCTGAATTCCCGTGTCACCCTGGATTCCCGTGTCTCCCTGAATTCCCGTGTCACCCTGGATACCTGTATCTCCAGCGACTGTTGAATCTGCTCCGGTGTCACCCTGGATACCAGTGTCTCCAGTTATGCCCGTATCACCCTGAACGCCTATGCCAGTATCACCCTTCCCGCCTAAGAAAGAAAGATTTACTATAACCCCATCCCCGTTACTAAAAGGTGGTGTTGTAAAAGACTCGATATAGTCAACATTAAACACCATCCACGAAGTGTTGTCAACAAAACCTGTTATCCAAGCGTCCCAAAACCTACTTGCACCGTTGTTCTGATTAACTAATTTAGCAATAGGAGAATCACCTTGTGATAAGGCATATACAATAGTTTGCCAAAAAGCCGTCCTGTTATTGCTATCAGCATCTACCATACTGACAAAAATCTTAGTTACCCACATTTCTACTGCATTATTAAATCTTAAATTACCACTACCTGGATTTGATTCAGTCAAAGTATCATCAAACAAATACCTTGATGAAAAACCAGCATACACACCTTGAATTCCCGTGTCTCCTTGAACCGTAGAATCAGCTCCCGTATCACCCTGGATTCCTGTATCTCCAGCGACTGTAGAATCAGCTCCAGTGTCACCCTGGATACCTGTATCTCCCTGGATTCCTGTATCTCCAGCGACTGTTGAATCAGCTCCAGTGTCTCCCTGAATTCCCGTGTCACCTTGCTCTCCCGTATCCCCAGCGACTGTTGAATCAGCTCCAGTATCACCCTGGATACCTGTATCGCCCGTGATGCCTGTGTCTCCCTGAATTCCTGTGTCACCCTGAATTCCTGTGTCACCCTGAATTCCTGTGTCTCCCTGAATTCCCGTGTCACCCTGGATTCCCGTGTCACCAGCTATGCCCGTGTCACCCTGGATTCCCGTGTCACCCTGGATGCCTGTATCTCCAGCTACATTTGAATCAGCTCCGGTGTCTCCTTGAACTCCGGTGTCACCCTGGATACCTGTATCGCCCGTGATGCCTGTGTCACCCTGAATTCCTGTGTCACCCTGAATTCCTGTGTCTCCCTGAATTCCTGTGTCACCCTGGATTCCTGTGTCACCAGCTATGCCCGTGTCACCCTGGATTCCCGTATCGCCCTGAATTCCCGTATCACCGATTATTCCGGTGTCACCTTGAATACCCGTATCTCCCTGGATACCTGTGTCACCTTGAATACCCGTATCTCCCTGGATACCTGTGTCACCTTGAATACCCGTATCTCCCTGGATACCTGTGTCACCTTGACTGCCTGTGTCACCTTTGTCACCTTGACTGCCTGTGTCACCTTGACTGCCTGTGTCACCTTGACTGCCTGTGTCACCTTTGTCACCTTGACTGCCTGTGTCACCTTGACTGCCTGTGTCACCTTGACTGCCTGTGTCACCTTGACTGCCTGTGTCTCCCTGGATACCTGTATCTCCCTGGATACCTGTATCTCCCTGGATACCTGTATCGCCTTGAATTCCAGTATCGCCTTGAATTCCCGTGTCACCCTGAATTCCCGTGTCACCCTGTATTCCTGTATCACCGTCTAATCCCGCTGTGCCTGTGTCGCCTTTTACTCCACTACTCGCATCATACCACTTCGTACCATCATAAACCAAAGTCAGCATAAGCAGAATTTCATCCTGCTCTGACCGAAGATAAATATTATCTACATTATGTTTAACCGTAATTACATGTGCCGGATTTGCTGCCTGAAGAACTATAATATCACCTGAAAGATAACTGTTACTAATGGTCGTCAGATCATCAGATACAGCAGCTCCTTCTGAATCAACGGAATAGAACATTCCCCAATCATCAATACTTATAGCTCCTGCTGCTATTACCTTTGCCGCAAAAGGAGACGACGCAAATACTTTTCTATAAGTTCCCATTATACCCATACCTCCAGTTGACCATCAAGACCTTCTCTAAACCCCTGTGATATCAAAACATTACCACCAGGAACGGCTCCGCTAGTACGCAACCTAACATCGTACTCAACATCATCATAAAACAACCCCTCTCCACTCGGAACATAAACAACAGCAAAACCATAAACATCGCCTGTTCCACCTCCTCCACCTGTACCTGTATCACCTTTAAATCCTTGTGACCCTTGGACACCGGTGTCACCTTTCCTTCCCGTTATCAATAACCTGCCTAACCTGTCATGTACCTCAAGACTATCCCCGTCCGTCCTCAAAGAATAACCAGCGCCCAGGCTTAAATCAAAGGGTATAAGCGGCCTTCTCCATCCGTCTTTAGGTAATAGATAAAGATTCACAGTAACGGGGCCGCTGTCTATATTAACAATAATAACAAGGTCTGCTTTTGTAATAGCAGTTGCCACATACAAAACCCCCGGCTCTTCTCCTGCATCCCTCATTGGAATAAACCCGTTAGTAATTTCCTTCCAAACATCACCGTCCTTTCCATAAATAGAAAATTGAAGGGTTGCAGCTTTTGAAGCAGATCCTGTCATACTATCACCCGGGTTTAAAATCATCATGATGTCACCTGTAACTGCCCCAACTTATCATAAACATTAACAAAATCACCATTAGTATGAAGAGAATACCCGGCTCCTAATTGCAACGCAAACGGAATTATCGACTTAATCCACCCGTCTTTAGGTAATAGATACAATTCAGTTCTACGCGAAGTTACAGAATCCGTATTTACTGCTATGACAAGATAAATAAGTACAGAAACCACATCATCAGGAGCTGTGTACAAATCTCCAGGATCTATTACCCCAGGATCTGGATTTTCCTCTGGAAGAAATCCCTCCCCTAACCTTTTATATGTCGTACCGCTGCTTCTAATCACAGCCCCAAATATCAAATACGTCACGATACTGGCTCTGGAAGCACACCCCTGAAGTTTATCCCCGGGATTCAATACGAGCATCTAACCTCCGAGTCCTAACTGGATTTCTTACTAGCACTTCCTTCACTTCTTTACTTGCTTGGACTTGTCAGACCCTGTAGGATCGACAGCCTCTGCTGGTTGTGCAATATCAGGCACTTCCGAAGGCTTAACATCGCCTTTAGCATGAACCTGCTCCGGATCCTCTGACTTTTTCATTGATGATGTACTTATCTGTTCCCCACCCATCATATAGCGATCTTTAGGCTTAACCGCCTTGGATCTAGGCCCTCTGAGCAGACCGGTTTCGGAACTTTCTGCATATCCCCTTAAGGTTCCACCCGGATATTGTTTCTCTCCACCCGGCTTTGCCATTTCTCCAGAAGGAACTTTCTTCTCCAACTCATGCAGCACTACAGCCTTCTCGAGATCCAATATCTCAGCCTTCTCGAGATCCTTTGCGATATCTGCTTCAAACTCCTTCTCATACTCAGCACATTTCTCCTCATCAGCTCCTGACTCAGAAGGCCACTGACCTGTAATTTTCTTATGCACCGTAGCACAGTATGCCTGTGGATTAGATTTATCTTTGTTTGCAGCCACACATGCAGCGAAGTTCTTATACTCCCCGAACGGCATATTTACCTCCTATCACTCTGAACCTTTAGGAGCCGTCCAAGCCTCTTAACCCAGACGGCTCCAGTAAACCTACATTAACTTCTTTATAGCCGTTATATCCAAACAGTTTACTACACCATCTCCGTTAACGTCAGCTTCTGATGTCACCGTCACGAGTTCGAGTATCATCTGTTCGACTAAGGCGATATCCGTTGCGCCTACTAAACCATCTCCATCGACATCGCCAACAACAGAGATGGATAATGCGTTTCCCAGCCACGTTGCCGGTATCTGAACTCCCTGATTATTTCCTAAGATGCCATTTGAATAGGCTAGGACACTTGTTTTCTTAAAAGAAACTACCTCAAAAATCACCTCTGCCAAATACCCTGCTCCGCTTACTCCTGCCAGTTCCGGCAAATTATTTATTATTCTCAATTTGCCATTACCAAAATCCCGCCACATATCTATAGGAACAACAGTAGTTCCTATAATACCATCTTTTAATTGCACTATAGACAGCACGGCAGCATCAAAATCGATATCATAATTAGCAGCATCAAAATCCACAACGCCATCCACCGTAACTTTAGCACTGAACTGATCTCCTACCTTTACCTTACTTGGAATTGCCAGATTTACTACCGTCATTTATCCTCCTAGCCCTGCTTGGGTTGATTATTACCATTGATACGTTTAATAGAATCATTGATTACTTTATTAGCAAGGAATCCGGTAATTATAACGCCTACCCAAGTTCCTATCATGGGTAATACCTGTTCAACTTCTAATTTACCTTGAAAGGCCATTATACCCATGATTGAGAACGACCCCACCAGAATAATTCCCCCGAACAAAGCAGTCGCGTTCCAATTCTCAAACATTCTTCCCTCCTATCCTGTCGAATTAGAAGGCCATCCCATTGCCTTCTCCTCTTTAGGTTTATTCTCAGCTGCCAATTCTTTCTTTGACGGCAACCTGTGTTTCAAATCAGGATGACTCCTCAACTGCCTGTAGGGATCCTCTACATCTCCATAAGGATACATCCTACTAGGCTCTGTCTCACCCTTAAAATGAGATGACATGTCACCCTCTTTTGCTATGACCTTCTGCTCTTTCGGCTCCTCTCCGGTCTGAGGATTTACATACCGTACTGCCTGAATATCATGTTTACCGCTCTTGACTGTAATCAGCCTAGGCTCAACATTAGTTAAATGTTTAAAATGGCCTACAACCACTCCTTTGCACAGCTCATACAAAACTATTGCTTTCTCAAGTTCCTTATTCATCAAACCTCCACTCTACGTGTTCCACACTTGGCACAATAAATGTCCTTACGCTGCATTTCTCTGTCACAAACGAGACAGCGTAAACTTCGTGGATCCACAACAAGAAAATCCCCGCATCTGAAACAGTACTCATCTGCTTCAGGCCTAGTCTGCTTACACCTGCTACAAAACTTCATTAAACCCCTTTCCAGAGCCTAATAAGCCTCAGGTCCTCTTTCGTCTTCTCAACATGACAATCCTTGCTCATCACCTGCAAATTTGTCCATGCATCCGTTCCGCCTAACGCTCTGGGTATAAGATGATCACACTCCAATTTGCTAACATCGGTTTCACCACAAACTACACATGGTTCCTTAAGAACATAAATAAGAAAAGCTGCTTTATGTTTCCACGTGTTCTTATGCCTCTCTAAGCAACCTTTGATGTACAAACGACCCTTCTCAGTTTGTAAATAACGCCTATGCGCCTCACCATGCAATTTCCTAGCCCTCTCAGTCGAAGTATATTGACTACGTTTTTCTGGATGCTCCCTGCCCCAAGTATTTGCCCTCGATATACACTCCTCCGCATGTCGTTCATAATAAGCCTTATCTCTTTGAGGCTTTCGAGTTTTAGCGTTACCATCGGGATGGATCTCATTACTCCGACTAGAATCAATCTGATTACCCATCACCCTACGGACGCAAGAACTGGTACATCCCACAGTTCTAGCCGTCAACCTGATACCATACCCTTTATAAAGGTACAGAAACCTTATCAAAGCATGATTATAAACCCTATTTCTCATCAAATCCCCTTTGGCATCCTCGCTAAACTGCATCGCTGTCTATATACGTCGTTTTGGCCCGTAGTAGGACTGATAGGATTGCGCCACAGCCTCTTAATCTCCTCGAATGTGTATGGGTTCCCTCTCTCGAATTCCAAGCTCACAGCCTTAACTCTTTCATCATGTGTAGCGATCCAGTAATAACCGTACTCATCTTTAAACGGATCTTGCTCCCATGCTAACAGCCTTCCCTCATTACTTATCTTACTAATCTCTGTCCTAACTATCAGCTCTGCCCGAGTATCCGCAATATCTCCGACCTCTTTTATCTTCTTCTTCATTGCCGGAAGGCTAAACTGCACTTCTCCTTTGAAGGCATCTCTTATTACTCCAGCTATTGCCTGATGCTGTTCCCTGCCCATGTCCTTAACGGCCTCCAATATACCATTCGGATTCTTGATTATCCAGTTATATCCCAGCCTATGCATCGTTCCACCTAAAGCTACTCCGCTTTCCTTCATACCAGCAGCAAGACCTGTCTCGTAAATGCTCCATGATATCGGTGTTGCCGCTGCAACTGTGGTTGTAGCATACTTCTTAATAAAAGCATTCAACCGGTCCTGAACTTCCCCTTCAGTCATTTCTGGTTTCATTTCATCCAAGAACTTATTTAACTCTTCCCGGTAATTACCCTTGATAATCTTCAAAAGCTCAGGTTCGTACTTCTTAGCTCCTTTCGGCAGCTTACCTTCCAGCTTTTTCCGAACATCATCAGGCAACTCAGATACCGCCTTCATCAAATCAAAAGGGAGTATTCTTAACCCCATGCCTTCGAGATGCTTGGACAGCTCCGAAACATATCCCGGATACCCCAATTTGATCCTGCCTTCTCCTACCCCCTTCACCAAAACTTCGCACACGCGAGATGTCAATTCTGGATCCTTAGTTCGGACTATGCCATTTCTATCTATATGTCCCAAACGTTCATCTCCACGGTAAATATCATAGCCTACAGATTTAAAAACCCCGGCCGAAAGTCTTTTAGGGTCTATTTTAGGTTCAAGAGAACCCTGCTTATATGACTCTTCTACGTATATACGTGCATCTCTTTCTTTAGGAAATCCTATTACGGCCGGTGCCTTATATCCAGAATGTTTAACAGTAACTCCATAACCATCTCCTCGCTCCGCAATACTCATTTCAACAGCAGCGCCGCCGATTTTCCCTTTGAAATTTGTCTTGTTCTCATCAACCGTTACGCCTTTTTCCTCCCACCAGGGCTTCTCAGGTTCCGGTCCTTCTGGCTGTTCCTCTGAGTGCTCTCCTGTCCGGTGTTTCTGAACCTCAGGATGAAACTGGTTCTCATAACCACCATGCCCCTGTACCGCATGCCTATGTTCCTTTACACCAGCCTTATTCATCCTAGTCTCAAGAATCACGCATGCAGATTTATTCAGCTGTCCAGATAAAGCTAATTCCAACTCTTTCTTTACCTCCTCTTTCTTATTTTTTTCTGCCTCAGAAGTTTCCTGTGCCGGAGGAAGTTGTTCCAGCATCTGTTCAGGAGTAGCAGCCTCACCTTCCCTTGGTGCTGGCAACGTTGCCTCTCCACCCATTTCCCCCTCAGGTACTCCACCTTCTGCCCCAGGCGGCATCCCAGCCCCACCTTCTGCCCCAGGCGGCATCCCAGCCATCATTGGAGGCGCTGGTGGTTTCGGCTTTCTACTAAACACAAACTGATCTCTATCATCGAGAGAAACCTCAAATCCCATATTAACCATTTGCATAGCTATCGCAGTCTTTGCTGACCTCTCTTCCAATAACAACATCTCTGTCTTCTCTTCTGGTATAGCCAACCTTATCACAAAGTCCGTAACTCCAAAAGATTCCAATATCTTGGGTAATACCTTTAGATTCCAAGACTTCTGAGCCGACTCTACCACACGACCCATCACTACCAGCTGATTAGTAGAAGTATCCCGGCCTCCCACCTGAGCAGGAGAACCCATGAAAATCCTGGACACTCCCCACATACCAGCGATAAAATCACCTATCCGGTCGGAAATATTCTGGAAATCCATCTCCTGGAAATTCGAGCCAAAGCGGATATACTCCGTCTTGCCCTGACCGGTTCTCTTAGAAACCGCTACCCAGGCGATGTGATGCGGATTCTCCCGCAGTTTCATCTCCTGGTCCTTAATACGCTGCTCCAATCCTAGCGGGTCATCCGTTACCGTAACGATTACTCCAGGTGGTATAATTCTCTCGTAGAAATAATCATATAACCACCTGTCCATGCCCAACATTGTCAGAGCTTTCTCATACACCGACAAAATTGGCGAATACCCGTATGTCTTGCTCGGAGCGTATCTGCTCCAGTGAATAACTTCCTTCCTAATATAGAACCTGTACTTGCCACGATACAGATACCTGTACATGGCCGGGTACATCTTTCTGCCGCACTCCGGACATACAGGCGGAATCTCTGCTGCCTGCACCTTCTCTGACTCCGGAACAGCTACTTGTGGAAACTCCTGATATCCCGGTGCTACCACGTTGGAAGAAGCCTCATCTCTCCTGTGCATAATACAAACATAATGCGCTCTCTCCGGCATACCATTGGCATCCAGGTCAAACTCGATGTTGCAGGGATCCATCCTTAGAATCTGCTTCATCCTCTCCTTTACAGGAGGTTCCTTATCATCAACGTTAAAGAAATACTCCTTGACCAACAACATGAAACCGTCATCCACTATATTCACATCGTCTTCGCACTCCCGGCAAACATCCTCTAATGACTGATCAAAATCATTGGCTTTTATCATAAATTTCATGAAGTATTTCAACTGCATCGGATCAGGATCCCTGGTATCCCACTCCTTAGTTACAATACCTTCTTTATTGCGCTCTATGCAGTTAGGACACTTCAGCGTCTGATGATCAAATTCGCTCTTACATTCCGGATTCATGCAAATCTTAACAAATTTAGGAACAGGAGTATCAAACCCCCGCCTGAAAATCTCGTTTCTTATGTTAATTACCGAAGCTCTGATTGGTGTAACAGCGAAGGCTATCGTGTACAGGTTGTCCAAACGTGCCCTTCTGGAATAGTACAACTGCTGTCGAGCCTTAAATCCAATATCCTCTACGCCTATTGGTGACGTAGCCGACCTTCTGGTATCAGAATCCATAAACTCTTTTACCTTCTTCTCAACAGCCGTCATCGAAGACCCCGAAGGCCCTTCTTTAGACTTACTCAATTCCATAAGATGCGTCCTGTCTGGCATCATAGGTGTTCTCGTTATGTCCCATCCCAATACCTTCATTTTGCCTTCCTTTCGCCCTACGGCCTCGCCATGTTAGGTGCGGCTACTGGTCCATTTTCTGGCTCATCCACAGCTACCCGCTGTGATTTCTTCTTATTATACCAATCAGCCACTACCGTACTGTCTTTATAGATCTCAGCCAGCGCGTCTGCTTCTTTACCATACTGCCATCTTTGATTCATCTGCGCTTTATCTAAAACAGCCTTAGCCTCAACCCGGGTCTTTCCAAATATCTGCTGCACGTCACCTACTGTCCTGGCTTGAGCTGTTTTTCTGGCATCTATCTCAGCAGCTACTGCCAGCATCCAGGAAAAGAAAGCGTCACCGTGACCTTCCTCAGTAGATGCCGATTTCAAATCGTTACGAACCTGGATGATCTGAGACTTCTGCCTGTCATCATCTAACAGCCTAACGTGCCTGTGATTTACCTCTCCCTCAAGTGCCGTGGCCATTTTAAGTTTTCCGCGAGCGTCTGTAGTTTTACTATCCCGAACACTGAACACTACCGGTTTACAAATTGTAGGCTCTAAACCACGATCTTCCAACTCTCCTCGGGTGTTATCCCAATAAAGAGAATCTATCCCAAAGACCTCGATCATTCGGTTCACATATTCTACCTGTGCCGTATAATCCATGTCTTCGAGATAAATAGAACAAATCTGAATCTTGGTCTCCCCTTCCTTCCTGAATACTGAAAGATGACTAGGATGCTGTTTCTTACCTATGTCCATCCCAGCAATTATTACTTCATCTGGATTACTTCTAATGTACGGATACTCCATAGTGCAACGTGGCAAACTCTTATCTATAATACCCTCAATGTCCCCGACCTTAAAATAACTGTCAGACAATGATGCGGGCTGACACATGAACTCTCGCGAATATGCTTTTGCCTTAATAGCATCTCTTTGCTCATGCAACCAAGCTTTATCATAATTAGCCCATAAACAGTCATATCGCCAGCCCGTTGCGATAGACTCTCCCTCTACTTCCACATCAGTGAACCTGTTAACAGCGTTCACACCTATTTTACCAGCGTCTACCCCAGCCATAACGAAATCAACATAATCAGACGCGCCGATATCGAAAACACACCCATCCTCAGCCGGTAATTTACGCCACAAATAGCCCTTTCTCTTTTTCACGCTGTGCAGAATATCCCTTGGATCTTGTGGAGTACCTACTATAGTAAGAGAACCACCTTTTACCGGCAAACTTGCATGTGCCCCATTATACGTCTTCTCGATACGCTGCAACTCTGACGGAGTAGCCAAACCTTCCGTAGAGTCTGGCAAAATATCATCCAATATCACAAAAGCAGGGTGCAGTCCACGAACAGCTGTAAATATTCCTGCTCCGAGAACCTCTATCCGCCTCTCCCCTAGTTGATAATGAAGGCTCTTCACGGATTGCTTGTTCAGATCCTTAAACTTCGTAAAGAACCTATTCTCAGAAATAAGACCCCTGATAATACTAAGATGATGAGCCGCCAGATCGTCCCTGTATGACACATACATACCAAAATTAAATCTCAACATCCTCCACATCGTTTGAGCATGCCCGCAAATAGTAGATTTCAACGAATAACGCGGACCTATTTCACAAACGCGGGCCTTACTTTGTATATCCCTGCACCATATGTGATGATGCCAGTTCAACTCAAACTTAAATAACGATTCCTTTTCATAAGAACACGGAAGAACGTACATACAAAAATTTTCAAAATCATAAATAGATGCCTTAAGGATTTCCTTATCCTTAACCTCCAACCCCTCAAACAGAACGGGATCAATATGAGCTACCGCCTCTTCCACGTCTTCCGGATGACTCATACCATGTTCCAGTCTGTCGCTTATATCACCTATACCCTTGATTCCGTCCTTAGTATCCTTAGTCATTTAACTCCTCAATTTGACTGTTTGCGCCAGCTATCGCCTCGTGCACGTTGTATTTATACACAGCTTCCTGAATCAGTGCCACGATTGTCCTTTTATCCTCTATAGACAGATCCTCAGAAAACTGAGGCGGACCAGTATACCCCGCAGCAGTACCCCAGGCTCCAAATTCGGTAATTAAAGTCCCATTCAGTGCCTTTATAATCTCATTAACACGCTCATCACTGATATTCACCGGCTCCTTGTACATAGGCATTCGACCAAAACTACTCACGTATCTCCAGCACTCGGAAATAATTTCTATTACTCTCTGTATGGGAGAAGGAGTAGGTATTAACCACGCATTCCTGCTCAGACTTCTATACAAGACTTCAGGGATCGGCACATACTCCAATTCGACATTAAGAGCTACCAAACCTCTGAAATTATAGCTGTGAGCGCCTTCCTCGCTACAATACTCTCTACGCTGCTCCACCGTAGGTTGTTCGCCATTATCCATTGCGTGCTCGGAAGGTGCAGCCGTGTTTATAGAAGGGACATTACGCATCGTAAACGCCTGCCACTGTTGAATCAATTCCAAATACGTCAGTGGTTCCACAAATCGCTCCATTACCAAACCTCCGGAAAAGGATCATTACTACAATTCTGGCACACCCATGCCCACATAGGTTCCATATTAATATCAAACAATACTTCTTTTATCATCGTCCCACCACAATCCGGACACATTGCCTCCATAGTAGGCTGAAGAGGAATACTGTTAGGCATTACAGCCACCAATTTCCGACACTTCCTCTTTTACTGAATACACATGCTTAAAATGTTCCTCCAGCGGAGTATTTATATAATCCCCACAGCCCTTATCCAGCGAATGAATGATTTTATGATGCAGTTTGCACCTGTCACCTGCAGTTAGCTCCACCTTATAATGATCGCACAGACCGCATTTCTTATCTGCCACAGCTATCACACTTTCTCACACTTAACAGGTTCTCCCGGCCTCTCAGTAGCTACCTTACTCCTGTAAATATCAGGGGCCGCCTCTGCTTGGGGCATCTTGTTCTTTGCCGGATCTGGCTTCTCTGATTCCTCTCCTTCTTTGGGCATCTCAGGAACAGGCTCCGGTGGGTTGCTAATATCTTGTATAGTAGGCATCTGAGCCTCTTCACCCGGTTGAGCACCTAAACCACCGACTTTAACCAGTTCAAACAATACCAGAGCTTTCTCTAAATCAACCTCTTTCTTAAATATTCTCTCCCACAACTTCTTACCAATACCTGCCTTCCTCTCCGGAGGTGTCCTGACAGGAGAAAGCCCCTTCGCACTAGGTGGTCTTCTGCTACTCTCTGGTGGTGGTGGTTTCCTATAAAATCTTTTTGGTAATTCCTCTTTACCCCAAGGTTCGGGCACAGGCGTAACAAAGGGCCTTCCCCGCTGTCTACCAGCTGCCAATATAGGAGCCAGTTCATCCCAATTACCTTTGTCCTGCTGTAAACGAGTAGATTGTCCGTAATGAATTACTTTATCGGTCGGCTTAATCTCATGATGTGCTACCCACCGACGATCTGACTTACCCTCATCATCAGTAGTATCAACCAAAGCGTATCCGGGTGCTCCTGCAAAATACTGGTTTCCTGTGTCTTCTTTAGAAATCTCCCCATCCTTTTCCTTATAAGGAGCAAGCCCATGTTCCTTCCTTTGATGCGCTATCAATTCAGAATAAGCCTTTGAACGGACTTGACAATCTCCCTGCCTACATCTTAAATGTGTAGTTGAAGTAGGACTCATATAAGTATCGTGTTTGATCTCCGGATGCTTTTCCTTTATATGCTCACCCTTAGTATATAAACGACCGTCGTCATGATACCCTACATGCTTCTCACAATAATCGCACCATTCGGCAGAAACCTTGTTGTGCCTTTTCTGTTGTCCACCCGGCTTCCAATTCTTATCAGGATCGTACCACTTCTTAAGATCCTCTATGACCTTTCGCTCCTTTTCCAGATCTCGTAAAACTAAAGCTTTATCAATATCGCCCATGTTACCTCCGCTGAATTGTTCCGCGCTCTTAACAAACCCCGTCCCCATCTTCTC